ATGAGTCCATCGAGCGCGGCGTTAACTGGATATGGACCGGGAATACAGTATCCGAGATATGCATTGTCAAACTGTATTCGGCCTCCGTATACCAAAGCGGCCGCGCCAAGGCTACTACCAGCATCACCGGGGTTAGGCATAATCCATATTTTTTCAAAGTAATCACCGAGATTTCTATTAGCGAGGCAGTTTAGGGCTACCCCTCCCATGTAAACCAAATTACGGCTCCACCCAAAGTCTTTTGCGCGGCGCATAACATTATATATCAAATTTTCACAAAAAGCCTGAGCAGAACTGGCAATATCCATAATATCGTAATGTTGGGCATAATCCCAGTTAAGGCCAGCGTGTAGGTTTTCTTTAAATGTACAGTTCCACTCGTCATCAATCAACTGCATTTTCATTAGTACACTGGCGTGTTTACTTCCGTAGGCAGCCATACCCATAGTAATATACTCATCTTCCATTGGCTTTAGACCAATTTCTTGTGTCATTGCTGTATAGAACAAACCTATGCTATGTGGATATCGTTGACGCCATAGTCTGTGATACTTGGCCTGCCCATTGACATAGTGAGCACCCCATATACTAATCGTGTCCCACTCCCCAATAGCATCAATAACTACTACTGTGGCCCGATCAAATGGGCTAGTTTGAAATCCAGCTGCCGCGTGACTTAGATGATGATTGTGTGTTGTAACAGGAACATTATCAAAAAAGCCGCCCAGCTGTTGCTTGAGTACCTGACGAGTTGTTAGTTTATTCCACTCAATGCCTTGCCCACTATACAGTTGACGTAACTGTTTCTTCCAAGGAGTTTCATAATAAGCAATATGATCAATATGTCTACCGCGACTAAACTCCCAAAGCATATCTTCGTGTAAATTGGGGTCATTCTTAATCTTGCTGTAACGCTCTGCGTGTCCAGCATATACTATCTCACCGTTGTTGATTACTGCGGCGGCGGCATCATGAAAGCCAGCCGAGATTCCTAATATGTTCATTGATCTTTTCTGCTATTCTTTTGTGTCCTAATTCCAATGGATGTCCTCCGGGACCTTTAGGGCAATCACCTTGCCAGTCTATCATTCCCCACCTAGGCCACTCTACATAATATCGTGGATCTACCTGCATAATTAAGTCAACTAGTTTAGCTGAGTATTCATCATACAGCTCTTGTCTTAGGTCACTCCACATACCAAACGTACTACAAAATATGTAAGGTTTTTCTAATTGTTTAAGGTAACTTTGTAGCATAATGATTTGTCTAAACCATTTTTTATAACTATAAAGTCTATCGTAGTGTAAACTGTAATACTCGTCTACCCATTTAATATTTCTTTTACGTGCTGTATTAACATTAATGTCTAATAGGTCATTATCGTAAGGAACTTCAAACCTGTCAGGTTGTGTCCAGGCTACTACAATTAAATCGTACCGATTAACCTCTTCAAAAACAATTCGAATATTACGGTCGTTACTACCTCCGCCTTTGCCCAAATTAGTAACGGACCAATTGTTAGTGACAGCCAACAAAGCAGGCCAGGCCTGTGTAGCAGGATCTGGTAATTCCTCTCCGGCGGTAAAGCTACAACCTACTGTTAGTACTTTCATTTATAGATAAATGGGTCGCGTTTACGTAGCTCTTTTAATTTTTTACGATATTTGATTTCTAGCTTAATTCTATTGTATATGTTTTTTAACCAATTCATTGAATTTCTCCTGCATTAAATTTGCGGCGTCTATGTGTGCTTGTTCTAAGGGGTGATTGTCTGGACCTACTGTATACTTATTCTCAACAGCCCACTGGTAAAATCCTCTCGGACTTGTTGTTTCGTGTGCTAGTGTACCAGCCGGAAATAAAAACCAATTATCATTAATGCTATCCAATAATGGAATTAGACAATTATCAGCACAGGTAAACATATAAGGAAAATTATGATATTCACAATAGTGTTGAAATTCTCTAATAACTCTAGGGCTGGTATAAACGGTATCTCTACTAGGCCAGGTCCAACACACAATAATAAATGGTTGCCCTGGAACTTTTTCTAGTGTAGTTTTTAGTCTAACAACAATATCATGATTTGAGTATCCTGGGTAAGCGGCACAAAAATACTTATTACCACCTAGTAATGCTGTAAAAGTATTTCGGCTATGACTACCGGGACGGCCATCTGGGCAGTCTGCTAGTTCGCTACCAAATACAAAACTATCACCCCCGGCTACTGTAATCATATCCTGGCTTCATCATATCTATCTGCATTTGTTTGTAATCAGGATCAGTCCAACAATAGTCATATGTCCTGCGTACTCCGTCTATTTCAATACTGTGTACGTCTAAGTGACTGGCTAGTACGTCCCAAATTTGTTTGTAATTTGTAGTACCAAAGCTGGCTAGTAGATCTACTTGTCCTAATGGCAAATACCCTAAACTTAAATTAGGGTCAGCAGGGTCTCGGTTGTTGTCTATTAACCATTCCTTAAACGCCGCTTGCTCTTTGTCGTGCCAGAAATGTCCACCACCTAAGGTAACATTGTTACCCCATTCTATGTCAAACTCGCCCGAGTAGTATTGTAATTCTGTAATTGCTTCGCATACTGTTGCTGTAAGCTCAGGTGCATTCTCATCACGATAAACTTCAAATAGTGTCTTGCCTATCTGTGTCCAGTGCATATATACTCCGCCAAACACACGATCATATCCATTGGCAACAAAGCCTTGTCTATGCTCGGGCTTTAAGTCGTAGCGTTGTGCTTGTAGGAATGTAGTAATCTGGCTAGGACGTACCCAATAAGGATCTGTTGCTAGTTTACGTCTACTTAAGATAAGTGTTTCTAGCTCATGACATAAATTGTTTAGTTGACGTATAGCATACTTTGTTTCATAATCGGCGTTTCGATAATAAACACTTAGTCCACCGACAGTACCTTGTAGTCTCTCAAAGTGATTATGTAGCCGATTCATCATGTCGTGGTTAATGCCATTTTCAGCGTAGTCAAAGCCCACTACATTGTCGGGAGTAAATATTTCCCATATAAAATATTCGTTGTCAAAAAATCGATTAATGACACTGATATTTTGATTTAATTGGGCACATAGATATTCTATAGTACGTGCTGTCTTGGGAAAACCCATAAAACAAAAGTTTTTCTCTAATAGGTTACCCGACTGTAATATGCCTTTTAAGGCCTGTTGCCAATCTTGTGCCAGCAGAGTGTCGTTAGGAATGATTGTGTAATCAACAAAATCATTTCTAAGTAAAGGGTTACGTAATATTACTTTAATTGCCAATTGAATCCCACCAAGCTAGTGCGTCTGGACGTTCTGCCAAGATGTCACGCATAGTATACTTGTCATTTCGAATTTTTTCAATCTCTAAAGTTCTTAGTTTGCCCTTTAGAGCCATTTGCCGATATGTATCAGGCCATTGTTCAGCAAATGTGGGTCTAGTTTTTAGCTGGATAAGTATGTCCTTCATGGACCCACTTGATGTAGTTAATAATTCGTCTATCCAAGGATGTAATACGTCTTTGGGTAGTGCCAAGGGGGACATTACTATGTCCGGGCTAAAACTAAAAATTACTTTGGCTAATATGTCTACGCCGAGTTCTTTGGCGAGCGATTGTATCGCTTGTACTTCAAAGAGTCCTGGTGTAGTAAGAGTGAAGTCCATACGGACTTGGCGCCGGTTACGGCTGTACGTAATTCCTTCACGGAAGTTCTCAAGCCAGTGATTAAAATCAAGACCTGATCGAATATACTCTCCAATTCTGCCCGTGCCATCGATGCTTGCGCAGATTTGCCAGTCTCGTAGCCCAGATAAAATATCCCTATACAGATTGATACCGCGATAATTGACACGACTAAGATTTGTGTTATACCTAGCGTAAACATTTTTTCCATCTCCAAGTTCTATGATGCGCCGCATATACTTCCAATGCTGTTCGTACATCAGCGGCTCACCCCCCACCCAATACACCTCTTCAACGCGGTGCTCCTCAACAGCAGTAGCAAACTCTTGCTCCACCTGGGTGTCTTGAAACTTCGTAATTTGCTCTTTGACTTCAGGTTTCATCCAATGTGTATTTGGATCCTTCCAGTCGATCATATTGTTTTGCCGTTGCTCAGTTTCCCAAGCACTGGACAACATATCTCCACACATCCTACATTTGAAGTTGCAGAGATTACTAAATCTATAATCCCAACTTACAGGCTTCATTGTGGTATAGCCTGTACTGTCTGTACTCGCCATTGCGTCTAAGTACTTATGTCCAAATAGTCTATCAAAATAACTACGGTAAACGTCTGTGTTTAGTAGCCGGTCGTTACATACTTCGCACTCGGGTAATGTCTCTCCGGACATCATACGGCGACGTACAGATTTCATATGATCTGAGTTCCAATGTTCATCCAAGGCGATAGGTATGTAACGACCAGTACCAGAAGATGTATCTATGTACTGTTGAAAATTCTGCGCAGGTTCACGTGACGCACAACACATACGTCTTTCAGTTTGAGGACTTAGATACGTGTGTACCCAAGGCGCAAGGCAAAGTGTTTCAGGCTTTTTCATTGGCAAATTCTAATATTGGGTATACTATATCCTGTGTAAATCGTTTATCGACTAATGCTCTATTATAAAATCTTTGATAGTTATATTCAACCTTTTCTTTGGTTAAATGAGAGTAGTCTTGATGATCGTAAGCAACAACCTGTCGCCAAACTAGTTCTATTCTGCGTTCATCATCAGACACCAGATCGTAGTGCTCATCAAATAAATTACCAAAAGTTTCAAATCCACCTTCGCGTATAAAATGTAGTGTAGTTGGGCAAGCAATAGTTATAAACGGGTGCCGTAGTGCCAATGGCTTCATTGTTTTTTCTGTTACAAAAACTTCTAAACGACCGCGGCTAACGGCTGTTTCTACTACTATGCTAAACTGTGTGCGATTATACCAATCGGGATTAATGTACCTATCCCAATGTTTTGTACTGCGTTCAATGTCGCCTTCTAGTCTGATTCCTCTGTCGACATAACTATACAGGCCTTGATCTGCAATGCCCTGGAACGCTTCGTGTATGTAATCTCTAAAGGATCTTTGGTAATTCATCATCAACAAAAATTTACGATCAAATTTTGATTCTCGTACAAGATGTTGGTAATTAAATAAACGACTTTCTCTATACCAAAAGAACCACGGAACTGTAATATAGGATTCGGGCAATCTACGATCATTAACACAGATCATATATCGTACCAACGGAGAACTATTTACGTAAGGTATACTGTTCTCTTGTAAATTTTCTACTAAAACTTTATACCCGGCACTTACTAAACTATTAAGATACATATCCTGGGCAGTATTTAATACAAACACCGTGCTGGCTTTATCATAGTCACGCTCAGCAGAATACTGTTCTAGTTCAAAATGGGGATCAAAGCATTCGCGAAACGCTGGATAGATGACGCGACCAAAGTCGTTGTCTAGGTGTATGAGTTTAATCTTCATAGCCCATAGCAATAGCTATTTCACGATGTGTGTCACGAAAATCTTGTTGGCGGTATTGATCTGTTTGTTTCATTTTACGTAAAAACTCAGACCCATCACTACCCGGACCGGCAGTGATAAAATTAATAACACTATCAATTTCTTCTTGGTAAACGTGGCTAGACCAAAATGTTGTTTTTAATTTATCAAGTACAAGTTCCTGTGCTCGAGGAGTCATACGCTGTATGCTCATATGATCTGGACTATGTAGCATATTAAAGTAAATGCTACCAAAGTTTTTTGTATCAGCCCAGGCTAGTAATTCATCTAAGTAATAGACATTTTGTATATTAATCGTAAAACATAGCTGTGTAGTAATGTTACCGTGGCTAGGGTGATTGGTCATATTATTAACTACATCAACGATTTCGTTAGCACGATCCCACTTAGCACCATAACGTTCATACTCAAAGCGATCGCCTACGTTGTCAATACTAAAAGCAACATCAACACGACCAAACTCTGCCCATAGATCAAACAAGTTTGTGTCCCATTGAGTAGCATTGGTATTGTAATGAATGTCTATGTGTTTTGCATGGCCCGTTTGGCAAGCAAACTTTAATAAGTCTTTATGTTCTTCAATCATCCAAGGCTCGCCACCAGTGAATTCAAAGTAGCGTATGTTGGGAATTATATCACGCATATTATCCCAAAAGGTTGTTGTCTTGCGCGGCCAGGCACCTTGCTTTAACCAGGTGTAGGCAATATGTTCTTTTTTATTACGCCCTGGCTCTAAGTAATTCATTTCTTCTTCAGCCCACTTACTACTAGACCACGATCCACATATACGACATTTAAGATTACAAATGTTACCCAACTTCAGATCAACAAACCATAGTTGATCAGGGTCATCATTTGCCCAGTCTACCTGTTTATACAATTCTTTAAGTCGAACCTGACTGTGAATTCGCTTACTATCGCGACCGGCTGCTTCTTCTTCCCAACAACGGCTACAGGTGCTTGGCTTAACCCCGGCCCTAAATTGACGACGCAAATCTTGCATATATTCACTGTGGTACGCTTCTTCAATCGTGGTTTCATTTAGATCATATTTCTTGCCATTGGCATCGGTTATTTCGTCGTGCGCCATACAGCACGGACGTACTGTGCCCATTGGACTAGTTTCAATACTCATCCAAGGTAGCATACAAATTGTTTTAGGTAGCTGTTTTAATTCCACAGGTTTGATTACACTCATATATTTTTCCGTTTGGTACAGTATCGATTGCCCAGGTTTTTTCTATTTCGTTAAACCATTCAATAGCCTGTACTAATCCGTATTCGATGGCATTATTGTTTTTAATTAAAGGTTGTAGTTGTGCGTTGCTAGGACGACTACAACTGTGTGTCGGATAGTTACCTAACCAACAACAAGGATATACTTCTCCATTGGCGCATACATAGACTTCTTGACTGCGTTTTGAATAACAATCAATTGGGCGACTAGTAGTTTCGGCTCGTACAGCAACATTAGGATCTATTTTATAATAATTGTAAGTTTCAAATAATTGTTTAAAATCTGTGCTACCACGATAGTCTCCAATCACGTGACTCAATCGACCATCATTGGTAAACACCGGCATAATGTCACGCCCAGCATATACTTCATCAAATTCACAAAATCCCAGATCTTTACTCATTTGTCGTGCTTCGGCAACCTGATGACGATTATGATCAAACACAATCATTGACCAAACTGCTTCGCCACCAGCGGCAATAAACTTACCGGCATTTTTTAATATAAAATCAAAGTCAGTACCTTGGCGATATAAATGATGTGTATCCTTTAGTCCATCTAATCTAAAATACACACGAGCACCGGTACGTGCCAGTGGTTCCCATAAGTTAGGCTGAGCACTACCATTGGTGCTGATTTCTATGCGTAGCCCGGGATTACTAGATCTAAAGTATTCAACAATAGCAAGCCCATCACGTGCGGTAACAAAATCTCCGTAGTTACCATTTATAGTAATATGATCTAACTGTTCTAAGAACGCAGGAGAAAATACTCGCTTCGCATCTTTAAGACTCATATCTACTACGGGGTAAGTGTCTATTACATTGGCACCGCGAAAGTTACGCGGACAATCAGGACAGGTACTATTACATCTAGTACTAATCTCAAAATGTACCGAACGTATATCTTGGTAGTCTATCATTTTAGGCTGTCAAACTCCGGGAACGTTGCCCAAAAGTCTTCTCCACGTATACGATCTAATTTAGCACACTCTTCTACAAAACGTGGCCAATGTTGATGTTGGTCGTTGGCCTGTATAAAGTTTAACGCTGACTTAAATCCATTTGTAGCACGACGTAGTTTGTCTTGTGGCTCTAACCAAGCAATATGTTGTTCATATGCTGGAACAATAACATTTTTCTTAAACTCTTCTGGAAATATATCAACGCGATACCATTCAGGACTTTGGCAAATGTTTACATTAAAGTCCTGTGCTCTAATTAATCCTAATTCTGTCCACTCTCTATGGAAGTCTAATACGTGTAAGATATTCATTGCGCTAACCGTGGCGCTAATGTAAAAGTCTACGTGCGGGACTTCTTGAATCATGCGTTGACGATTATCTACAGCCTGTGCCCAGTCAGTTCCTTTACGCATCAGCTCCGCTCTAGCTCCACTGGCATCTAAACTAGCACCCACACTGACATTTTTAAATTTGCGCCAGTAGTCAAATACGTGTTTGTCTTTATAGCGTAGTTCACTGAAGTTAGTATTGTATTGAATACGCACGTCTGTTTTATCAAGTTCTTCTAACTTTTCTAGCAGGAAGTAATGCTCTTTCATGATTAGTGGCTCGCCACCGGCAAAGTATACCTGCTCCAGATGCGGAACGTGTGGCATCATTTGACGTATCATATCATCTTCATCACCTGCGGCATACTCTACACGTAGCATATCGCGGCCCAATACATCGGGTTTACGATTATATAACTTTACGTGATCGTTATACCAATTTGAACTAAAAATAGGACCACAGCTACGGCAACTAAAATTACATAAGTTGCTAAACCTGACGTCCCAATAACGTATTTTAAATTCGGGGTTTGTTCCATCTTCTTCTGTTCTTTCTGCTTCGGCTATGTGATGTCCGTAATTACGATTGGCGTCGTTACGCATACTAAAGAAACCATTGGCTTCCTGCTCATAGCATTTTGTACACTCTTTACACTCACGTTCAGTAAGCATATTCTTACGCATTGTTTTGTATGGATCTTGATTCCATACTTCTTCCATGGTATTTTTACGTAGGTCTCCTACTGGATGCCAATAGTCACTTAAACAACAAGGATAAGCACGACCATCCGGAAAGGCGTGTAAATGTACCCACGGCAACATACAAAAACGATCGCTTTCGGTCAACAACTGCCATTGGCGTGGAGTTAAATCTTCACGTTCAATGAAATATGGCTTACGAGCCATATAGTCATAACCTTTGTTATAAAAGTCTTTGCTCATAGTGTTGTGTACCAATTGGCCAATGCCGGAAATGCTTCTGTAAAGTTTTTACCTCTGCGTTGGTCGTATTGTGTATAAAACTTTTTAAAGTCTTGTTGTAGTACTGATTGTTCTGCGGCGCCCATATGCGGAGTTTTAACTACATCAAGATAGTCAATTAATCTTTGTAGTTGATTGATTTCAAATTGATGTAACATCGGATCATCGCGATTAGCATCTAACCAATCTTGTAGTCTAATTTTATAGTGTGTACGCAAATTATCAGGTAGAACCAATGGGCTCTGAAAACTAGGGAAGCGCAGGATATTCAAACTAAAGGTTGGGAAGTCTCGTCCGTATTCACGTTTCCAATTTAAACAGCAGTCTAAGAAGCTGTCTAGCGTATCTAGACACAAGGCATTAATAGTACACATCATATGGAAGCCTTCTAACTTGCCATTGGTTAGTACTTTTTCTACGTTGTTAGCCCAATCGTCCCAGACTAACCCATCACGTATGTATTCGCTTTGTTGGCTTATTGATTCATTACTGGTATACAAATGAAAATGCTTGATGCTGTGTGTAGCATCTATTAGTCGATCAATTAGATCGTCCTTGGCGCCAAGATTGCTGTTCATAGCAAACTTTATGTCTGTATTGTTGTTTTTAAACCAGTCTAGTAATCGCCAGGTATCACCACTCATAAGAGGCTCACCGCCGGTTAGTCTGAGTTCTTTTAGTGTTCTGTGGAGGTCTGATTCCCACCATTTAAAGAAGGCATCAACATAAGGATTCTGTTGATTAAACTTGTAAAGCTGACTGCTAGAATGATTGTGAGTAAAATGATTTCTGCCATCACTAACCAATTCCACATAAGGGCCGTTGCGATCCAAATCATTAACCCAAGTTGAGCTGAAAGCAGGGTTACAGTAGGAACAAGCAAAATTACAGGTACGATCGAATGCGATTTCCAAAGTTTGTAAATCAACGTCTGCATTTGAATCCAATTGGTATGCGCTATCCAGGTCTTCGTCTGAATAGATAACTGTTTTATATACTCTGTCGCTGATGTTATCACGGCCTATGTCCTCTATTTTCCAGCAGTACTCGCAACCGCCTGGGCGTTCGCCTTGTTGCATTTGTTTGCGTTCGGCTTTTTTCTTTGGCGTATTATGTAGTGCTTTAGGATTATTTATTACGTCCTCAACACTGACCTGATGTGGTAGTGGGTGATGACAACTAGTAGTTTGTCCCGATCCTAACCATATAGTAGCGTTATACCATTTTGCGCCGCAGAACGACTCTGACTTAATGTCAATTACACGGCGTTTGTATTCTAAATCTGTCTCGTTATTAGTTCTGGGCATGGTATCTACATTCATCCCAAAATTCTTTCATTTCAGGAAAGGTTGCTAAAAAATCAGTTTGTCGACGAGTATCGTGAGCATTAAAGAAACGATAAAAGTCAGCTCGTTGTAGTTTAACATATTTTGGATCTAAATTACAACCTTCTCGCATCCAATCTATATCACGACGCATACGTTGTACTTCGTAGTCTTTGAATCCGTGGAATGGATCGTCTGGTGTTTCTAAATTAAGTTCCATCCAGTCAGCTACACGTTCTAATACACCCGCATACACAGGTGGCAATATTTGTAGACTTTGCCAGGTCGGTGTGCGTAGTAGCGGAGTATCAAACCAAACACGTTGATATGTAGTGCTGTACTTTTTACGTAATTCAAGAATCCAATTTAATTGTCGTTGTAGTCCGAGTACACTTAGATTATTCATAGTAATAATAAATGTAAGACTATTACGGTGCGGAATTTCTGTTAAGAATCTATTGACATTCTCGTGTAGTCGATTCATATTGAGTCCGTGCCGTATATACTCAGCGTGTCGTATGTCGCCAGAGTCTACACTAACATACTGCATAAAATGTTCAATTTGTGTAGAACATAATTGTTTTACATAGTCAAGATACTTGTTCATTAAGTTATCTTCTACACTAAAGTTACTGGTAACATTCAAATGTAATTCTGGATTAGGTAGTGCTAGTACATAGTCAAATACTCTATAGGTATTCTTGTCCATTAGTGGCTCACCACCAGTCATACGGAAATGTTTTAGTTGTGGATAAAGGGTTGGCCACCATTCCCAAAATGCATCGACATAAGGATTATCTTGGGAAGCAGGTATAGGGCGCCGATTGCCAACAAAATGGCGGGGATCATTATGTATCGTACTGGTTGGGTATCCGCCCCATCGATCCACTTCCTCCATCCACTTACTACTAAACTGAGGGCTACAATAACTACATCGCAGATTACACGCATGGTTGAAGTTAACCTCGACGTACGACGGAATAACATCCGTTTCATTTCCGGTACTTGTTCTAATTTTATCATAGTCTTCGGCCGCCCATGGCTCTCCCGATCTGTAGTGTCTGTCACTTAGGTTTCCTAAATCCTCTTGTGTCCAGCAATAACTACATTCGCCGGGACGTTCATTCTTAAGCATAATAACACGTTGCTGTTTCTTATGCTCGGTGTTGTGTAGTGCGCCAGGATTGTCTTTTAATACACTGGCGTCAATTGGATGCAATGGTGGATGGTAACAGCTATTATTTAACCCTGTGGCTAAATGTAGGCTAACCTGTTTCCACTTAGCCAAACATAAAGCAGTTCCTAGTTTTTCTTGCATCTGCTCTGCGGCAGACATAAAGTCTGATTTACTCACGAACCATCGGCCCTTGATTTTTAAATGTTGATTTATAATGATGTTTGAAGAATCTGCTTTCTTCTGGATCCATATCTACTATAGATAAACTTAAACGCTTACGTAGTATATCACCAACGCTACGGCATTCATCTGCGCCATCTTTACTAAAACTTTCCCATAGTCTAGCCAGCACATCAAAATCTTGTACGTCTCGATAGTTCCAACCTTCTATCATAGTCATAAACGTACCAAGACGTGCTCCATATATTGCCCAAAAGCCGTTGTCGGCATCTGCGCCTACACTTTGCCATATACAAAGATTATCATAGTTACGATTGTTTACACGCGATTCAAATTCTGTCATATTAGGAAGACTGCCGCGATCTAAACACATCTTAACACCTTCACGGAACCCGGCACGCCAGGCCTGAAATGGAGTAGCATTAGGATATGTTACACTATAGCAATCAGCCATTGCCCAGTAGTTAGGATAAAAACAAAACTCTACATCATTTTCTGCCGTACCATCTGAGTTTTCGTGTGTACGCATACTGTAGATAAAATCTCTAGTCCAACAGCTAAGTCCGCCGTTGCCATACATCAGTCCGTTAATAGCGTTGCGAGCCCGCCAGCGAAATACGCAATCGCGATTGGTATTGTCAAGAACCAATTGCAGGTTGAAAAAATTACTATCTGGAATGTTATCGCCATCAATAAGCACAAACCGGTCTGTATCACTAGCATCGGCAGCCGCTTTGTGAGCGGCATCACTACCTTTAACTCCATCGACTCGTTTGGCCCAGGGCACCATGTTTTGGATCTGTATCCAGTGTTCTTCTTTTTTAGGTTCATCGTATGTTAAGTATATACAATCTAAATCTGCTACGTCAATTAATTCGTTCATAATATTCTATATCTTGGTATTCATCGCCAGACTCTAGTATAATGCCGGCATGATTTTTTACAACTGCTAGTCCTTGTGTAGACTTGCGTAATTTTACTCGGTACTGTGCGTCAGATTCAAACTTTTTTAATTTTCCATCTACTACAGTATATCGAAAATAATTATCGTACGTTTCTTTATCAACCACAATATAAGATCCAATTATAGCAGGATCTTCTATCATTGTACAGGCCGTAATGTTGCCATCCTCATTATAGTAAAGCCTATATTCAATCGCAGGTGGCCGAATTGGTTCCAATAACCGTTCGATTTCAAGTTCAAATTCTTGATTCATAGTACTCGATTAATTCTTTAGTAGCAAAATTTTTATCATAGTAGTGTACTGGGCTTAACTGATTTAAATTGTTTATGCGAATAACATCACCTTCTTGTTCATATAAAACTGTATCCACCCAACTACGAGCATCTAACCACCCATTGAATTCTGATTTCATATGTACAAAATTAATAAAATCCATCCCGGGCATTGTACAGGTTTCAACTCCCACTATCATTGCGGCCAGCGCATACAGTACATCAGTGCTGGGATTATCTTCTCTACAGTTTACTAAGATTTCATTTTTTATATGATGCCAGTTACGGTGTAATACTTCGGCTACTTTAAAAAAGTTAGCGCCATCACGACTGTATCTAAAATACATCAGTCCGTTATATACGTCTGGCAATTCATTGTCGTCAAACACACGCCGATATTTTCTTACACCGGATATTAAATCTCTATAGTTTCTAGCGTGTGTGCTTAAACATAAATCTTTTAATCTAAAGGCTGTCCACCAATGGTCAATACTGCGAGTAAACAGTAAGTCACTTTCTAATTTAATAGTTTCTTTAAACGGTGTGAGATTAAAAACCTGATATTCATTGCCCAGCTTCCAATTAGAGGAAGCATTATTATTGTCATAGGGAACACGAATAATATAATCAAAAACACGACGATGGCTATCATTAATTTTCTCCTCAGTTGCTGTGTCAACAATTACTGCGTATTGGTTATTCTTTTGTGTTGCTTTAACATTAAGAGCCTGCAGATATGCCAGCTCCAAATAATCTACTGTGTCTGTGTTTTGTGCGAAAGTAACAAAACCCTGTTGTTCTTTATGTTGGCTCAACTATTGCCTCCACTACCTGTCGAAAGTTATCACTTTGTAAATACTCTTTGTCGATTACGTGTATATTCATACGTGGTACTACTGTAGCTGATTTATCGTAATAGATTCTAACCTGAGTAGCAGTCGTTACAATACGTTCTATCTTTTGATCTGCTGTGTACATAGGCCACGGAATACTCTGTGATTCATTTAAGTTGTATCCACTGAGAATATTGTTAGCAATAGCAAATGCGTAGTCATTGCGATAATTGCCTTCACGTATATTATATAATTCTCTATAGTAGTGATAATTACGTTGTATCTTTCCTACTAGATTAAACAACATTTGACTGCGTTCAGTTTTTTTAAATACAACTACTGTAGCCCATACAAATGGTAAACTAGTTTCGCCCATTTCTTCATAGGCCGGCCCAATGTCTGTGGTGTTGTGATGCATTAATCTATAGTCTTGAACTGTGTCTGCTATTTTTAATAGACTATTGTCTAACATTAGATAGTCAACATCAAGCAATATAGTTGTGTCGTATGGACTTAGTTCATAGGCATTGTATCTTCCCCGATTGCGCCAGGCTATTTCTTTACCATCGTTGATTCTAAAAGTCGCACGTTCAGGATTGATACGAATTATTTGATCATAGGCAAACGTGGGCGTAGTAGTATCATCTGTTACTAAGGTAATTGGTAATTGGAGATTGTGTGCAGCCAAACGACTTGTTAGGTCAGCTATAGACACGTAGTCTACCTGCGTATTGAAGGCAAATATAATGATGCCTTTAGATTTTGCGGAGACGTTTGAGTTCGCCATGTTCTTGATGCCAACGATTCATTACTTGTTGATAATGTTCTTTACATTGTGTTGCAAAGAATTCTGGATCTATAATATGTATAGGGTTTTGGTATGTGTCTTCTAGATAAAGTGGCTCGTGTTTTGGCCAACTTGAACTGAACATTAATAACTCTGGAGTAACTTTAAACAGGCCACCATTATAAGCAAAATGCAAATCTGTTTGGATTTTTTCACGCAAGATGCGTTTGTTAATTTGGTAATCAGTTGCCCGACGTATTTCGGCAGTGAGTTGTTCGATTTCGCTCATAATAGAATATAGGTGTAGACAGCTAGTATACTAGTCTACACCTGGAATGTCAACTACTTTGGATTAAGAGATTGTTACAGTACCCCAAGTATTACTTAGGTTTGTAGTTTCTGGATAAACAATATCAACGCGATGATTGATAGTGATGTTAGTACTATCGTTAAAGTACCAATAGTTGCTGTAGTTTACACCACCGGTTTCTTTTTGTGAACCTTGTGAACCTTGTGGGTTACTGGTTGTGTAGTCACCGTCGGCACGTGTAGCAGATACATAGGTAAAGGTAAAGTACAGTACGCTTCCGCGGTCTTGGTTTAGACCCTGTGTACCATTGCTGGATACCTGTAGAGTACAATAGTCTCCAGAGTATGTGCTGTTGGTACTAGTAATTTGTGATAGTGTTTGTGGACTAGTAGTCATTTCGTAATAGCCAACGTTGGTAGTATTGGTATTAACTGTGCCACCGCTACCTTGACGTCCTGCATTGGTATGTGCTCGAAATGTTGTAAAGCTACCAAAGTTTGTACCAATTAGAGTTACTAAGTCGCCTGAACGGCTTGTACCGTCACCGTTTGATACTGAGGTGATAACAAAGTTAATCTGGCCGCCGGCATTAAAGAAATAACGAGCCTGATCAGCAGAAGCAAATGTTATAGTACGAGTAAATGAGTCTGAATATTGAGTTGGAGCATTGCCGTGTACATAGTTTGGGCTGTAGGTGCTACCTGTAGTTGTTGTACCTTGGGTACTATTAAACAACAAACGATTGTTCCAGGCAGTAGTCAAACTGCTTTGTAATGTGCTTAGATAGTTAATAGTCTGACCAGATGTAACAGCACTAATACCAGATCCACTACCGCCTTGGTGTGTGTAAACTGAATTTAATGTATTAATCAATTGTGCCCATTGTGTAGCAGTAACAGTACCGGTTTGACTAACTGTAGGAATTAAAGTTTGACCGTAACCGTTATCATACTGTCCGCCAGCCCAGATAGCATTAAGAGTATTTGCTGCCGTGCTATTCTGAACGTCGACTAGTGTGTTATAGTCGCTTGCCTGAATTAGGCCTAATTGTTGGTACGCCATATTTCTTATTTCCTATGAATTTATCTTTACAATAGCTTCAATTGTACATTCTTCTTCGCTATGCTTGTCAACCAAACTGCGTCCAATGACATTGAATGCTGTAATTTCTGATGTTTTTCCTGCTCTTGCACGACCTTGCCCGGCACTGACCAAACGATCGCCTTTGGCAACAAACCCAATTACTCTAACTGGAACACGTCCGCTCATTGCTACAGGTGGGTGAGTTAAATTGTCGCCAGCCCCAGAATTCATCAAATAGGCTGCATTAGTACTTATGACACCAAAAACTTTATCACTTAATTCCTCAACCACTTGAGTAATTTCGTATAGTCCGCCCATTTCTACAACGGTACCTGGAGCATACTCTGCGTCTGCATGGAAGCGTTCTGCCAAGTCGGCGTATTGTGCGTGAATAGCAGTACCGTAAATGTTGTTGAACCAATTTGACACACTACCTAGGTTACTTGCTAAGTTAGCACTTGGTGTAACGTTACCAGTTACCACAGTATTGAATACTGTTAGTGTAGCTGTGTTGTTTAAGAATAGATTTGATGTAACGTTTACGTTTGCGGCATTAACAGTAGGAGATGTAGTAATCGATCTTGATACTAGATTGCCGGCCGCAACGTTTGATACTACACTTAAATTAGCGCCAGCGGTAATATTACCAGATGTAATTACCTGGTTAACGATAGCGGCATTGGCATACATACCGTTCCAGAACGCTGTACTAGAACCTAGGTTAATAACTGCGTTTGATGCCGGAATAATACCAGGACTGACACCAGTTGCTCCAACTGTTACTGTTGTAAATGTTGCTGAACTTGGTGTGTTAAAACCAATTACTGTGCTGTCTAGGTAACCAAACGTGATACTTGCGTTAGCACCAGTGGTTGCAATTTCTGCGCCATTGTAGTAGGCTCTTCCATACAAATTGGTTGTACCGTTTGTGCTTAAATTGTAAATGTTACCAAGTTGTGTAATATTTTGTTGTGCGGAAGTTAATAGTGTTCCGTTAAATCCAGTGCTGGTTGTAATACCACCTGCGGCTGTAATTGTTGTGGCATTTAGTGTGCCAACTGTGGCCAACGTAGCACTAACGTTACCAGTTAACGAACCAGTGATACCACCAGTTGCTGAAATAGGACCAGTAATAGTTGCTGAACTACCAGCAATAGCGCCTGCTTGTATACCACCGTTGTTGTCACGTAATACTAGGTTACCAGCAAGAGGAGCAACACTTTGATTGCTTAGACCCATAGCCGGAACGTTTGTACTGTTCCAGTTCATACCGGCAACAATAGTGGTAAATCCAGGAGTAACTGTACTAAAGTTTTCATACGCAAAAATAGCGTAAACTAAACCTTTAATTCTAAATTGAATAATTGTGTGAACCTGACCTGCTGTGTCAGTTAATAAACTAGGAACTACACCAGAGTCGCCTGTTGCTGTAGTTGCGGCTGGTCCGATTGTAACAAACTTGCTACCGTCATATACTTTTAACTGTCCGTTTGTGTTATCAAACCATAAGTCGCCGCCGCCTTTAGTTAAATCAGATGGGGGTGCACTAGCAGGAGCACTTGTAGCACCTGTTGAAATTTTCCAACTTGAGCCAGTGTATACTTTTAATACATTATTTGTAGTGTCCCACCATAATTGTCCTGCTAAAGGATTACTTGGACTTTGGCTAAACGCAAAGTTCTCTAATAATTTTACAAAGTTATCGTTTAAAAACTGGCCATAACCAGCGTAATTTTTACCAATTAAAACTAGGCTGGAATGGGTGGTATCTACTGTACCATCGCTAAGACCGCCTGGGATTAATGATGTACCAGAGGTTAGGTTAATTGTGTATGACATTTATAGTCCTTGATTGCTTGTTATATTTATGCCTTTTTTAACAATGCCTACACCATCGTATGTTAGCCACGATACTATTACTTCCCTGGCTTCTGTGCTAGGGGTTGTATAATGGCTGAACATACCATATGGAGGGAAAATTACTACTTTTCCAGCACGTGTTGTTACCGTTTGGTTTTGTGCTGGAAAAACCAATTCCCCACCATTGTTAATTGTGCTTAAATGAAGAACCACGCTGGCATAGCGTAATTCATTCACACCTGCTACTATTTCGCTATCACTGTGTAGTTCGCATACATCGCCGGGTTCGTACAAGTGATATTCGTATCCTGTGTCGCTGTTACCGCTGTAACTGGGTCTGTAATACTCGCGTACAGTTTGCTTAATTTTACCAAAAATTTTGCTGAGTTGGTTGTTAACTTCAGCTAACTCTGGGATTTTACTAATTGTTACAGTAACACCCTGTCTATGATACTCGTTTGCTTCACCGTAAATGCTTTTAGATTCACGTAATTTGCCGCTTAAATAATTTACAATATCTGGACTAACAAAATTGTCCAACTCTATAATCATTAATAGACTTTCTGTAAAAAGCAAAGTGCGTAGTAAGGTGGGCGATTATCAAATGCTGTACCAGCACCAGTTGACGCAGTATTTCCAGAAATAGTTAACGAATGTAAGTGGTCATTGGCAGTATTAATGCTGACGCCAATACCAGTGCTAGCAGTTGTTGTATTCCATAATCTTCCACCGCCACTGGCTACACTGGTAGCATCGTATCCAAAACTGTCAACTGATGATCCACTCCAGTTAGCACGGCCGGCAGCAAATGCTAGCTGATCGTCACCCGGCATAACGTGTGCGTGTCCATTGTCAGTTATTGCCACTCCGTGTGAGTGACTACCAGCAGTATTTGTATTGCCAGTTAATGTTACAAAGTGGTTATGGCTTGGTAACATAGCAGTAGTTAGTGTAGTGGTGTTTTGACCAGCTGAGTCGCCAACATTATAATTGTTTCCAGCGCCTACAATAAATCTATCTTGTAAATCTGGTGTACCACCAGTGCCATCACATAAATGCCAGCCACTTGGAATATTAGAAACTAAACCGCCCCACATAATAATCATACCAGTTGGCATAACATTATGAACAAAAGCGGTAGTAGCTACGTTGGCAGTACGATCATTAGTTGCTGGAGTATTTGCAATAGCATTTACTAAGTTTGCTCGAGTAACAACAGGAGTAGTTATTGATACATTTGCTAGCGTACCGCCGGTGACCTGTGCGTTGCCAGTGCTAAAGTTTGTAATAGTAGCATTACCAGAACCTAAGTTAGTTAAACCAGCGATACTACCACTGCTGATACTAATAGAAGTTGTAGTTAAATTTTGGAAGGATGCGGTTGCCGCACTTAAATTAGTAAGGCCATTAACGTTACCGCCGGTGATAAGAGCATTACCAGTACTAAAGTTTGTAGCGGTTTCATTTACCGATGTTGCATTTGTTACAGATGAGTTACCACCAGTAATTTGTGCGTTGCCTGTACGTAAATTAGCAACAATTTCTGTTGTTACGTTAATGGTAGAAAAAGAACCAGTTGTAGCTGAAATGTTAGCAAGGCCTGTTGCTGTGCCTCCTGTGATTACAGCATTGGCTGTACTGAGATTTGTAGCTGTTAATGTTAGGGTTGTTACATTTGATACTGTAATATATCCGCCAGCAATCACAGCGTTAGCTGTACTAAAGTTTGTTATTTGCCCACGACTACTTTGTACGTTACCAGTCAATGACCCAACTAGTGTAGTTGCTACAACGTTACCAGTTAAGTTACCAACTACGTCACCAGTTAAGTTACCAAACACTGGTCCAGTTAATGTGCCAGATATAGACTGAGCAACTACGTTACCGGTTAGGGTACCAACAATGTTGGTATTAATCGAAGCAGTCATTGAACTGTTAAATGTAATACCAGGTTTTACTAAGGTAAAACCAGATAATCCTGAAGCAGGAGCAAACGTTGGATCTCCGCTGACTGTAGCAATAACTACATTACCATACTGTAGTTGAAGAATATTATGTACAGTACCTAGCGTATCAACTACCGGAACAGGTACTGCACCGCTGATACCTTGTGCTCTAGTGTATGCTGGCCCAATTAAATTCCAATCAGTTCCATCAAACAAATAAAACTGACTTGTACCAGTATTAAACCAAGTATCGCCGGGTTTAGTACCAGCTGGTTGTAGATTACTTACAATAACACCAGATACTGGAACATATCCAGCACTTGTAAATACGTTTAATGTTTGTTGTTGTGTGTTAAACCAAAGTTGTCCAGGTACATTTTGACCGCCGGGTGCTGTGTTTCCCGCAAAATTCTCTAGTAGATATACTAAGTTTTGGTTAAGATACTGCCCATAGCCTACATAATTTGGGCCAGGGAAAGTCAGCGAGGTTGAATTGTCTGCAAACCCGTCGTTAATTGTTTGTATTAATACGTTGCCGTTATAATGATTAATTGTGTATGGCATATTTTATTCCGTTATACTGTACTTATCAAAATTATTACTTTGGTACTGTAGTGTAATTTGGGTCTTGTTGTGGCCCCCAATAAATTCTTACTAGCCCCGGCGCACCTGCGCCTCCGCCCCAGTTAAGTGGACCGGTTCTATCTGTAAATCCTGCTCCACCGCCGCCGGCTCCATAGCCTTGGCCGTCTTTGCCGGTGCTATCCCCAGGGACGCCGCCAGCGCCACCTGTGCCAAAAGGTGTACTGCCACCTGCACCGCCGGATCCTGAACTGCTATCTCCGCTACCGCCTTGCCCGTCAGCACCTGGGCTGCCGTTTGGGGTTCCACCTGCTCCACCGCCTGCCATATTATTTGCCCTTTCCTATTAGTACAATAGCTCTTAATAATACAAATACCGCAATAAGAGCTAGCCCTTTAACAAATCCTGCTGGTTTACGTGCTGGCCCAAATATCCGACGCCATACTCCTACAGCATAACTGATTGGTGTACCTACAATCATCAGTGCTAATCCTGTACGATCGTTTTTGTGTGCCATCCAATTGGCCCACGGTGTTGCTATTGCCTGTGCCCATCGAGTGGACCACTGTTGTGCCGCTGTGCTAAATTCATCATCTGACATCCAAGGCATCATCTTAGGACCTTGCCCGTTCATCCAATCAACTACAATTTCAGCCCAGGCACGATATCCGTTATAAATGTCTGGGTAACTTTCAACTAAACGAGCGCCAAACGCTTGGTCGGCTTCGTAAATATCTTTGGGTAGTAGTCCAAGTTCATAGAGCTTAGTACAGATGATCTTGCCGCCACCACCCCCACCGGTATCTGCGCTGGCTCCACCGCCGCCTCCACGTCCACCTGTAACCACAATATGTCCGTCTAAACCTGTAATTGCTGTGCTTGAGCCAGGTGCTCCGCCAGGTGCTCCGGTTGTTCTTCCGACTACTGGTGCTCCACCGCCGCCTTGACCAATAGTAATAGTCAGTTGCTCGCCAGGACTTACTGTCATAGTTTGTCCTTGTACGTAGCCAGCTCCACCACCACCGCCTCCAGCATCACCTACACCTACTTCTTCTCCACCTCCGCCGCCACCTCCGCCAGCAACGGCATCTATGGTAACCTGGAAAATTCCAGGTGGAACTGTAAATGTATAGGTATTAGTAGTGCCAGACAAACTGTTATTAACAGCCTGTACATACTCGGCAGCCTGTATACAACTTATAAAACTATTTTGTTGTGCTTCATTGCCGCCGTCTAGTGTTGGGTCAAACACGTAATTTAAGAATGTACCAATTGGATCGCTAGAATCAGCTATGTCTACTGGATTTCCATTTTTATCAATTACTACTACTGCGCCGGAGCTGAATGCGTTTGGTGCTATAACATTGTTGGCAGTAATAGGATAAGGTGTAACCTGGCTTAGATAAAATAATTGGTTGGACGCACGAACACTACTTGCGTAATCTAGCTGTCCGGCGTTGGTGTTGTTTACACCTTGTGCTAACTTTGCCGCATCGGCAGGTAAAACCCCAGACAGGACTCCTTGAGATGTTGTTAAATCTAGTGTACCATCTGGGTTAAATGTAATTTTACCAGTGCTCGGAAAGAATTGTTTCCATTCTCCGTTGATCTTTGTCCACCCTTGTGCTACTTCAACAAAAGGACCAAACCCGCTTGGGGCGCCTTTGGTTGTAAATATAGATTCTGATGCTGGTGTATCTGTAGTATAAGTATGTGTCCAGGTATATCCATCAAAAGATATATCCCCGCCACTGAATAAACGTGATGGGCTAACATAACTTATTATTACTTTACCATCAGCACTGGCACCCAAGCCTGAATCTGTTTCAACACATCCAGACGGTACTAGACTTCCGCCATTACTTCCGCTATAAGCACCATCGTTTTCGCCGTATTGGTTTCCGCCAACACCACCGCCGTAGCCTCCACCTCCACCACCACCTCCCCCGCCCTGGGGTCCTGTGTTGTGTCCACCACCTCCCCCGCCACCACCACCTCCGTAGATACGGCCGCCTCCCACTTTAGTCTGGGTAGCACTATCTCCTAGGGGTTCACCTAGAGAATATAATTGGCGTCGGCTATAGTATTGGCTCATAATTTAGTTTCTACAACAATTCCTCGTTCACGGTATCCAAACATTCTGGCATATCGCGCCATACTTTTTCTAACAAACCCTTGTATTTTAGTAGCACCATATGATTTTAATATACGTTCTAATTGAGCATTTGTAGCAGGGTTGCTAACTAAGTGCCCACCTATATAAGTCATAAATGCTACCTTATCGTTGGGATATTCAATAAAAGTAAATGTTGCGGCTCCGTGTATTTCCTTATTTTCATCTTCTGCTATTAGCAGTATCCATCTATCTGTTACTATCAATTCTAATTTAATCTGCTCAATAGTATGATCACCATACCCCCAAGGTTGAGCTCGACCAATGTATTCCTCTACTTTAGGCCATAACGCTGTTAGCTCTGGCCCAATGACTCGGCGTACTGTTAGGCCTGTGATTGGTTTGTTTTCCATGCTTCAAAATTAGCAATAACTGGATGAGCAATATTTCTATCTTGACCGCTGATATGTAGTAACAAAGGTAAATTTGGCATTAACTTTAACATTAATCCAGTATTGTTTACCAGTATGTTGTACAGTTGATCGCGTTCAGCATCACTTAAACTATTGATAACCTGTTCACTTAAACTATCTATTGTATACATTTTATTTTCCTAACAATTTTCCAATGGTTACTACAGTTCGTAGTAGCGTAAATACACCAATTAAGGCTAGCCCTTTAACAAATCCAGCTGGCTTTTTGCTGGCACCAAATACTCGACGCCATACACCTACCCCGTAACTAATTGGAGTACCAACTACCATTAAGGCAAATCCAGTACGGCTGTTGCGATTAGCCATCCAATTGGCCCAAGGAGTTGCTATTGCCTGTGCCCACCGAGTGGACCAGTTAATTTGTGCCTGCCGACGTTGCTCTGTGTCACGTATCCAGAACATCATTTGTGGGCCATCACCCGACATCCAATCGACTACTATTTCTGCCCAAGCTCTATAGCCATTATATACATCTGGGTAACGTTCAACTAAGCGAGCACCAAATGCTTGGTCTGCCGCATAAATGTCTTCAGGCAATAATCCCAACTGATATAGTTTGGTACAGATGATCTTGCCACCACCGCCACCCCCAACATATTGATTACCACCAGATGTTTTGTCTTGTCCGGGTAATCCATATTGGTGTCCGTCGCTAGTATAGCCTTGATTTGCTCGACCATCAGAGCTGGCTCCGCCGCCACCTCCACCTCCGCCGCCTCCGGCAACGATTTTTAATTGTTTGTTTAGCAATAGTACGGTTGCTCCACCACCACCGCCTCCAGAGTTACCACCACCGGATCCAGCCGATCCACCATTGGCTCCATTGAATCCTAGATTGTTTGCGCCACCACTGCCACCTCCAGCTCCGGCGCCTCCTGAACCTGCTCCGCCACCTGCGCCAATAGCTACAGTAATTTGATCGCTATAGCCTAGTGTAAGATTGCCAGTGACCTGACGCCCGTTATAACCAGGGTATCCATTGCCGCCACCAGATCCACCACTGCCGCCAATAATTGTAACGCTAACAACAACAGTATTACCAGTATTACTGGCCAGTGGATTATTGTGGTCGGCTACCCTCGGAGTAGTTTCGACCCAAAGTCCGTTCTTTTTAACAAATATTCCACGTCCGTACATGACTTAGCTTACTTGGAACCAGAAGTCGCCATCATTACCACCGCTTGGTGGCTGGCTACTTACTGTATAGTTGAATTTCTGACCCTGGATACTTTGAGCAACATAGGCTGTAGTTGCTATGCGTGTTGTACTATCTCCACTTAGTGGTGTTCCAACATTTGACTGCCAGGTTAAACTTGACAGCGTAGGAGCTGCCGCGTTGCCTGTTAGTGTTGGACTGTCAATGTTTGCTTTGAGAGCATTTAACTGTGCTATTTGTGTATTCAAATAGTTTGTTAATGTAGTTACACGATTAACATAATCGCCATAGACTAAATTTGCTGTAGCATCAACATAAGCCGTAGTAGCGATGTTAGCACTATTATCACCAAGTCCAGGATATTGTAAACCTGTACTGTATAATTGTATGCCAGTAATCGCGTTGTTTAAATTAATGCCGTTAACAGCCATTATACTTGGCTGTGCTACGTTTAATGATCCACTTACTACAGATACATTAACTTGGGTAGCACCATTTACCGCATCTTGAACAGCAAAATTAGCTGTGGTATGTGTTCGGCCTGTGTACAAATATTGAATATTGTTGGGGTCAATGTAACTAAATGAATTAGCGTAGACATTACCGTAGACAATATAACTATTACCTGTAGCTGTATTTTCAATCAAACTGTTTAGTGAATAGTTTGTATTTGGTTGCCAGGTTTGGGCAACTAATATCTGTGTTAGGTAATCGCCTTCGTTGAATACACCCGATGGACTTTCTAGAGTAATTACGTATTCACTGCCTTGTAGACTAGAAATATAATTGTTCATAGTCTGTACGTTTGGTGCTGTTGGTATGCCAGTAAACGCAGGGCTATCAGTAGTTGCCAAATATGACAAATAATTATCTATAGAATTGATTTCAGTCTGTACAATGCCAAATTCAATATTGGCAAAATTAAATCTAGAATCAGTTGAAGAACTTAATGTAGAAACATTTGAATTAATCAATGCCTGTGCGGTTGTAAGGTTAGCTGTTGCTTGAGCAATAATAACCTGTAGCTCTGAGCCAATGCTAGTTGAAAAATCTGATAATGTATTATTAACCTGTCCAGTTAATGTTGTAACATTGGCATTGATACCAGATTGAATACTGTCAACATAATTTTTAGTAGCAATACCTTTTGATGTTACAGGATCACCATAAACAGTTGCTAAACCAGTTACACCATCAATGTGTAAAGTATTGATATTGCCCAGGCCTGAATTTACATAAAAATTAACATTGCCTTGGTAAGCGTTGTTGTGTACAGCAATATTATTGTTACTAGTAAAGCGTATGTTAGCGTAACCAAATGTAATGTTTCCTGCAACACTAATGTCTGACGCAAACGCATTATATTGATCTCTGCGAGCAAATTGTGCAGGAGTGATGTTGGCCAATAAAGTACTGTTGGTAGCAGTACCATTATATAAACTATTATTGTTTGTGTTAAGATTAATTCCTGGCTTGATAGTTGTAAAACCAGCAATAGGAGTTAATGGAGTAAAAGTAGAATCGTAATTTGTAACACTAATTAAATTGCCACTACTGTAGGCATTTACTACGACATGGTATATACCAGCTGGATCTAATATTGTTTCTACAAAACTACCGCTCTTGCCATAGGTAGAGCTAGCCTGCGGGCCAATCAACTGCCACTGAGTACCGTCCCAGGTATTAAGTTGGTTGTTGACGTTGTCGTACCATTGATCACCGGCGTGTAGTGTGATGTTGCCGGATGCTAGTGGAGCAGAACTAGCAATAATGCGTCCTGTTGAATAATTCCAATTGGAGCCATCATATACACGCAGTACCTGATTGGTAGTATCATACCAAACTGTACCTGTTTGTGTGTTTAATGCCGCTACTGTCTGACTAGGCGGTAGCGTGTCGGCAAAGTTTTCTAATAGACGAACAAAGTTTTGATTTTGTGCGTCGCCGTAAGATGGGGTATTGCGGCCAATAAGATTAACGCCGGTACTGGAATCAATGTATCCATCGCCTAGGTTAATTAATACGGTTCCGTCTGTTCTGGTTAAGTTATAGGCCATATTCTATTATCCGTTTGAACTTAAATTTGTTAAGGTTTGAATACGCACGGTGTAATCGATTTGAATTAAGCGGTTTAGTGCTTTTTGTACAGGGTGAAAAATTACGTGTGTTAATAGCAAACCAGTTGATGTTAGTCCGCTTGTATCATCAGTACTACGACCGCGTAGGCCTAGTTCATCAAATACATACTCGCTGTTTAGACTTTGGCTGTTATCAAACAAACTTTGGCCACTTGGCTCACCGTAGTCCAACAAGCAACTAACTAAAATATCTGTGTAAACTGTACCGGGAATATGTGTTACAGTCATTTTATTGTTTAAAGGGTTAAGATTATTAACCGCAGTATCATCAACAATCTTACTATAGGTTGGATTGTATAAGTTACTATTTTGTCCAATGGTATTGGTGGGCAAATAGGTAATAATACCAGTGGTATCTACACTAGTGCCGCCGTTACCAAAGTTCATTTCATAGATAAAATTCTGCCCTTTATTGGCAATACTGCTGGCCAACGCAACACTAAGATTTTCATAGTGAATAGCGTTTGATTTATCTACAAAAACTTCATTGGTTTCTGGATCAAAAATCTTAATGTGCCCACGAGCATATATTCCTGACTGCTCATCTGGCTTCTTTTGTGTATTTTCCACTGTTTCTTCCTTTAAATCTTGATGTTGATTATTATTGTATTCAGTATTTATCATGGGGTTGTTCCTGGTACTGGAGTAAATCCTCTGCTGGCTTTTAAGAAGTTGGCCTGTGGTGTTGCGCTATTAATTAAACCTCTTCCATTTGTTGCTGTAACTGGGCCTGGGGTGTACCAGGTACGTGTGCTGGTAATTGTCGAATTTGCTTTAACTGCGGCATAACCAGTGATGTCAACTTCTCCCAATATTGAAGCACTACGTACAAAACTGTAGGCATTTATAGGTATTGGTTGATTTGGGCCCTGAATGTACAACGCACCGGGTGTGTTATCAAAAGCTTCAACGTCAAATCCAGTACCATCAAAAATTTCTGGTAAGTTAGTGATACTACCATTTGTAATTACAATTGGTATTATGGTTGAATTACTGATTGTATCCATTGCTCGCATAGTTACACTGGTAATTGTGTTTCCAGCAAAAGCAAATGATACATTACCTGATGTTAAAATCTTTTCAAACTTACTGTGCCCTGTTGCTACGTTAGCAATAATGTTGGCAAAGTTGCTGGCATAGACATTACCAGTTGTTAGATAGGTAACATTACCATTACTGATAAATGTTGCGTTGGCAAATACAGTATTTGGCGTCCAAGGTACTGTTGGGATCAGAATGTTACCAGTAGTCAAATAAGTACTGCCGTTATAGTAAACATATCTATTTGATTCGTAGTCTGCGTCAGTCCAAGGATCAATAGTAACTTTTTGTGTTAAAATATCTCCAACGTTGGCACTAATTGGCGCTGTTAATTTTAAAGCAAACGTAATAGCACTTGAATCTGTTACTTTGTAGCTGGTATTTGATGTTAGTTTTGTTTGTATTTCAAATATACCCGGGATTGCCTGATCAACACTGGCATCAATAGCAAGACTACCGGCAGCATGAACAGTCTGTGGACTTGTGCCGTCTACTGCACGACGTAATTGTGTAATAGTATTAAAATTAGTAACACGGCTAGTATTTGCTTGAATGTTAGCCCAGTTTCCATAAATGTCGTAGATATTACCAGTAGTCACGTAAGTGTTGCTGTTGTGGCTAACCAATTCACCCACTGAAATATTTAAATTAGCCTGCCAGGTAAATGGAGTTTCTAATGCGTAGTTTCTCCAGTAAACAATTTTTTCTCCGTTAACAAATATCACGCCTGGAATATTTAATTGTCTGTCAGGCAAAGGCAATTTGGTAGCATCATTGACCTGTATAGCTGTATCTGTTAGTGCCAAAGATCTAGTTAATGTCACAGAATTGTTTGAAGCAATTCTGTAATAGTTAACTGATTGATTCATATTGTTAAAAATACGATATGATAATGCATCTTTGTCGTATACTGTTAGATTTAAACTATCATACATACGACCTGGAACTAATTCTTGAGGTGCGTGTGTGCTGAATGTACTAATGTAAGCACCGCCGTCAATGTTAATATCGCCAGGATTTACTCCTACACTATCTGTAAACGCACTTTGTACAACAGCATCGTACTCTGTGCCAACATAGGTATTGCCATCGACTATAACCCCTGGATAGCTCATACCATCTGTTGTTGTAGTTAGATCAATATTTCCATTGAACGCAATAATACGGTCATTGGCGTTGTTAAAATCTCCAGCCTTAAGTGGTATTAAGTTTACAATTGGTAAAGCAAGACTGCTGGTTACACTATAAGCACGTTGTCCTGCCACTGACAAATTAGCATTGGCCTGGATACTTGAAAATACAGGACCCTCGACATTACCAGTTACAGTATAGGTGTTGCCATTATAGTAAATTAATGTACCAACGTTGGCCGCTGTATTGGCCTGCCAATCGGTTACAGTTAATTTGTATAAATCTTCACCGTTTACAACAATAGTATTAGCCAAAATAACATTGTTAGCACTGACCTGATCCCAGAATACAAAAGTGTTGGCATTTGTATACGTGGTACGATCAAACTTTATAGTTGTTCCAATGCTACGAACTAGGTTATATGAATTAGCTGTAAATCCAGTATAGACGTTGCGTAAGATTGGGCTAGCAACTGCGCCAGTTCCTGACCCATTGATTGTGATATTTGGAGTAGTAGTTAAACCAGTACCAGGAGTTGTTACAATAATTTCTCCGACACCACCTACACCATTTAATACAGCATAGGCATTGGCATTTGGGATTACTGGAGATTTTGGATCATCGGAATATCTTAGAACAATCTGTGGTGGGAAAATATAATTTTGTCCTGGGTTATCAACTGTAATTCCAACTAGGCTATAGCTGTGATTGTTGGCCCAAGATTGGTATTGGCCATTGTTGCTGAGTAATCCATCGTCATATGATTGTTCACCACTTGGACTGCGATACACACCAAGCGAGGCGTCCCAATATGCTGGCAAGTCAAAGTCTGTGACATCGCCTGAGTATTGATCGTTGCCTAGATAGTCAACAACAAACTCACGTAAAATTGTTCGGTAAGGCTTAACTTCGTTGATGTATTGCTGATAATAAGTTTGATTGTCCGCAATATAGCTAGGGAATTGTTCAAGTTTACGTAAGTACTGTGTAGCACTTAAGAAACTGGTTTTAAATACCCAATCAAGATTTTTTTGTTCTGTCAACGCATATTTGATCATTGAGAAGAAAATTTGATTTCCGTCTGCTGATAAATCATCGATGAATATTTCGTCTTTTAACGCAATTAGAATTTGACGCAATTCAGGACCAGGAATAGAACCTGTACTAATCTGAATAGTTCCGTTTTCTATACCAACAAGAGTTTTATTCAAACTGCTGTCAACGTAGTAGATTTCAAATAGTCCATCGCCAGCATCATTTACCTTGACATAGGTGTTTGGTGTCAGTGTAATTTTACCTAGATCAAGCGTGGTAGCAACTGTTATATTTGGAGCCACAGTCGAATCGTAGCCAGTAGCATACCAGTTTATGTAGTGCCAGTAAATTCCTAGGCCGTTACTGTCTACTGCATTTGTTTTATATTTCTGTGTGCGGCCTAGAACCCAGGTTGTGCCAGTCCAGGTATAGATTGCCCATTTACTATTTTGTGTAGTATCGCTTACAACTAATGCACTGTCGCCTGTTGATAATTGTGTGGTATCAACATAAGTTAATTCTGTATTGTCAGCTACACTAACAACATATTGCCCCGAACTAGAATTAGGTGCGGCCTCGCTACTGTTTAATGTGGTTAGAACTTTACGACGTGTAACCTGATATACTGCCAATTTGGTGTTGACAATATCAATATAATTTGCCAGTGCTGTAGTTCTGTTAACAAATACACTTTGGCGTGGGCGTATATTAATACCATATGCCTGTGCCGCAGTTAAGTTTGGATCAGGAACTACGTTGCCAGCTGAATCAATACCAGCTAGACTATCTGTAATTTTGTTCTGGATTGTGCGAGGTAATACGCTACTTGGATTGCCTTCTTGTACTAGTGCGTATTCGCTGTGTATCAATCCTGCGTCAACGGCACGGCTTGATAGATGCAGTACGCTGTTTGTTCCAACCAATCGATTGGTAACATTGTACAATGCTACTGCGTCGTTGCGTAGTACAGTAGAATACGCAACACCTTGGCTAAATGGATTTTCAATAGCGGCCGCAATACTGTAAACGCTATTTTGTTTTCCAGCGGCTGTGTTAATTGTTGATTTGTTTAATACCCAGAAGTAATATTTTATTTTAACATTACCGGCCTGATCAACATAACCATATGTAGAGTAATAGCTATCGTCTGGATACAAAGGTGTGCCGTCGGTACTGGACATAGCATATTGACTTGGCAACATTGAACTTTCTACCCACTCGTAGACTAAAATTTCACTGCCTGGAAAACGTTCACCCCAATGATTTAGTCTGTAGTCTAGAGTATCTTGCTCGTAGTCTATGTATCGTACAGCATCAAGGTTCCACCAAATTTTTCCAACCTGATCCGGTCCCCAGTGGTAATCTGTGCTAGTTCCTTGTCCGGCATTGTAGATAGCCGGATCTTCTACACGTTGATAGTCGATGTCAGCGGCTACAGCATTTAGTACTTTGCCTTTTAACGGATCAACATAGTCAATAGTAGTTAAAATATTATTGTCTTTTTTATTGTAGATAAACGTACGATTAATACTATTAATATCAACTTTAAGTTCTTGACAACGTGTTAGTGTCCAGCCAATGCTGGAATCTGGATTTGCGTACACGTGTACTTCTCCAGCATTGGCCAAAGAAGATACTGTTGTACCGGGTGCGCCAGCAACTACCAAAGTACGGGAAGCAAACACACCTGTGCCAAATTGGTCTCCGGCGTGTAGTTGACTGCTTAGTTCTTGTATATAAGTGTACTTGCCTAAATCGTTTGGAGTACCATAATCAAATACTGGCTCAAATGTATAAACGGTGCCGCTGTTGAGTATGAAATCAATAAACTTAGTGCTCTGTGCGTCAATGACTGTAGTGTTGTTGTCAAACGTAGTATCTTCTTCGCCAGTACTACCTGAACTACCAACTGCTAATACCTGCCCATCACTGCTGACACTCATACTAGTGCCAAGCGAGCCAATGGCTTCATTAGGATGAACAATGTTTGAATTAAACACGTATTGTCCACCAGTGTATACCCAACGTTCGACTAAGCCGTCGGCACTTTTGCTGATAGTACTGTAAGGTACACCAACAAATAAATTACCGCCGGTAGCATCTACAGCAAGGCTAGTACCAAATCCAGCATTAGAATTTTTGTATTGGCTAGTAATTGTTTGTGCGACTCCAAATGCTGTTCCATTGAATGAGTAGATATAGACATTACCATTTTGTACGTATCCATTATTGTCAGTAGGTGCGCCAACAAATAATCGATCGCCACAGGCAGTTGTTGCGATACTAGCCACATTGGCTGTTACTTTTGCTCGCCAAGACCAATGGTTAGTCTGTAGGTTGCCTGCAAATGCGTGTACTGATCGTGTAGTAGGATCTGACACATATAATACATTACCTAGGCTATTAAAGGCGACCTGGCTACCAAAGGCAACATTTGCGTTTGGTGAGTGTAGTGTTTGTACGCTACTGATTCCGTTGCTGGTTGAGTAGATATGTACTGTGCTAGCACCAGGGGCACCAACTGCTATCAAATTACCGGCTGTGGCAATACTGGTACCAAATTTTGAATCAGTGTTGGCTATTGTTCCAACAGCAGTATAACTGCCAGCAGAGTTAGCAAATATTTGTACAGAGTTTGATCCAGGAGCGCCAACATAAATTTTGTTTAGGTCTGGACTAGCCGCAACTGTTGATCCAAGTAAGGCATTACTTGACGCAGAGTTAGCTGTTAATCTTTGTACGCTGTTTGCCGCCCAAGGACGGTTAAATGTATAAACACCCCATCCAATGTCGGTAGCATTATTAACCCATACGTGCTCGTTGGCTATAAAGTCATTGATTGGACGTACACTTTCAACATCTTTAATACTGTCAATTACGTAAGATGTTAGTGTGTAGACCTGTCCAGAACCATAGGCAGGGCTTACGCTAATTAGATATCCCAACTTGGTTTTATCTTGTATCTGTATAGTAATGCTTAACTGATTTGGTATAGCAGTAACCTGGTATATACCATCCCAGTGCGGATTAAAGTTTTTAACTATAACAAACTCACCAACACTAAATGAGTGCGGATTGTTGAAAGTAAGTCTTGCATAGTTGTCTAGAGAATATGTCAACTGTGTTGCTAATAAGTTTGTTTCGCTGACACGATATACGTTCCAGGCTTTATTAACATCCTTGGCTACCCAAATTTTATTGCCTGCTACTAGATTAAACACCTGACCATAATTAATTACATCAAAGATAGTGCCGTCAATGTCGTTGACGTTTACGTATCCTGCGTAAGGCATATCGTTTATATAAACAGAATTAAGTTCTCTGTTAGAGTATATGCTGGTACTTGTACTTTGAATGTTACTTGAGTTATAGACATTTGATGTTACAGTATTTCCTGTAACTGCTAAATTAACAACTATATTAGTAGGATCATAGTTGTCGGTTAATAATAAGCTAACTGGGTTAGTAGTGAATACACTTTGATCTAAAACTACTTCGGTAAATTTATTATTGTCAATGTCGCCATAAGTACCAGAACGGAATGCCCATTCTTCATAGATACTGATGTTACCGGTTACGTTGTTAAAACTAGCACGAGTCAAGGCGTCAATACTATTCTTAGTACCTTTTTGTCGGATGTAGCCTTGATAGAACTTGGTTTGATTAGAGATGTTTACACCCAGGTCTGTCAAATATGAACGCTCGCGGAATCCTAGTAATCCAGCACTGAACTTTTGTAACATCTCATCTTGTGGCGGATTATCAATATCATAAATCTGTTCAAACACTTTGGCATTAGTACCAAAACTTGGCAACAGTCCAGTCTGAATATTGCTTGATTTAATTTGTGTCCAATTGCCTGCGCCGAATAACTGACTGGCTGGAATATCTACCGCGGCCAGGAAATAATTATTGTTAAATTTAACAATGTCTCCTAGTTTATAGTCAACACCTTCACTCCAATTTGATATCACTGGATTACTATAAACATAACCCGGCGCAGTTAGTCCGCCGTTCCAGTTACCAGTAATGGATCCTTTAATACCCAAACGATATTGACGGTTACCTAACTTAGGAACATATATAATATCACCAAAGTCATCTACGTTGTCAAATATTAATACGTGTTCGAGTTGTACTAGATTAAATTTACCATAGGCAATATTACTTCCATCAACAGTCGAAACCACTGTTTGATTTAATGTTGGAGTTTTAGAAGCTCTAACAATGTTAAATCTGTTGCTCTTAATAGGTACAAAATTTTGATCAAGTAAACGGCTACCGCCTGGTAGATTTGTAATTTCATCTACTACAGAATACGTAGAATTTAAAGTGATAGTATCAACAACTGGATTCAATACAATAATTGATCCAGTTGGGAAACCTTGCTGTATCCAATAGGCAAATTCTTGTGCGCTTAGTTTAAAATCTCTTTGTAATTGTAAATCTTGATCGTATTGGTCAAATACAAATCCAGCACTACGTAAATATCTTTCGTAGCTGATTAAAAAATCTACTACCTGTTGGCTAGTTGAAAATACAGTTCCGTAAGGAATATTAATTGATGTTGCCTGAGCATCTTTGTAAAAATTAAGAGTGCTGTCATTTACAGAAATTGTAGTTTTATTATTATTAGCAATACTTGGTGTAATAGTAAAAAACGGTGTAGTGGTATCATATCCTTTTACCATGTATCCAGTACTGGTTTTTTCAACCAACACCGCACTATAATTTACAGTGGTTGTAGTATTAGATTTGTTTAAGTAGACCTGATAGTTTTCATCTGGTATCAATACTGACGCATTTGTGCTACCGGGACTTGTTTGTTCTGCTGTTACACTAATTAATTTTTGATCAGTAAATCCAGCTGTTCTATAGGCCAATTGAACCGATAAGTTACTAAAATAGTCGTTGAGTTTAGTTACTGGATCAATACCCAAGTTCTTAATACTGTCGGCTATCCAATTGATATATCCGCTAGTACGCAATACGGTGCCAGATGTTGTGTCGCCATTAACTGCTAGTAAACTAGGATTAATTTTTTGATTATTAACGTTGCTTATATGCCCAGTCACTGGATTTACATAGAACCGGCTAATATCAAGTTGTGTGCCAAAGTATTCAGCTGGTTTGCTTAGAGCCAGTGCTACCTGTAGAGCATACGGGAAGTCACTGCTACGGCGCCAGGCCGTTTCAACTGGTCCTTGTTGTCCTACCGCATAGTCGCCGGCGGCGTCTCGAGTATTGTACTGTGTAGACAATGGAATATCTGTTGGTGGCAATAAATTACCATTGCGGTCCACTGGTATAAATTTTGTTAGACCCGGACGAGCAAAACGTAGGTCTGTGTAATCATTGCCGTTGCCGCCGTTCCATACATAACCGGCTGCCAGGTCTTCCCACAATGTGGTATTGCCATTGGTATACGGCGCAGGACCATAATGTTCTTCCCACCAGGTTGGTTTTGAAGAAAGCCCTAACATTTCCCAAGGTGTCAAATCAGGAGTATCTGTATCAAACCAATATTCGTATATTGCTCTCCAGCTACCCTGCAGTGGCGATCCATCGACTACATCAGAGAATCCTATTGCGTAGTTCCAGGTCCAAGGATTGTCTTGTTGATACCAACTGTTACTTGTATAATCTAAATTGTTATTGCCGACCCAACTCAAGAAATTCTGGCTTAATAATTTTGTTATACTTTCTATAGTATATTCAGTTTTACGAAAACGACCAGGTATAATATCATAGAAGTCAATGATATTATTATTGTTGTCGGCTTTGATATTATTATAGATACGACGTTCAAGTTCTAGTAGATACTGGTCCCTGAAGTCACCAAACGCCGGGGTAATCGAGCCATCGTGGCCGCGAATAACCGACTGTGCAGTTTGATATGTGATGTCGGTATAAATTTCCGGTACGTACTTTGGAAATAATCCCAACTTAGTTGGTGTTTCAGGAATATAGTTACCGTCGGTAGTTGAGTAGTCACGTAAGGTAATTGTATCGTTGTTTTGTAGTGCAGTTAAAAATGTAATAGCTGGACTATTTAAACTAAACTCATAGTCTACCCCAACTGTTAATTGAGTGGTTACTCCAGCTCTAGTTAAATAAACTAGTATCGCACGATTACTTAATTCAGTATTGTTAAAAATTGTACTGATTTCATATTTGGTCTGACGAGAGTTTAATACGGTGTAGGTAATTGTAGTATAGTTCTCGCCTTGTGGTACCATATCACTATAATACCAAGGATAGCTGTTATTTTTAATACTATTGATATTGGCTAAAATTGTGTCTACACCAGACACTGGATCTTTATAATCAATGGTAGTTAATGTACCGCATAAACTTAAAAATTTATTTTTAAATTTAGTGTATTCTTTTCTTGCCAAATCAACTGCGTTGATAAAATTAACACTAGGGTCATTTAAGAACGCAGTAGCATATACTACTGGACTGCTTTGTTGTAATAATGTACCACCTTGTGCTTTAATGTAACTATCATGCAGTGGTCGGTTTCCTGTTACTGTTGCCGCTGTGTTTTCTATTAATTTAGTATAGTGATTTCTAATTTGACCTAGAGTTACTGTATCAAAATTTTCGTTTAATGGATTGTAATTTAGGTTATCGGGAACTTCATAATATGCGATTGTGCTGGCATTATTACTATAGATTTTAATGTCTATTTTATCGTGGACTGCAGGAATACTAGTAAACAACAACACATCATACACACCATATTTGGTTATTTGATAATCTGTTGTAGCTGTCAACAGTTTGTTATTTAGGTAAACTTTTACATAAGGAATAGTTGCTTGGTCGGCGGGTAATATATCAAGTTGTAAAAACGCATATTCAACATTGTTGATGGTTACTACGTGTCCGTCAAAGAAACGTGTAAACACCTGATACTGATGTGTTGGTTCAACACCAACAATCCAGTTATTGAATTTTTCGCTTGACAATAAACCAGAATTCTTTTTAATATATCCGCTGTTACAGTCTTTGGCGCCACCGGTATAGGTAAATGAGTCTGTGTCATAGTAATTTTGGAATACAATATCGCCAATGTTGTTAAAGTTTTGATACTTTAAGGGAAAGCCTAATATGCTGTCATTGGTTCCTGTGGCAGTAGCGTAGCCAAAGAATTTTGTTCCAGCAAACGTGCTAGCAGGATACATTGTAGTGTCACCAAAGCTATATCCGTCAGCATCAACTAAATCAAATAGTGGTGCCTGATTAAAGGTTGTTTTTGCCTGGCATTCTAACCAACTTGCTGTCGCGCCAACGTAACTAAAAATTTTATTTGCGTTGGCACCAGAGTTAACAAATATAGTTTCCCCGTCAAGTACAGGATCGTCCGCAGTTAGTACCAGTCGTATAAAGTTGCGACTATTAATACTTTCAATGCTAACCGTATAGATATTGTTTGTTACGTTAATGTCGTAGTCATTGGAGAAAATAATACGTAGTCCTGGAGTTAATGTAACTCCATCTAAAGTATATGTAATTTGTCCTTCAATTTCAGCAAAGGCGTCAGTTGATGCTGTAATAAACAAATCAACTTTGGTTTTTGCCTGACGGCCAAATTGCCATAACTGAATGTCGGGCTCAAACTCAATGATAGGTCTACGGGCCTGTATTACTGGACCATAGTTGATAGTTGCCTGATTATTGTAACCAGCGGCGGCGGCTAAAACATCTTTGTGGAACCAACGATTAGTAGCTGACCAACTGTTACCATCTTGGCTAGCACGATTGATAGTAATATAATCGCCTGTGCTAGAAACTAAACTACTTAGGCCCGGTGGAACTGTTAGTCCGGCAACAGGAACTAGAGTAATACTTTGTCCTACACCTTCTACATAATATTGTTTAAGAGCATAGGTGCTTGGAGTTACAAGACTGTCAAATTGTATTAGTAGGCCATTGGTAAAAATAACACCGTTAGGACTGGTATAGCCAATTTGTCCAACGATATCATTGTCAACATCAATTGGTACTGTAGAGTTGTCGACTATTTTGATTTCGCCGGTGAAATCACCAGTGTTAGCATCTTGATAGTAGAGATACTCTTTTACAGATGTGATAGGAGGAATAACCTTGTACTGATAGGTGTTTTCTAACCAAAACGCAGTACTCGCATAAGTTTTGCCGCCTTTGACAAAGACCTTTTGTCTTGGTAGCACTGGACCGTATGGTTCAAGTTGTATTACAAAGTCGCCGGCCAAGGTTGGCACTAATATTAATTGCCAAATACCAGTACGTGTTGCTTGTGGCACAACGCCACCTGATGTTAGTGTAATCTGGCTGTTGGTAAATTCTGCTGGTAGATCGGGAGTAGTCCAATCATTGTCATCAATTAGATTGCCAACAAAAATAAAAGTTTTATTTTGTAGTAGATTGCTAACTCCATCGAGTCCGTCTGGGAACTCTACTAAGAAGTCACTGAGTAGTCTGTTTTGTATTTTTGTATAGCTGTAGGCAAAAGCAGTATCAACCTGACCGGCCACTGGCATTAGAGTGTAAAAGTCTTGTGCTGTAGTCTGCGGAACACTAAATGTAATTGTTCCTTTGTCTGTGCCGTTGTTTTTAACTCCAAAAACATCTCGAGTAGTCAATGTTGGAACATTAGGATCTGTTCCTGTAATGCCAGGCTCACTTTGAATCCAAAATGGATTGCCTGGTTGGTCAACTATAAATTTATAAGTGCCGCCGCGAGCCAGAGTAATTTGTGTATTAGGATGACCGCCAAGTGTACTAAATGTATATCCACCAACATCAGTATTGCGTGTTACTATGTAGGTTGCTTCGTATGGTGTTGTGCCTGCTGTTACATTAACAGAGTCTGGACCATTGGGCATCCAATAGTAATCGCTGTAATTAATAAACTTATCGTAGTCAAAATGTCCGTCGTAGTTGTAATATTCTGATCCAAACAACTTTTGATGATCGGTAACTGATCCATTATTTGTTTGTACTGAGCGTAGTAAATCAATATAGCCAGCATTAAAAACAATATTTTTATCAGAGTCCTTGATGACAACACTGGGCTCAAGTTGGTAATCTTGTCGTCCGCCTGACAATTCAGGAACATAGTTATCGCCTAGTTTATATGTAGGAGCAAACTTGCGCCCAATGTAGCCACTGATAGGACGTTTTACTGGGTCTGCTATTAATTGATCAACTGTTGCGCCAAGGAAACGTTGGTTGGCAGAACTTCTGAATACTTCAGGTAAAAAATTAAGTGAACTAATTTGTGCCATTAACGAATTCCTATTAGAGGATTACCAAGATTTAGTGTTGCCGCTGTTACTGCGGATACTACTTCAATGTCATTTACTGTTGCGGCGCTGGTAATGATCTCCCAAGGCTCTGCGTCAATTTGGAAATAATTACCAAATACTAATGTAGCATCTGTAGGAACAATTAATACGCTGGCAATGTTTGGGGCCAGTGTTGCGTGTAAGTATCCAGCCAGTTCGCTAAAATAAAAAGTATCGCCAAAGTCCCAATTAGCCACATCAAAATATTGATTAATTGCGGCAATAACCTGGCTCTTAACTTCGTTATCAGTAATCTGTACGCTTGGATTTACCACTACCTGGAAGCGTGCCTGGAACGCAGGATTGGCCTTGGCACCAAACAATGGTTTAAATTGTGCGGCATTGTATATTAAGCTGTCGCTAACGGTTTTATAATTGTCTAGCCCACTGTAGCTTAATTCAAGGCTAGCACTAGTTGGTGCTGTGGGTTTAGATACTTTACCAGTTAAATCACGTAACCAATTGATGTAACTTGTAGTGTAGTCAGCAGTTAAAATATATAAATCAATTAAGTTAACCGGTGTTGGGTCAATACGATTGCGACTTGGTGTATTGTGTTTGTATTGGAAATACAAACTGCGGTTTGGTGCTGACGAATCGTATATTGTAGTAAATAGGTCAGGATTGTCTGGCACCTGTTCCATTTGGCTTTCGGGGCATTTTACTAAAACCTGTGCTGTATCAACATACCCATCTTCTTGTGTTACATTATTATAGATTACCCAGGTAGAGTCTGATCCCAACGGAGAACTACTGCCAGGCTGATTGTTAATTTTTAATATTTTAATAATGTCGTTAATATTTGTTCCAGTGGCACTACTGTAAACAGTACTGTTTGGATCATAATAGAATTTTGTAGCACCAGCTGATAAGAAACTATAAGTTAGTTTTCTGTAGTCAACATAGTACAGGCCTTGGCGATAGCTGAAACGCAACATCCAATCTGTACTAGCACCAATGTCGGCTGTGGCTATGTTTTCCCAGGTCTGTGTGGTTTGATTGTAGCGTAGACCAAAATTAACTTTAGCTTTAGACTGTGCGGCCAACGTAGAAATAAGTGCGTTGCTTAGATCATTTTTATAAGTTGGAATAATTGTTGTTACTACAGCACCAGTTGGCACTACTGTACCAAATGTAACCTGACTTGGGAGAACGCTATTGTTATTGCCCACTGTTGCGGTAACTGCGGCCCAGAATGTATAACTGTCTTCAGGAGTTTGTGGAGTACCACTGACAATTTGGTGTTGCTCATTAAAATAATGTCCAGCTGGGGCAGTAAATTTAATCAAACTTCCTACTGTGACATACTGTAGATTTGTGTTAATGCCGGCGCCAATTTGTTGTGTTAGTCCGCTGACCTGTAGGAACCCAGAACTAGTTGATGTAGTACTAGTAGTAGATTGAGCAAACACAAGGTTAGCCGGTGCGGCGTATCGTGAGTAATTTTGATAATAGTAGTTACGCATTTCTGTGCTGGTCATTAGCGGAACAATATCATTGTATATTGTTGCGTAGATATCTGTTGCTGACAAGAAATCAAATGTGTAGGTACTGTAGTCGCTGGCGCCGCCGCCAGCGGCAATTAATTGTCCGTCATCACCAAAAATATTTGTAGTTGAATAGCTACCAGTTGGATCAATAGCATCAAGGTAAAGACTTACACCCGAGCTTGTACGATTAACCGCTTTAATCTTTTGAATACTGTTATAGTTAGTCAGCGGGAAGATATTGTAATCTTCACCGGTGATCATACGATTTTGTGTGTAGTATTGTTGTGGTGCACTTGTTTTAATACTAGCCAATGTTTGGCTGGACGCGGCATTGGTTACTGTGTATTTTAAACTAGCAACAAATGTCAATGTTTCAACATTGTTATTTCGTCCCACATAAGGAATAGCAACAATTACACTACTTAAATCATCAGGAGTAATACTATAGCTCAGTGCGTTACTAGTACGATAGTAAAAACGGAAACCACCTTGTGGAATACTAGCAAATGATCCATCACCAAATATTAAATTAACTTGGTCATTGTTTAATGTGTTGACCTGATATAAATTTTTATTAGTCAATTGATTGTAAATTACATTAACACCTGTGATTGTTGGGACTGCTGACCATTTTGTCTGCGGATTTCCGTTAACCCCAAGTTGGTATAACCAAAAGTCTGTATTGTTGATGTTACTGGTTGGAACAGTTACATAGTTATTTGGAATACTGTTTTGTACATTGAAGTTAGTGGCCTGTAGGCTACCTTGTTTGAAATATAAAAAGAATCCAGTATTGTTACTACCATTACCGTTGTTGTCGTTGCGATACAGTATGTTAAACTTACCAATTGTAGTTGGGTCTGCTTCGTAGATATAACTTTCGCCTACTGTTGTTGCGCTTACTGCTTCAAATCCCATTGGTGTTCCGTTGATCGCGGCAGAAAAACTAGCAGTAGGAAGATTGGCGCTGTTTAGACTAACTGAGTATTCGTCAGTTTGTATACCATTGATAAGTTGGCTGTTGCCAGGTTTACCAATTGCCTGATTTGTGTTTAGTGTAGCATTTAGAATTGTGTTGAACTGTTCTAACCAATTGTCGTTGGTTAGGTCATTCCAATGTACGGTGTTGTTTGCCAGGTTATTGCCGTTGCTGTCGTAGACTGTTTCAGTAGTAGCAATACTGTCAATTTTTAATAAGCCACTGGCACTGGTACTGCGCTGTGGATTATAGGCCAGCATACGTGCTAGTTTAAGGATACTGTCACGGCGCTGTGCTGTATCAATAAAGTTTTCGCGAGCATTTAAATCTGTGCGGAAACTTAGGCTTTGTCCCAAAAAGCAAAGTACGTCAATCAATGCTAGAAACTCTGAGCTTTCTAAGAAGTCGTTAAATGTTTCTGGGTAATAGGTCTTGATATAATTTATCATGCTATTACGCAGAGTTTCAAAGTCGTAGCTGACAAAGTCAGCATTAGTAAATGCTTGATAAACCTTAGTCCAATCTTGTTCTACTAGTAGATTGGTTTGACGTGTAGTTTGGGACATAATATTTTACCTATATTCAGTATTTATCAGGTAAAATTATATGGTATGTTTATTGTGTGGAGAAATTACTGAGTAGTTGTTGTGCTGACTTGTCAAAAGTCAAATTTAATACCGCTGTTTGGCTAGTAGGCACAAAAGTCAACGAAAGTTGTATCATATAGCCTTTGTCTTGTTGTGTAACCGAAACCTGGCCTACCTGTAGTCTAGGATCATAGCTGACAATACGTGTAATATCTTCGGTTATAGTAGCCTGAGTATCGTCGGTAAGTGGCTCAAACAACATATTCCAAATAATAGTACCAAATGTTGGCTGCATTAGGCGTTCGCCTTTGCGAGTTTGGAAATAATTTAATAAGTCTTGTCGTGCCAACTCAAAGTCAGTTAAACTGTACTTTTTTTGATTTTGGAGTGTACTAAATCCGCGATATGTAATAGGCATATTGTATTTATTGTGTTAAAACTGTTACAGCATAGCGGCCAGTATTATAGCTGTCGGCGCCTGCCCCTACATTAAAATATCTCCAGGCCCAGGCTCCTGTTCCGGTACCAGCCTGACTATTGCTCTGTGTGCCTATTCCCAATCCCAGTGTTACATATAGCATACCACCAACGATATCGGCAGAGTCTGTGTCAGTTATCACGTTGATCTTTTTAGCATTTAAATAGGTTGTGTTTAAAATTTGATAGATCAAATGATCTTGTGCTGTAGAGTTATTTAAAAACTCGCCAAGACTGTTGATATTGTAAAAATATGTTGTTGCTGTGCCAGTGTTAATATATTTAGGACTCCAGCAATGGCGATAATTTACACAGGCATTGCCGTATTGTTTGTTGCTACCACTGGCTAGTAGTCCGTAGTCTTCTAATACTTGTGGTGCTATTTGATAACGTCCAACTTCATTATTTGTGCCAATTTTTGTATAATCCCAGGCACTAGCATCATATCCAATTTGTGCTACTAATGCTCGTGCCTGCCCGGGCGTTAATTGAGTTATAGCTGTATCCAACGGTTGTGCTATTGGCATTGTATTTTTGCCCAGCCAGGTTTGTGGTAGTGGGGTAGGTACAACACCACCGGCTGCCGCTTGAATACCAATGTCAGTCATTATAATATTGCCCCTGCTATTGCGGCTGCAATGGCCACTTTACTTGGGTCTGGACGAGTTTTATAATCATCTTTGGTCCAAGGTTCGTGTGTTGGCACCAGTGTACATACACTTTGTAATACACCTTCGTTGATGGCCCATCCTTTACTACCATCGTTGACTACGTCTTGGTGCGGACTAGTAACTATGTCAAGTGCTGGCGGCACCGGAATTGGCAAATACGGGCTATTTAATAGTATAGTAGCGCCGTTAATTCTAGTACTTATTAATGAACTTAAATTTAAAATACCATTGGCACCTACGTTCATTACACCAGAGCCAATATTCATCATAACTGTACTTCTAATAGATGCTGTTGTAACGGCTTTAATTTGTAGACTACCAGCACTTTGAATAGTAACATTATTGGATAGTCCCGACAATGCTCCACCTTGTGTGCCAGGTGCGCCACTGCTTTTTGCTGTGATGTTTACAGCGGCACCTTGTATGTTTACAGCACTATCGCTGTGCATATTAATTGGGCCACTGCTACGTAAGTTAAAGCCAGCGGCGCCATAGATATTGATTGATCCATCTGGACTAAATTCTAACCATTGATTACCACTGGCACTACCAATATAAAGTACGCCAGTTTTAAATGTGCCTTGATCATTGCTAAACTCAACGCTGTCATTCATTAGTATTTGATGCCCGGCACTGGTACGCAAACGTATTAGCTGATCGTTGCCGTCCTTGTCGCCATCGTCCATGACAAACTGATGACCGCCTTTACGGAATATTACTAAGTCAGGATTGTTAGGGATTTGATCTCCAGGCGTGCCTTTGGCTCCCGGTGTACTAATACCATATACATTACTTGGAGATTCGCGAAGGCTACTAGAACTAATTGCGCCGCGAACAGGATCTCTTTCTAGTCCTTGTGCTATTAGTTTTCCTGTTTGATATTCGTGTGGGAATCGTTTTGTTGTAACTAGGCCATCGGCAGTTTGTGCGTTAGTATCTTTTGACGAATACTCAATTACCGGAGTAAGTGTATCTCCTGTCAACATTGATCCCAGTTGATCGCTTGGTGCTAGAGTATTATTTTGTCCGCCAATGTTACGTGCGATACCCGGAACCATATGATGGCTACCGCTGTCATAGACACAGGCAAACCAATAACCACGATTAATATCGCCAGCGGCAAACGTGACCAATACTTTATTCCCAATGTCTGGCGGCACAAACCACATACCGTAGCTTTGTCCGGCTGTTACTGGACTGTCAGGAGTTGATTGTGTATCTGTTCCGTAGGTTGTTCCATAAAACGGACTTGCGTAACTAACTGGAACACCATCGTCAGGCATTTCGTCTTGAGCACCCCAGTCTGGAATATAGACTTTTAGGCCGCCCATACGGCTGCCTTTAATGTGGCTAACCACTGTGCCTACATACGGCCCAGCATCACGTACAAATCCTGATTTTTTATCGTTTGATATAGCATTAGGACCAGTACCAAATGTTGGTTTGAGATTATTTGTTCTATCCGTCATAATTGATTATTCTCTATGTTCGTGCGTTGACACCTACTCCGTCAGTGCCTGCAGCCGACGGACCAGTAGTTAATTGTAGTGACGTAGGCACCAACGACAATTGAGGGGTTAGTTGTTGCGTACCCAATAGATTACTTGTGCTGGCATTTGTTGCGTTATTTACTATTGCTATTGTCGGCTGATTTGGAACTACCGTGGGAGTATTAGTAGTAGAACTAATATTAGTACCACCAGTTTTAATAGTATTGTTGTTATTTGTGTTAACTGGATCTCTTGCCGAATCAACTAAAGATTTTTGATATTTTCTAAAAGCATCCATTAACTTACTATTACTATAACGAGTCATTCTAATAACTTGTTCAAATTTACCATTGGCAAAATTACTTTTAACTGTTAGTATTCTATACTGACCATCAAATGTGCTGGGTCTAGTGCCCGGGGGTGGATAAATGTTACCTTGGTTACTAATATCAATATCGTTGTCAAGAGGACTGTTGATAGTTAACCGACAAACTACATCTCCATCGTCCATTCTAATAAATCCATATTTGTTACAAAAATCGGCCTGGCTTAAACTAGCATCTGTTTCTGCGCCACTATTTGGAGAAACATATAACCAATCGTCTTGTTTTAACAAGGTAGGGTCGCCGACAATTCGCATTTCAACGTACAACATATCCCCGTTAAGACGAGTATACAAACTCGACATCACATCTAATCCTACCTGCGCTGCCGGGTTGGCAATGTTAGTAAAACCTTGTGTTAGCGTTGGTCTATTAACCTGTGGCAAATATTTCATTGGTGTATCATTACCGATTGTACCGAGCTGTGGGAAAAGTTGACTAACAAATCCTTGTGTTAATAATATGTCAGGACTATTAGTTGCTAATATATCTTTTAGTGTAACCCCTGTTGGCAGTTGACTAGCAAACTGGTTGGTAAATGACAGCACAGGAACAAAAAATGTACTGTCAAAATTCATTTTAAGTTCAACAATGTCTTTATTTTGGCCAGTATAGATATATTGATAATTTTTAACAGTATAGTCGTAGCTGTCTTTGAGTTGCGTGGTTCTTGGATGGTTAGTATTAAAACTTGTAAATTTTTTAATAATAAAAGTAATATCTTTAGCTCGGTTACCTAACACCGGATCAAAAGCATCAACTGTTCCAGCATTGGGATCAGTGCTTAATATTTCTGCTGTTGATTTAAATCCTTTGTATTCTAACAACGTTTGAATTTTAAATGTATTAAGCAGTTGTGACTGATCAGTTTTGCTTGGATCTTTACCAAGCAGGCCAAGTTGATCCTGCATCCATTGGCTTTGTGCTAATACTTTAAATAAGATGTCTACGAGGTTTGTGCCAGCTGGTATAGTAAATTTCTTAGAATTAACATCTAATGTTGTTTTAGTAGAATTAATTTCTGACAGCGGAGTGTTGTTGGAAGTTATTAATTTACTGCTGGCTATATCATCTTTAGGATCTGAAAAAGGAAAGGCAAATTTTAATCGGCTAGCATACGTTTGCGTTTTTTTTACTTCAACCAAATAAATTAACGCCGCGTTCCATTGTTTAGTTAGGTCATCAAAAAATTCTTTAACTGTTGACGCCTGCACGGTAAAAATTTTAGGAGTTGCTATTGCACCTTGGTCGTATGCTTCGTGGCCCGATGCGGAAAACGATATAGTATATTGCGTTCCTTTATCGGTTAATTCAATTTTCATTTGAAGTAATCGTATAGGAAATCTTTTTCTGTATAACTTACTAGTCGATACCGGAATTGGATTTCCTTTTTCATCAAACCCAGTAAAGTCAACCTGTAGCATATATGGTCGATCTTGATAGTTTTTAAATGTTCCTGTTGCTGGATCAAAACTAGCACTAAGGAGAGTGTCAACTAGGCTAATACCATATGGTTCAACAATTATCATTTTACCATGTGTTATATTTCCGCTTTTGCTAGTGGCATTAAGACCAATGGTATTTTCCATTTCAACTTCTGTGATGTAGTAGTTAAGCCCAGCGGTACTAGGCAGTCTTTTATTGGCGTAAACTCCGCCGTCCTCGGCTAAAACATAACTGTTAGGCAAAAGTGCTGTTGCGCCAGCGCCAGGACTACGAGCATTTACTAGGTTATTGTAATCTGCTACGTCAAGCCACCAAAGACTAAAAGAATAAGTCCAGGTTGGAAACTGATGTAACGGATTATCAATTGGTGTTGTTTTTGTTGGGTCAGCCACGGCTTAATGTCCGATTGATGTAAGTATTGCGGATTTTGGAGGTAGAATTATAATTTTTGGTGCTACAAAATCAAAAGTAGGATCTTTAAGAACATCGGGATTGCGTACAGCAAATACCCACCAAAATGCCGAGTCGGCATAAAGGTCGTGTGCTAATAGATCCGGTCTATAATTGTAGGGAGGATCAATTTGATACACTTTATCAGCTATGTCAGGTTGAATGTATTTGCCAGACCAGGTATCTAAAAATTGTCCCCATAGTTGTGTTCCTGCGTAGGGACTAGTAGAGTTATATGTTACTGACATTATAAGAAACCTCCAACTGGTGGGGTTGTAACAACCTGGGTACCTCGCGTAGCTCCAAATGCGCTAGCAGGTCTGCCTAGACCAACCTGATTAATTAGTGCGCCATTGGCAAAGTCTTGTAGACTGAAGCTTTGGCTTTGTGATACACGACTGTATACTGGCTGTACTGTTACTGTTACTGTGCTTGATGTTGGCAAGCGTGTGCTGGTTTTTCTTGGATTCTGTATAGCTGGGTAATAGGTAAACCCTGGTTCTGATACATCCATATAGTCAACGTCGCTAGGCATAGTATGACTAAAACTAGTTACTACTACAGGAACGTTGGGCAAGTAGTACTGGCCATACCCATTGAGATACAGTATTGGCGGAGGATTACCGGCGGCTGGATTTTGATCTGCTCCAAAAAACATTTTTGTTGCCGCTCTTAAAAAATAAATTGTTGCTAGTAAATACTGGCCTTCAGTTAAATTTTGTACAGTAAATTCGCCAGCAATAGTAATAGCACTAACTTCACTGTTATTATAAAAATAACTAGCATAGTTTGTATGTGTTAATTTTTGTGATTCGTAATTGGCAGTATGTGTAACGCTAAGTGTCGGAGTATAAGGAAATACTACCCCAATTCGTTGTTGTGCTGTGGTTTGCCCGCCAAGGCCTCCGGGCAATAAACTACCTACTACTGCGGTACCAGCATTGTCAGCACCGCCGCCTGCGCCAAATATCTCGCCCGACTGTTTCAATGGGGTTAGTAGAGTGTTGTTTGGATCGTTGTAAAAATAGTTAGCATAGTTAGGTAGTGTTAGTCTAACACGCCAATCTTCGGCAGCATCTGGATAAGAAATTTTAACCGACGGAGATTTTGAACCTGTAGCTTTTCCGTATAAAGTTGACAGATTGTCTCGTGTGGCCGCCTGACTAAACCCAAAAGGTTGTGTAAGAGCGTTAGCAATAGAGCCCGACATATTACTTGCTGAAGGATTAGATAGTATTGGCATATGAGTATTTATCGGCTAGAATAAACGGCCCAGATAAAGACACTTATTTAGAAAAGGTTGACCTTGGCTATTAAATATGTTAGTATGTGCTTACTTTTATAAAGGACTAAGAGGTGCGCCATAATTATCTTAACAACAAAGACATTCTAAAAGAGATTCACAAAAGCAAAAATACTTACTGTTACTATCAAAAACCCGAATACGGTGATTATGATATGATTCTTCCAGACGTAAGTAAAATTAATAAAAAGAACATTAAAGAAGCTAGACAAAACAGAGCAGACCGTTTAACTAAACTGGCACACGAAGCAGATTTAGCCGAAACAGGAGTTAAACGCAAATTAGATGAATTTGAAGTTAAGCTCAAAGATGTTCCGGACACCGATGTAGTATTCCGTGTAATGACCTGGGCTCATATACCAGTCGATGATGCCAAAAGCCGTAAGGCCGCTATCAAGCAAATGGAAGAAGATGGCGTACCACATTCCGAATACGACGACGATACCGAGATTGATATTTCCGGTAGTACTAAGTATGTTAAAGTAAATTTCCCACCATTTGAACACTACAAAGTTGACGAAACAGGCACACCAGTTTGTGTAGGACGTAGCCACTGGCAGGGTGGATTAAAAACTGGTAAATTTAATCGTGAGCACGGGAAAATGACTCCTAAGCTGGCTCATATGTTTATTAAGCTGTGTGAGCGGTATGCCACTCGCAGTAACTGGAGAGGATATACCTACAATGACGAAATGCGCTCACAGGCCTTGCTACAGCTCAGTCAAATTGGACTACAATTCGATGAATCAAAATCACAAAACCCTTTTGCTTATTATACTGCCGCTATTACTAATAGTTTTACTCGAGTACTTAATATTGAGAAGCGTAACCAGAATTTACGAGATGATATTTTAGAAATGAATAACCTAACACCTAGTTATACACGCCAGGGTATGGGCGCCGGACCAACATCATCCGAATCACATTATGATGAGTAAATAAGTCTTTGACTTTACTCATTTAATTCTCTATAGTAAGCTACTATGACGAACCTTTTTAAGAAGGCGGCTATGTTTACTGACATCCATTTTGGATTAAAGTCTAATAGTACGCTACACAATGAAGACTGTTTAAATTTTGTAAAGTGGGCAACTGCCAAGGCCAAAGAGGAAGGATGCGACACCTGTTTGTTTTTGGGTGATTGGCATAACAATCGTGCCAGCATCAACATCCTTACCTTACAATACAGTCTACAAGCACTGGAGCACTTAAATGCGAACTTTGATCAAACATACTTTATTCCAGGTAACCATGATTTGTACTATCGCGATAAGCGTGATGTACAAAGTGTGGAGTGGGCCAAACACCTTACTAACATCCATATTTGTAACGATTGGACTACTATCGGCGACGTCACTATTGCTCCGTGGCTTGTTGGCGACGACTTCAAACGATTAAGAAAATTAAAAGGCAAGTATATGTTTGGGCACTTTGAGTTGCCTGGATACCTAATGAATGCCATGGTTGCTATGCCCGAGCACGGCGAACTACGCGGTGATGATATGCAGGGCTTTGAGCACGTGTTTACTGGACATTTCCACAAACGTCAAACACAGCGTAACATTACATATATTGGTAATTGTTTTCCGCACAACTATGCCGATGCTGGTGATGATGAACGTGGACTTACTATATTAGAGTGGGGTCAAGATCCAGTGTATATTGCTTGGCCCGATCAACCCAAGTATCGTGTATTTGGTTTAAAAGATCTACTAACGCACACAGAAGTTATGCTTAAACCCAATATGCACGTTCGTGTTAATTTGGACGTAGATATCAGCTACGAAGAAGCCACTTTTATTAAAGAAACTTTTGTTCCGCAGTATAATTTACGTGAGCTTACACTTATTCCTGCCAAAGTCACAGACTTAACCGACTACGAAATACAAGGCAATATAGAGTTCGAAAGTGTAGATCAAATTGTCTATGGACAACTAAGCAGTATCGAATCGGAGCAGTTTAATAAAAACCTATTACTGGACATTTATAAAAATCTCTAATGTTTAAAATAAAAACACTCACAGTTAAAAACTTTATGAGCGTGGGTAATATTACTCAGGCTGTAGATTTTGATCGTCGAGACCTAACATTGGTCTTGGGCGAAAACTTGGACCTAGGAGGAGACGACTCGGGCGCACGTAATGGTACAGGTAAAACAACCATTATCAATGCTCTTAGTTTTGCCATGTACGGCAATGCCTTGACTAACATTAAAAAAGATAACTTAATTAATAAGACCAACAGCAAAGGCCTAATGGTCACTATTGATTTTGAAAAGGATGGCGAAACATATAGAATTGAGCGTGGGCGTAAGCCTAACGTAATGAAGTTCTTTGTAGGCGATCAAGAAAAAGAAATTACAGACGATGCCCAAGGTGATTCAAGAGAAACACAGCAAGAAATAGAACGTATGCTGGGTATGAGTCACGATATGTTCAAACATATTGTAGCTCTAAACACTTATACAGAACCGTTCTTGTCATTAAAAGCCAATGATCAACGTACTATTATTGAACAACTGTTGGGTATTACACTACTAAGTGAAAAAGCTGATCGTTTAAAAGAAACAGCAAAAGCCACTAAAGAAGCTATTACAGCCGAAGAGTTTCGTATCAAAGCTGTAGGCGATGCTAACAAACGTATTGAAGAACAAATAGAATCATTAAAACGTCGGCAAACGCAGTGGACTACGAAACATGAAGAAGAGATTAAGAAACTACAGACGGGAATTGAAGAGCTTCAGAAAATCGACATCGAGGCCGAGATTCAGGCACACCAAGCGTTTAAAACCTGGGATCAAACTCGAAAGGATATCAATGAATTATCGTCGGCGATTAGTCGGACGAAAATGGATCTTGTTCGGGAAGAGAAAACTATTGCAAAGATATCTACAGAACTCGTTTCGCTGGAAAATCATACGTGCCATACCTGCGGTCAAGAGTTCCATGACGAAAAGCACCAACAAGTATTGGGACAGAAGCAGAGAGACTTATCAACAGCACAAGAAAATCAGAGAACCCATGCTGCCACACTGGCTGAATTACAGTCTGCTCACGATGGGTTGGGCAAACTAGGCCCACGTCCAGAAACATTCTACGATCGAGAGTCAGATGCTATTCATCACCAGGCCACAGTTGATAATTTAATTCAACAATTAGCAACTAAGTCAGCAGAAGTAGATCCCTACACAGAACAAATTGCCGAAATGAGCGAGCAGGGCATTGAAGAGATTACCTATGATGTCATGAACGAATTAACTAATCTGCGTGATCATCAAGAGTTCCTACTTAAACTGTTGACTAATAAAGATTCGTTTATTCGTAAACGTATTATTGATCAAAATTTAAGTTATCTAAATGCTCGCCTTGGGCAGTACTTAGATCGTATTGGTTTACCGCATACTGTTAAATTCCTAAATGACCTTAGTGTAGAAATCACCGAGTTAGGGCGTGATTTAGATTTTGATAACCTAAGCCGCGGAGAACGCAATCGTTTAATTTTATCATTAAGCTGGGCATTCCGCGATGTTTGGGAAAGCCTGTATCAACCTATTAACCTGTTATTCATTGATGAGTTAGTTGACTCAGGTATGGATAGTTCGGGTGTAGAAAACGCACTATCTATACTAAAGAAAATGTCAAGGGACAGTAACAAGAGTGTTTGGTTAGTGTCGCACAAGGATGAATTGTCGGGTCGGGTAAACAACACCTTACACGTAGTTAAAGAAAATGGATATACAAGTTACAACACCGACGTCGAGATTACTGAGTCATCGTAGAATACACATCGAATTAAGTAGTAAGTGTACGCTTAAATGCCCTCGATGCCCTCGCACGGAGTTACATCCAGATAGCCTAAACAAAGAAATTACTCTATTAGAGTTTCAGCGTGCCTTTACCCCGGACCTACTAAAAGAGATACAGGAAATAACTTTCTGTGGCGACATAGGTGATCCTATATATGCTCGCGACTTTTTACCTATTGTGGAGTACATTAAGCGATCACGGTTCAATGTCAGCTTGATTATTGTTACTAATGGTAGTTACAAGCCCGAAGCGTGGTGGCAAGAACTAGGTATGTACCTAAGGCCCAATGACAAAGTTACATTTAGTGTTGACGGGTGGGATCAGGCCAGTAATGAACAGTATCGTGTTAACAGCGACTTTGATTCAATTGTAGCAGGTGCTCGTGCTTTAAGACGAGTAACTAAGGCACAAATGAATTGGTCAGCTATCTATTTCAAGTTTAACGAAGATAAGATGCCCTGGATACAAGACCTAGCACGTGAATTAGAATTTGATACATTTGAAGCTGTACTGAGTACAAAGTTTGACAATCAGTATCTTGTCAACGGTGTAGACCCATTGAAGCCTGTGGGTGGATGGGTTGCTACAGGCAAGTATGAAGTTATGCAGGAAAAATTAAAAAGCGGTATCCCTGTTATATTTTATGAAACACGTCAACGCCACTCGTGGGCTCGATGTGCCAATTGGGACATACCTATGTTTATCAATGTAGATGGTTATGTATTTCCTTGTCCTTGGTTTAATTCAGGTTACTTGGAAAATGATTTCTTTGAAAAACATCGAGAACAGTTGTCAATTAAACATCGTACACTTACTGAAATTATCAATGATCCATTATGGGACGAAATGTACACACGCTTTGAAATAGCACCACTAGATATTTGTAAACTAAAGTGTAAAAATGCCGAATAAAGATATATTTTGTAACATACCCTGGTACGAGCTACACATCAATCACGATGGTAGCTATGATCTTTGTGGCTGTATGAGTGAGCTTATTACCGACACGGCAGATGCTCGGGAGTGGAACATACGTAATTATCCTGTGGCAGAGTATTGGCAAAGTCGTAGGTTACGTGATGAACGATTAAGCAAGATGTCAGATGTGCCCAATCCTGCCTGCAGTGTTTGCCAACATCAAGACTCAATAGGTAATCACAGTAAACGTATCAAAGAAAACTTAAAGAGTGTTATTTTTTACGACAAGAATTTTTATAAGAGTTTTGAACAAAGCCCGCACAGAGCCGCATTTGAATACAGTCTGGCCAATGATGGTGTTACAGTTACAAAGCCAGCAAGTTATCATTTGAGCCTGGGCAACGAATGTGATTTATCCTGTATTATGTGTAGTCCAAATGCCAGCTTTAAACTAGCACAGGATTATAAAGTCTTAGGTTGGGCTAAAGATGCTCGCAGGCTTAATTGGACTGATGATCAGGACATTTGGAATAACTTTTGTCAAACCCTACTAACTACTGATTTACTCAGCCTACATATTATCGGCGGCGAGCCTACTATAAACAAGCGATTTAGACAACTAATAGACCTATTTGTCAGCAATAATCGCACAGACTTTAGCTTTAGTTTTACTACTAACTGTATGCATCCTATTGATGATCTGTGGGATAAGCTAGCCAAGTTTAAGCGTGTTGAGATTGGTATGAGTGTAGAAACAGTCAGCGAATCCAACAACTATGTACGCTATGGTAGTAGCATAGATGCTATACTATTAAACATAGCTGAGTTTCAAATGTCTGCTCCAGACAATGTAGATTTTGTTGTTCGCACAGTTCCAACGCTGTTGACCATTACAGAATACAGTCAATTAATTGATTGGTGCTATGACAATGACTTTTTACTAAACAGTTATTTTGCTGTTGATCCACCGTGGCAACAGATTCAATTGTTGCCCGATTCAATAAAAATACCTTTACAAAAACAATTTCAGGCTCAATTAGAACGTTATCGTGCTTTAACCGATCATCGTATTAAAGGTCTAACTAACTTTAGAAACAAAGAATATGTTTTAGAAAATCTAATAAAAGAAATTGAAGCGGCAATTTGTAGTTTAGAGCCGGGCAACGTTGATGTAGACCTTGCTAGAGCTAGTGTGTTAAAGTTCAAGCAGTTAGATACTATGCGTAAGAATAGTGTTGTGGCGGCGTTTCCTGTATTACAAGAATGGTTTGAATCAAATGGCTACTAATTTACAGTTTCGATTAACTATAGAGCCTAAGGGCTACGACGATTGCTGGCCAGAGTTTTTTATTAAGATCGACGATAACCTGCAGGATCAGGGCATACTAAAAGAACAGCTCACTTACAATTTTGATGTTACACTAGAGGACGGCAAACACGTGCTCAGTGTTGGATTAACTAATAAAACTGATGCTGATACTGTTGTTAATGACGGCAAAATTGTATCAGACAAAGCAATTTACATACATCCTATAGAAATAGAGGGCTACAAGTTAGATGATTTTATGTACCAAGCTACATACTACCCAACCGGTAGGGATAGTTTAAAAAGCAATTATTTAGGTTGGAATGGCGAATGGCAGCTGTCGTTTACCACTCCTATTTTTACTTGGATACATCGAACACAGCAATTAGGGTGGATTTACGGAGAAAAATTATGAATATAGCGAAAGAGGCATAATTAAGTATGCTATATGACATGGTTATTCGAAAATTCCGTAGTAGAAACTTTACCTGAAACGTGTGTTGGTTTTGTTTATTTGATTACAAATAAACTAACTGGCAGGAAATATATTGGAAAAAAATTAGCACGTTTTAAAAAAACAACTTATCGTATGGTAAAACTTAAAAACGGTAAGAAGAAAAGAAAAAAGATACGTGGAAGTATCGACAGTGATTGGCAAACATATTATGGCTCAAGTCCCGAATTAACAAAAGATGTAGTAGCATTAGGCGTTGACAATTTTAGTAGAGAAATCTTATACTATTGCTCAAGCAAAGCAGAATGCAGTTACATTGAAGCGAGAGAACAATTTGCTCGCAGAGTATTAGAAACAGAAGATTATTATAACGGACACATACAGGTCCGTGTACATGGCTCACATATTATCAACAAGATAAGTTCACTAGACACCAAGTCCACAGTTACGACTAGCACAGGTCAAACTCGTGTGCCTAAGACAACTGGATCTAGGATCGCAGGGACGGAAGACTCATCGCTGTAATGAGCACTTAGCAACTATCCTTAACAGGACGAAGATCGGATATGCCTACGGAACCGGTTTTGCTATTTGAAAAGATTTTAGGAAAAGGCTAAAAGAAGGGAGAAAAACCCTACGTACATATTTGTGTTAGCGTATGAATATGTGCCGCCGTCGTATAAAGACGCAACTCGAGGTACCGGACGACCGCCTCTGTAATGTTGTAACGCTAAGTGATTGTGCTACTCGGATGATGCTACAATTTCATTTTGCCCCTTTAGCGGGCAAAGTGTGACTGATTAATCTGGATGATACTTAGAACAACACTAATAAAAAAAATAATTTCTGAACGCAGTGAAAGAAATAGACTTACGTAGTAAGTCTCGAAAGTATAAAACTCTAAAAGAATGGTAAACCCGATTCTTTAGTGGTTTCCATGTTTTTCTTAATAATACTAGCAATAATCTCGCGCTCTTGATTACTTAACATCATAGCTTCGTCGTAGCTTATTCCACCACGCATAAACCAACTCATTTTAAGTGCTTCTTCTTTAACGGCCCTTGCATCTCTTTCGTAACGATTAAGGAGATCTATAGTCTCCTCGTTAGAGAGTGTTAAGAGCCGATCGCGAAAAAACGTGAGTAGTCAAACTCCATTGGTACTTCAAATGTTTTGCCACAGTCTGTTTCTGTGCATTTAAGTTTAAATGGTGGGATAGCGGCTTCATTAGCAATAGCGGTTAATCTTGCTTCAATTAATCTAGTAATCTGGGCTTCGGCGTTTTGATAAAATTCTTTAATAAACTCTTCGTCGGTTACTCTAGAGCCATCATCTGTTTCAATGTATTCTGTAGCAGAAACAATTAGTTGATTGTTTAAATCAACTATTTTCCTCATACTTTCTTTAAGTTTAGCATTTCTAACTTCTTCTGTGATGCTAGTATCTTGTAAAGATTGGATTATACGTTGTTCTTCAAAATTAATAATATTTGATTTAGTTACGTTAAAATATTTTTGCGGACGTAGTTTAATTTTTAAATCGTTAAATTCAATTGTAGTATCGTAGTCCGGGCATTTAATTCCGCTACTGGCTACTGATAAATCGGCATCATAATCGTGCTCGTGGTCGCAATATGGGCACTTGGCATTGATAGGCATAAGTTGTCCATAACTAGCAACACGTATAGCAATCAAAATAGAGTCAACATCAACGCTAGGTGTTTGCCAGGGGTCTTTGATATTTGGACAACAGCTTTTAATAACATCTACTATACCGTTGCCGTTCATTAGTGCGTCGGGAGTTTTTAGTGTTACTTCGTCTCCGGCTGTCATTGGATAAACCGGGATTTCTCCAGTTACTGGTAAATCTAGTGCGTCGTCTGGCCAAAAACGTCCGTTGCTTGGTAATTTGAAATAAATTGTTGGGCGTCTAAAATGCTTGACCAAAGGATTAATTGGTTTTGTATCCATATTTTGATTCCTATAAATAGTTGATATACTCGAGTATATTTATAGGCGCAAAAACATGGACTTTAGTAAAGATGATCTAAAACAAGCATTTATGGATGCTATGCGGGAATCGCGTGGTTCGTTTGGCGGACCAACCTTCAAGGGTGACCCTATTGAAGAAATGGCTAAGTTTGAAGCCGCATTAAAACGTAACAAAGCCAGCTTTGGAGATATCACTAAAGGAATGCTAGCTGGTAAAGCGGCGTTTAAAGATCTAACATATCAAATAAGTGACGTTGAAGATAAACTTGAAGAATTAGCTGATAAAACAGGTGAAGTGGCTGCCGAGCAACGTGAACAGTTGCAGGGAATGAAAAAAGAGTTAGAAATTACTCAAAAGTCTAATATAGCAAAAAAAGCCTTTATAGACACAGTATTAACTAGCACAAAAGCACTAGCAGGATTTGGTGTGTCGGCCGTTGGTATTGCCGCAAGGTCGATGGGCAATTTAGCCAACGGATTACAAAGCGGAGCAAGTGCTTTTAGTCTAGCCGGTGGTGTTATGAATGGTGCTATGGATGTAGCCAATGCTGGTACACAGGCCCTGGCGGCTGGTATGAGCGCCGTTGGTATGGGAATGACCCAGGTATTACCAGGGTATTGGAAAATTCTTGGAGTAGCCACAACTGGTTTAGCAATGGCATTTGGCGGACTAGCAGATGCGGCAACGGCTACTGGTAAGTTCATTGTTAACTTTATGGTCAAGCAGTTAGAAATGACCATGGAATCGTTTAATAAATTAACAGCCGCAGGTGCTACATTTGCCAATGGCATGACTGGTATGTATGATGCCGCTGATAAAGCTGGATTAACAATTACACAGTTATCAAATGTTGTAGCCAAGAACACAGAAACTTTTGCTGCCTCTGGTATGAGTATTACAGAGACTGTTAAGATGGTTGGCAGAGTTGGTCAGGTTATGAAGGCAACTAACATGACTGACAATTTATTAAGACTTGGCTACGGATTTGAAGAGCAGGTTCAACTAGTAGCTGAGACTATCGCAGATATGCGAGCATCTAGATCGGATATGATAAAAGATCCGGCTGGCATAGCAAGAGCTACCGAAGAATACGCTAAAAATCTACGTGTGATATCATCTATCACAGGCGAAGACGCACGTAAGAAAATGGAAGAAGTTAGAGGGTTAGCTACACAAGCGGCATTCCGGGCTAAGTTATTGGAATTAGAAAACCAGTTTCCTGGCACATATCAAAAGACATTGGCTGCAATGGCTACTATGACTCCGGTAATGCAAAAAAGCGTTATGGAAGGATTATTGCTTGGTCAGGTAATCAATACTGAAGGTGCGATAATGTCAAGTCAAAGTGCGGCAATATCAGAGCAAATATACGGAACAGTTGAAGCTATAAAATCTGGTAACCTAAGCACACAAAAACAATTAGAAGAAAATCAGCAACTACAAGGTAAAACTAACGATATGTTTATGAAACAAATCGATACATTTACACAAATTGGTATTGCTGGTCTTGCAGGCGGAATGTCAGAACTAAACAAAGCACTTAGCGACCAAATTAGAAAGTCTGATTTAATTTCTGAAGAAGGTGTTAGAAAAGCACAACAAAATGCTGAGAGTCTTAAAACAGCCAATGACGGCCTAACAACACAAATGGTTGAAGCCGCTCATACTGCACAGAACTTTGCTATAACTTTACAAAACCTGGCTAAAAACGAACTAGGACAGTTTGCTCTTTATACTACAGCAATCCTAGGAGCATTAGATAAAGCTCTCAGAGACTTTTATATAGAAATTGGCAAATACAAAGGTGAAGATGAGGGATTCTGGGAAGCCTACGGATTAGATATTGCCCAAGGTTTGCTTGGTGCTGTTATGATAGGTGTTGGTGCAATCGCCGAACCATTTACCTTAGGTGGTAGTACAGCAATAATTGGCACTGGTGCCTTAGGTCTTGGAACTGCTAGTTATGATGCCTACGAAAAATATCAAAAAAGAAAAGATGGGGGATCTAGTAGAATCCCTAGTGTTAAGGATGGAAAAACTCCAGATTTCTCTGGAGTAAACACTAACGGTGCACAAGGATACGGACAAATCACTCCAGATCTACAGGCCGCAATCACTAACTTAGCAAAAGCACAAACTGATGCCAACAATCCTTTAAAAGGCGCAACGATATCATCAGCTAACGATGCTACAACATTTGCCCCACATCGCAATTCAAAGCACGGCATTGGTCGTGCAATGGATATCACTATACCTGGCTATAACGCCAAGGTAAACGACACAGATCCAACAATATTAAAAAGATCCGAAGCAATTAAAGCCGCTATTATAGCACTTGGATTTAAAACAGTTGACGATGAATATATTAAACCGAGTGATGCTGCCATTGGCGGCCATTTCCACGCAGAACTTAAAGATGGCGCTATTGTTAGTTCCAAAACTGGCGGAGTGGGCGTTAACGTCGGCGAAGGCGGACGCGACGAATTAATTACACCTTTAAAAAATGGTATGTTGCCCGGAATGGCTGAATTAATCAATGAAGTTAAAGAATTAGTACGAGTTACTAAAGCGCACAAGGATGTTTCGGAAAATATTAGTATGTCTCTCATCTAACTAGCGATAAATACTGTATAAGAGAGAACATATATGGCCGGTTGGAAAAAATACTTTAAAACCAGTAACTTACCTAGCAACATCAGCCCCTTAGGTGGCGGACGATTAGCGGATCCTGGTTATCGCAACTATCAAAGTCAGTTACCTGAAGTGTATACTGGTCAACCAAATCGTGTTGAACGTTACAATCAGTACGAACAAATGGATATGGATTCAGAAGTTAATGCCGCACTAGACATTCTTGCTGAATTCTGTACACAAAAGAACTTAGAAAACCACACAGCGTTTACTGTCAAGTTCAAAGAACAACCTAGTGATAACGAAGTTAAAATCATTAAAGAACAGCTACAACAATGGGTAGCACTTAATGAATTTAACAAGCGTATCTTTAAAATGGTACGCAACGTATTCAAATACGGAGACCAAGTGTTCCTACGTGATCCAGAAAACTTTAAATTATATTGGACAGAAATGTCTAAGGTTACTAAAGTTATTGTCAATGAAGGCGAAGGCAAAAAGCCCGAGCAGTACCTAGTTAAAGACCTAAATCCTAACTTTCAAAACTTAACAGTAACAGCAGTAGCTACAACAGACACATATATGAATCACCCACAGGTTGGTGGCCCAAGCGGTAGCTATACACAACCACAAAGCCCATTTGGCGGTGGTTCACGTTTTAGTCACAGTAAAAATGAAGCAGTTATTAATGCCGAACACGTGGTTCATATTAGCCTAACTGAAGGCTTAGACGTATATTGGCCATTTGGTAACTCTGTATTAGAAAACATCTTTAAGGTGTTTAAACAAAAAGAACTGTTAGAAGATAGTATTATTATCTATCGTGTACAACGTGCTCCAGAGCGTCGTGTGTTTACAATTGACGTAGGTAATATGCCAAGTCATATGGCCATGGCATTTGTTGAACGTATTAAAAATGAAATTCATCAGCGTCGTATGCCTAGTGCTAATAACACCGGCGGACAAAGTATGATGGATTCTACATATAATCCTTTGAGCCAAAACGAAGACTACTTCTTTCCGGTAACAGCCGAAGGCCGTGGCAGTAAAGTGGACGTACTACAGGGTGGACAAAACCTAGGCGAAATTACAGACTTACGCTTCTTTACCAACAAGTTATTCCGTGGTTTGCGTATTCCTAGTAGCTACTTGCCTACTACAGCCGAAGACGGTAGCCAGGCCTACACAGACGGTCGTGTTGGTACAGCACTTATACAAGAATGGCGCTTTAACCAATATTGCCAGCGTTTACAGGCAATGATTGCCGACAAGTTAGACAGTGAGTTTAAGCTGTTTATGCGTTGGAGAGGCTTTAATATTGATGGATCATTATTTGATTTAACATTCAATGAACCGCAAAACTTTGCTCAATATCGCCAGGCTGATATTGATGCCGCACGTATTACTAACTTCGCACAGTTAGAACAGGTTCCTTATTTGAGCAAACGTTTCTTAATGAAACGTTACTTAGGTATGAGTGAACAAGAGCTAAGTGAAAACGAAACAGCCTGGGCCGAAGAACGTGGCGATACTGAACTAGCTAAACCTGATGCTCCTAGCTTAGGTGGTGTAAACATTACCCCAGGTCGTGTTGATGCTGAACTAGATGGACTAGGACAAGACACAGGAGTAGGCGCTCCTGCCGGACAAGAAATGGCCGGAAGCCCAGCTGGCCCCGGTGCAGCCGCAGGTGGCGGTCCACTTTAAATTGAAAAAAGGTTAAATACTAACATGAATATAATGGAACTATTTGACCAATCACCCGACGGCTATCACGACGAAAAAGCCGATCAAAGCGTGGCTAAAATGTCTGATAGTCGCAAAACTCGCCTTACACTAGCACACCTAAACCAGCTACGTCAGAGTCACGATGTGCGTAAACTGGAACACGAAAAGAAGCTAGAAGCAGTAGCTAAACAGTACGCACCAGCACCGGAAGCAGGCGCAGGCCCGATGGGTCTGTAATTATTCCGTCAAAATCCTTCAAAAAACACCCATTTAACCCCAAAATATACGTAGTTTTGTAAATAATACTACAAAGCCACTTATATAAGGAGTTCTCATGAACAAGTTTGAAAAATTAATTGAATACATCATTAATGATGAAGATCAAAAAGCACGTGAGTTGTTTCACGATATCGTAGTAGAAAAATCCCGCGACATCTATGAGTCCATTATGGACGAAGAGCAAATGGAAGAAAACGTAGCCGGAAACCAGGTTGAAGATATGGTTGACGAAGTAGGCCACGAAGAAGCCATGGGCGAAGATGATGAAGAGGGTGAAGAATTTGAACTCGGCGGTGATCACGACAGCGAAGAAGGCGGCGAAGAGCCAGCTTTCGGCGGTGAAGAAGAGCCAGCCGGTGAAGAAGGTCACGATGAAGTTGTAATGAACATCGACGCTAAGTTGGACGAGCTATTAGCTAAGTTTGACGAAATCATGGGCGGTGAAGAGCACAGCGAAGAGCCAGCTATGGACGACGAATTTGGTGGCGAAGAGCCAGCAATGGGCGACGAGCACGGCGAAGAAGCTTTTGCTGAACAAGGCATGATGGAAGGCGAGCAACCAGAGTGGTTGAAAAAAGGTTCTGGTAAATCAGGTTCAGCACAATCAGGTAAATCTGGTTCTGCCGCATCTGGCAAGTCTGGTAAGAGCGGTTCTGGTAAAACAGAAGGCAAAAAATCTACAAGCGAACTAATGCGCGAATACGTTGACAAGATTCAAGATATGAATCTAACAGGTGCTAGCGAAGGTGATGCTGTTGGTGCAGCCGGTAAAAAAGTTGCAGTTAACACTAAGCCAGGTTCAGTAGGCCCAGGCGCAGACTTTGGTGGACACACAGCTACCCCTAAAGGTGGCGAGCAAAACCAAGACGGCACAAGCCCAACTAAAGCAAGCAACGAATATAACAAAGGCCAAGGCGAAATCAAATCTGGTAACCGTAATGTTCCAGGTGGCAAGGCTGACAAGTTAGAAACAACTGGCACAAAGTATGAAACAGAACACAAGCCAGAAGGTAAAACAGTTGGTAATGACGGTAGCGTTCCTGTAAACAGCAAGTCTGTACAGAAACAAAATGCTGGTAAGAAGTAATTAATAGATTAGGGAACATAAAATGGCTTTGTACCTAAAAGAGAACTTGACGTTCGACCGGGCAAATATAGTAGTTGAATCTACTGAATCTGCCGACGGGAAGGGAAAAGATCTCTATATGAAAGGGATATTCATCGAAGGAGGCGTGAGAAACGCTAACGAACGTGTATATCCCGTTCACGAAATTGAAAAAGCTGTCTCTACTATTAATAATCAGGTCAAAGAAGGTTATTCTGTATTAGGTGAAGTTGACCACCCAGATGACCTAAAAATTAATCTTGATCGCGTAAGCCATATGATCTGCGAAATGTGGATGGATGGTCCTTGCGGTCATGGTAAGTTAAAAATATTACCAACACCAATGGGCAAGCTAGTTGAAGCTATGATTACATCAGGCGTAAAACTAGGTGTTAGCTCACGTGGATCCGGTAACGTTAACGAAGGTTCTGGACACGTTAGTGATTTTGAAATCATTACCGTGGACATTGTAGCGCAACCTAGTGCTCCTCATGCTTATCCTAAGGCCATTTATGAAGGTCTGATGAATATGCGTGGAGGGATGCAGGTATTTGAAATGGCACGTGAAGCCGGAAGTAATCAAAGAGTACAGAAGTATGTACAAGAAGGCATTACACGCCTAATCAAAGATTTAAAACTATAGGAGAAATATCCAATGTTAGATGCTATCAAACCATTGTTGGATAACGGAATTATTAACGAAGAAACTCGCACAGCGATTTCTGAGGCTTGGGAAGCTCGTATTACTGAAGCCAAAGAACAAGTTCGTGCTGAACTACGTGAAGAATTCGCACAACGTTATTCACATGACAAGCAAGTTATGGTTGAAGCTCTAGACAAAATGGTAACAGAGTCTCTCACTGCTGAACTCAAAGAGTTTGCAGACGAAAAACAACAATTAGCAGAAGACCGTGTTAAATTTAAAACACATATGGTCGAAAGCGCAGAAAAGTTCAACAACTTTATGGTATCAAAATTATCTGAAGAAATCCGTGAACTACGTAGCGATCGCAAAGTATACGAAGGTGCTGTAAGCAAACTAGAAAACTTTGTAATCCGTGCGCTGGCAGAAGAAATCAAAGAGTTTGAAGCAGATAAACAGGCCGTAGTGGAAACTAAGGTTCGTTTGGTTGCCGAAGGTAAAGCTAAATTAGCTGAACTACAACAAAAATTTGTTGCTCAATCTGCTGCCGCTGTTAAAGAGGCTGTAACCAGTTCGTTAGAGTCAGAATTGACTCAACTGAAAGAAGACATCCAACTCGCTCGCGAGAATATGTTTGGACGTCGTCTATTCGAAGCTTTTGCTAGTGAATTTGCTGGTACTCACTTAAATGAGAACAAAGAAATTCGCAAGCTACAAGATACTGTTGGTATCTTGTCTACTAAATTGTCTGAAGCAGTATCAGCAATTGAAGAGAAAAAAGCAATAGTTGAATCAAAAGAAACAGAAATCAAAATTATTAAGGAATCGGCAGAACGCAAGGAAAAACTTGCTGAAATGTTGAAGCCTTTGAACAAAGAAAAGTCAGCAATTATGCGTGACCTTCTTGAAAGTGTACAGACTGATCGTCTTCAGACTGCATACGAAAAGTATCTACCAGCAGTTCTAAACAACTCCCCTGTTGCTAAGCCAGCCGTTAAGGTTGCTTTAACAGAGAGCCGTGTAGAAGTTACTGGTGATAAAACTGCTAAAACTGCCGTTGACAATTCACAAGCATCCGACGTAATGTCAAATGTTTATGAAATGAAACGTTTAGCAGGGCTTAATTAAACCCTAAAAGGAAAGAGGAAATATCATGACACAAGCATTATTAGAAAGCCGTTGGGGCGAGACCAAAGAAGCCCTGTTAGAAGGCCTACAAGGTTCTAAGCGCACCACAATGGGTGTGATTTTAGAAAACACTCGTAAAATGTTAGCTGAGAACGCAACAGCTGGCTCTACACAAGCAGGTAACGTAGCAACACTTAACCGTGTTATTCTACCAGTTATCCGTCGTGTAATGCCAACAGTTATCGCTAACGAAATCGTTGGTGTACAACCAATGACAGGTCCAGTAGCACAAATTCATACACTACGTGTACGTTACGCTGATCCAGTAACTGATAGTTCTGGTTATGCAACTAGCGTTACAGCTGGTGATGAAGCTTTATCACCATTCAAGATCGCTGTAGCATATTCTGGTAGCAACGCTACTGGTCAAGCTACTTCAACAGCGGCACTTGAAGGCGTAGCTGGTAACCGTATCAACGTTCAAATCTTGAAACAAGTTGTTGAAGCTAAGACACGTAAATTGGCTGCTCGTTGGACATTTGAAGCCGCGCAAGATGCACAATCTATGCACGGTTTGGATGTTGAAGCAGAAATTATGGCTGCTTTAGCACAAGAAATCACAGTTGAGATCGACCAAGAAATTCTAGGTTCTCTACGTGCTCTTGCCGCAACTGATTACACATTTGACCAATCTGCCGTTTCTGGTACAGCAACTTTCGTTGGTGACGAACACGCCGCATTGGCAGTTCTAATCAACCGTACAGCTAACTTGATCGCACAACGTACACGTCGTGGCGCAGGTAACTGGGCAGTTGTTTCTCCAGCTTCATTGACAGTTCTACAATCTGCTACTACTAGCGCATTTGCTCGTACAACAGAAGGTACATTCGAAGCTCCTACAAACACTAAGTTTGTTGGTACATTGAATGGCGCAATGAAGATTTATGTTGACGGTTATGCTAACGACAGCCAAGCAGTTCTAGTTGGTTACAAAGGTTCTAGCGAGGCAGATGCTGCCGCGTTCTATTGCCCTTATATCCCATTGATGAGCTCTGGTGTTGTTCTAGACCCAAGCACATTCGAACCAGTAGTTTCGTTTATGACACGTTATGGATATGTTGAGTTAACAAACACAGCATCATCTCTAGGTAACGCTGGCGACTACGTTGGTGAGATTGCTGTAGCAAACTTATCATTCCAATAATATTGGATTGTCTAACCCAGGGATGGGAAGGAATAAAAAAGGCTCTTCGGAGCCTTTTTTGTTGGCGGTGAGATACATAAGATAAATATTTTTGTAGCAACAGCTACAGCTCGTGTTTAACACACATACACACATTAAAGGAGAAAAATATGAGCAAAACACCTTACGAGATTCGTCTCGAACTACTCAAAATGGCTAACGAAATCCTTGTGACGCCAGTCTTCCAACAACGTCAAGCATTGACTGATGAGTATCACTCTAAGTTAACTGACGCTAATCGAGGAACGCATCCGTTTCCAACCTTACCAGATTTTCCGTCTAGCACAGACATTGTGAGCAAGGCCGAAGAACTCAAGAAGTTTGTAGATCAAGCGTAAAACTAAAGCCCCGCAAGGGGCTTTTTTGTTGACCGTATGTTTTGTACAGTAAATACTAGATGAATAAAATGTTAGTGGGGTTTGGCGATAGCTGGACCTTTGGATCAGAACTCGATCGCCCAGCCAGTCAATGCTGGCTATACCAACTTTCAAATTTAGTAGGGTGTCCTAGTATCAATAAAGGAACACCGGCAAGCAGTATTGGTCATTTAAGTATACAACTCTTTGATTTTATTAAGAATAATACCTACAATGATTACCATAAAATTTTTATGGTGGGGTTAACCGGATCTACACGTTACCTTAGTTATAGTAATCAACTTGAAGAATTTGTAAACATCACACCAGAAGCAAACTACCGCACAGGTGACCTACACCACAGTGGTAAGCCACCAGACACAGTACAAGATTTTAATATTATTAGCAGTGAAACATATCGACGTGTACAGCACACACAATGGGACACATTCTTAGCGGCACAGACTATTTTTCAATTTCAACAATATTGTACGAATCAAAATATTACTTGCTATTTTTTTAGCTATTTTGATCAATTTGATTTTTCTAGTTATACTGATGTTATTGATACTACAGTCATACATCCAACAACAATCACACGGTCGATAACAGGAATGGACTATACCAACAAGGACGTAATGAAGCATCCTTGTTTTGAAGGAAAGATATCACATCCTAATATATACGGCCACGAACAAATAGCAAAATTATTATATACAAAAATATGATTACAGTTTATCAAGGAATAGAAGGTGATGATATAGCCTGGCACCTAAAATTACTAGGTGCGGATATTACTCAATTACCCAAAGACATATTGTTTATCCCATTAAACAATCATTATGGATTACACACAGAATCATTTGTTGAAGATACTATAGAACAATCAAAAAATTATCGCGCTGTGATATTTTATGATATAGTCAATTCAGGAGATTGGGAACATCCAAGATTTTGTGCATTTACTAAAAACTTTCCGCACCCCAATAAACATTGGCTAACAGTTAATCAACAACAATTCCAGGTACAAAATATAAACATCATACCTTGGGACTTTATGTGGAACAGATATCGTGCCTACTATACAGACACGCCGCCTCCGGGTAACATACATCACTATGCCGGCTCTACAGCATATCAATTACCAGATCTAACAACAGCAGATAAAAAGAAAAAGTTTATGAGTTTGTGTGGTAGAGAATATGGATATCGTACACATTTATTTGACTTAGTTAAAGACTTAGATGGATACATCAGTAACCGTACCAAAGGAATATTTTTAGAACAACAAGATATAGTTGGTGCTTTTGTTCCTGCGCCTAACAAGTTTTACTTAAATAGTTGTTTAAGTGTATACGTTGAAAGTAATTGTGTTCGACCAGAATTAATACACATCACTGAAAAAACCTATGAACCATTGGTTAAAGGACATTTTATATTGCCGTTTAGTAATCCTGGAACTATATCACGTATACAAACACTAGGGTTTGAGCTGCCGGACTTTATAGACTATAGCTACGATCAAGAACCAGATGTGGCATTAAGATTTGAAAAATTTAAAACTGAATTATTCAGATTATTAGATTTAGATTTATACCAATTACACAGCAAACACCACACAATGTTTTTACATAACCAACAATGTCTAAAAACTATACCATACGATAATAGATTGTTAAAAATTCTCAATGTTTAAATTTTACCCGGAACTTACTTTTGAAGCTAGCCTAGATCACAAACACACAGATTGGTCACCTGACCGTATGGAAACATATCGTCAATGGTACTCAGAAGATATCAAAGGAAAAAGCACACTACTAATGACCGTAGGTGATAGCTGGACCTGGGGAGACCACTTAGGCAACATAGACTGGGACAAGGCCAGCGATGATCCTGTTCGGCTGAAACAAATATTTGGTAGACTATTAGCTGACCGGTTAGATGCTGATTGGGTTAATCTAGCTCGTCCTGGATGTAGCAACTATTGGATGCTGGAACAATTATTAGACATACAAAAGCATTTGGCCAACAACAACTATCAACGAGTTGTTGTAGTAGTTACACTTACAGAAGATCTACGTGAAGCAACATACACACGCCGATTAAATGTTGACCGTCCCTACAGAGAATTTTGGGACACTAGTGAAACTATCAAAGATTTTTTAATTAAAGTAGAACAATTTTTATTCAATAACCTAGAGCATTATTTTAAACAGTTGCCCCAGGTAGAGGCCTATGTATCAAGAGCGTTTACTGACAGCTGGACAACTAGGCCGCTACTGCTAGATAAAACCTGGTGCGATATAATACAGGAACAGTACCAATACTCAGACTATCAACGTCCAGTTCCTTTTATAGGACAGATGTCAATTGATCCATTAAACGAAAAATACATTACAACAGATCAACAAAAAATAGAGTTCCTAGACATAATGGAACGTGTAGGAACACGTTGGAAGTTTCTTGGATCAAGTCCTTACAATTTAAAAGGCAGTACTTGTCATCCTAATCCTGAGGGTCATAGACTATGGTCTGACTATCTTTATAGTCAAATAGCATAAATAGTTATGTTCATTAGAACTCTCGGAGTAGCCACTTCGGGTAGCCTAGAACGCTATTTAAAGGAGAAAATAAAATGGCAAAATTAAAAATCGCGGCAAAAGAATCAAACGGTACACTACACGATCAATATACTGGTCCATCTAAATTAGGTGGTACAGGTGGTGCTAGCCAGGCTATCACATCAACTGGCGTAAAAACTATCGCTATCGCTTACAATACTACAGCAAATGCTCAAATTGCTAACGGTTACATTGTAGCACAAAAAGGTGCTCATAAGTTCCGTGTAGTTGATCAATCTGTAGCCAACGCTACTACAGTTACATTGGTTAATGCTACAGGTAATTTAAGAACAGCTAGCCAAGGTACTATTACTGGTTACAACACTAGTAACGTAGCATTTAACGCAAGCCGTATTACTAACAAATTTGTTTACGATTTTGCTGGTAACAAAATGCGTTATGTATTAAGCCCAACAGTAGCCGGCAACGGTTTTGCTAACGTGGCTTCGTACTAATCTAAATTAATTTAGATAATAAAACCCGCTCCGGCGGGTTTTTGTTTGATTTAAGCATAAGATCTATAGAGCATAAATATAGTATAAACAGGATACTTAAATGAGCGTCACCAAAAGAATCAAAGGTAATTATACCATAATTAACAGAGATCCTACTCTAGGGACCTCGTCTAACGTAACAATATCCACTAACACATTGTATATCGATGGTAATTTAATTGTTGGCGGAAATGCCCAACAGGTTACACGTACCGATACAGCAATCACAGACAATATCATTTATTTAAATTCAGGTGATGCCGGCCCGGGTGTAACTTTAAACACAGCTGGTCTTGAAATTAACCGAGGTAGTCTAGCAAACGTTGGCTTACTTTGGAATGAATCAGTTAAGGCCTGGCAAGTCAGTGATCAAACTGGTGGTAATTTTTCTAACGTAGCTACCAGTGTTGGTGGCGGGACAGCAATTACAGCTTTGTTTCAGGACTCAGCACCTAAACTAAGTGCTAACATAAATTTAAACAGCCACACAATATACGACAGCACAACAGGTAATGTTTCAGCAAACATCAGCAACGTTGGCGCAGGCGGTACTGGTGTATACAGCAATACATATCTTGGCAATCACGAATTGATATCAAAGCGTATGGCTTTGATTTATAATAATCTTCTTTAGGAATAAAAAATGAGTATACAGAACACAGTTTTATCAACCACAGTGGCTAACATTTTAGTTGGCAGCGGTTCTCTTGGAACAGCAACTACTACCGTTTACTTGTGCAATCGTAGCGCATCAAACGTTCTTGTTAATCTGTATGCTGTAAGTTCCGGATCTATTGCCAGTAGCAACAACATCATTTATAGCAACGTTATATTAACTACAAATGAAACTTATATTATGGACGTGGAGAAAATCTTCTTAGGCACCGGTGATATGTTACAGGCTAATGCTGGAACAAACAATGCCGTTGTAGCAACAGTAAGCAGTATAGGTATCTAATCATGGGACGCTTTCTTAAAAACGCCCAACTGAATAGTCGGAGTAAAGCAATTCAGATCCCTCTAGGATCTAGTGCCATTGGTCCTGATCAGGCTGTTAATGGTCAGATGCGATTTAACCAAGACAACAGTAAAATTGAATTCTATTATAACAGCACCTGGAATCAGGTAGCTAAGATTGGATCTACACAACTAGTAGCAGACTCGTTTAACGGCACTGGCTCACAGACAGATTTTACAATGTCACAGGCCGAAACAGATCCAACTGCTATATTAGTAACCATTGGTGGTGTTTATCAAATCCCTACAACACATTATACAGTCAGCGGAACTACTATTCATTTTACAAGTGCTCCACCAGCTCCTGGTGTGAATCCTAACCAAATCATAGTTATTCACAATATCACTAGTACCAAAACAATCGGAGACTAATCAGTGGCAATTGGTAAAATAACGGGGACAATGTTATACAACAACCTGGAACGCCAGGGTGTACCCTTATCCATTGACGCAAACTTAGTTTACTTTGATGTAGCTAATCGTTTCGTTGGTATTAACACAGCCAGTCCGGCCTATGCGTTAGATTCAACTGGTAATGCTCGTATTGCCAATCTATACATATTAGGCAACACAATCAGTAGTAACACAGGCGTTATTAGTCTTGGTTCTACTAGTAATATTTCTATCACTGGTGGCGCTCCTTATAATCTGTTAACAACAGACGGTAATGGTAATATGTCTTGGAACAGCGTTACCAGCATCATTACTAACAGTGGTGCGTTTGGTAATACCATTAACCTTGGTGCCAACACAGCAGGTTACTTGGTTAGTAACGCAGTATCACTAACAACTTCTACGTCAGTGACAAACGCTATTACACAATTAAACTATGTACTAGGCAAACTAGTACCTCCAAGCCCACCACCATTTCCTAATAGTACTACAATTTCTGTTGGAACTACTAACACTGGATTGATGTGTAACTTTACACAAACAGATAATTCAGGTTGGGGCAATCTTAGTGTCAGCGCAGGCACCGGCGTTAGTACTTTACGTGCCGCAACAATGAGTACCAGCGGTACTCCTATATTAAACGTTGGTCCTGGTAGCTCTGGTACTATTACTGCCTATATTAATAACGTGCCAAACGGTAACGTAACATTAACAGGATCAAATTCAAATACAACCAATGGTAACCTTTATGTCTATAACGTACAAGATTACCACAACGTAGTAAGTAGTGTGACAGCTGGCTTCTGGACTAGCTTTAGTGCTTATGCTACAGCCACCGGTGGTATGTTGCCAGGGTGGAATCGTGTACGTCTTTATGATTCAAGTACAGGCGCCGCGACCAATGACGCAACCTGGTACTATGATTCAAGCACACCGGGTAACCCAACTTACAGCAATACCAGTATTTCATTGACATCAAACGTGGTAACGTATTCAAGTACAATACCAATGTTTACTAGCTCAGCACAATTTACCTTAAAAGGCAACGTAAGTAACCTAAGTGGTGATACATACCCAAACACATCAACTCCGTTGGCTGGTATAGCCGGCGGAGCATTCCAAGCGCCGGTAAGTTTAAACTATGCTGGATTTGGAGTTACTTCCCCGCTAGCCAGAAATCTTTATGTCAGTTCTGGTAGTGCGTATTTTCAAACAACTACTAATATTGTAGCTTCGGGTTTTAGTTCTAGTGCAACTGGGCCACAGGTACAGGTTACCAATGGCTATAATACTGCTAACCAAACTTTTAGTCCGGGCGTAACTATTTTATATAAAAATGGTACAGGTAATACCATCGAAGAAACTATTATTACAGTACCGGGTAGTTTAGGTAGTGGATACAGTAGCAACGGATATCGTATTGTTAATCCTGACGCCGGTACAGCCGCAGATAATCCTACCTACACTGGTAGTGAATCAGCATTCAACAGTCAAACAGGTGCGTTTTATACAACTGATGCAACAGCAGTAGCAAATAAAATACAATTTGATCAAACAAACTATTCTACTGGTTACTTACCAGTTGGTCCTAATCTGTCAACACAGGGATCGGCACAATATTTTACATTCAGATTCCAGCGTAGTGCGTTAAGTAAGTTTAACGTTTCCTACACTGGTATACTAGCCGGACTATGGATCGCACTACCTGGAGTAACTGACGTTAGCTATGCTAGCCCAACAAAAGGGTGGACTAGTTTAGCCAGTGCTTACCTAGGATCAGGAGTTCCAGGAACAGGTTCAGGCGGTAACGGTAGTACAGGAGCCGCAGTTGGCGGTAATGCCACATTAAATTCATCAGGTACATATAGTATTACTGGTACATTTGGAACAGCAAGTTCAACAAGTAGTACCAATAACTATATCTACGTTAGAGTTAAATTAACATCAGGACAATCATTGACGGCGCTGAGTATAGCGGCCGCAACTAACTAATATGCCAATTAATCAGACCAACCAGGTAGACTATCTCTTTAAGAAAATTGGTTATAGCGTAGCTAAGACAGATACTACCACGGCCAAGAGTCCTAGTAACGAAACTATTGCCAGTCCTTTAAACTTACGTGGCGACGTAATTTGGCAACAGTCTGGACTGATACCAGCCACACAGCCATCATCGTCTACTGGAGTAGTTACAGTCTACAGTGATGCTAATAGCAATACTATTAAAACTACAGCAGACTCAACTAGTACAACATACCGTACCTGGAAAACTGGTATTACCGGATGGATCAATCCTAGCTTTGGCGCAACCTATTCTGTTAAAGTCTATTGGGATAGTACTAGCACAATTAGTCCACAGACATCTGGAACACAGTTATTCCCAGATGGTACCGGTAATGACGACGAGTGGTTCTTTGACTACGACGCAGGTGTACTAACATTCCCAGATAACATTCCCACAACAGTCGCAGCCGGCGGAACAAAAACTATCTATATTGTTGGAGCAGTCTACAATGGTATTATTGGTATTGGTAACATTAATGCTAATACTATTGTTGGTACACTAGCTACAGCCAACGTTGGCTTATATGCCAACGTTTTAACAACATCAACTAACTTTAACTACTATCCAATTTTAGGTAATATATTTGGTGGTAACACGCAACATTTTGTCAGCTCTGCTATTACACTAAATGCCAGCACTGGTAACTTAACAGTTAGTAATGTAACAGCAACTCAATTCAACGGCAGTTTAATTGGACCAGTATCGACCCCAACACAAACATTAATTACCACAGTTGGTACACTGACCAATTTAACAGTGGCTGGTAATACAACAACAGCCAACCTATTGGCTACCAATGGCAATATTGTAAATTTAATTTCTACAGTCGCAAATATTTCTACCGCTAATATTGTTACTGCAAATATTACAACAGCAGTAGGTAATGTCGCAACATTTACCTATTTAAACAGCGCAGTAAGTACAATTACCAATTTAACCGTAACAGCCAATACCATAACTGGTAATTTATATACTCCACAGGCCAACGTATCTACATTGATAGCGTCTGGTAATGTATATGCCGGCGCTCTAGTCGGCCCATTTTATGGCAACGTAAATACTACCTGGGTGTTAGGTGGCAACGGTAATGTAAATATTCAACCTGGCGGATTAAGTGTTACTAACCTAATAGGCAATACAGCAGTAAGTTTACCAGTAGGAACTACACTACAACGTCCGGCAAACGTAGCCGGTTATACTCGATACAATAGCGATATAAATTCATTGGAATATTTCAATGGCACAATATGGGTTAGCGTCACTGGTGCTATTTCAGATCAAACCTTTAGTGGTGATGGTGTTAGTCAATCATTCAGTTTAAATAGCGCAACTACTGCAAGTGGTATATTAGTCAGCGTTAACGGTGTTGTACAAAATCCAAACACATATACAGTCAATGGTGCCGGAACACAAATTACATTTTCTGAAATACCATTGACAACTGACGTAATTGATATTCGTTATTTGGGTGCGGCATTGGCCACAACCTCATCGTATGGTAACACTCAGGTTGCCGCTTATCTTCTAGCTAATCCGCAAGGTTCAACTTATAGTAATAGTAATGTGGCCAGCTATTTGGTTAGTGGTACAGATTCTACTATATCAACTATACAGGCCAACGTTGGCACCTTGTACCTGGGCAATTCGTTGACCAACTCTAGCTTAACAGCATTCAAGAACTATGCTAACCTGACATTTGCTATTGGTTCAGGTAACGCCAACATTACCAGTGCGCTGTCCAGCTATTCAGGCAATATCAATGCCAATTATCTTGTGGCTAACACTATTATTACTAGTGGTAGTACATCATCTAATATCAGTGGTGTAAATTGGCTTACGGCTAATGCTATCACAAGCGGTAACCTGTTGACTGGCAACATATATTTTGCTAACGGTACAAGTTATATGTATGGTGTTTCAAATTATATGACTAGCCAATTTTTAACTTGGGCTTACAATCAATCATTTTCCTCACCGGTAACTATGGGCGGAACTGGAACAGCATTAAACGTACTCAATGGTAATATTAATGTTGGACAAAATAATACAAATTTTATGGGAATAAGTACTAGCGGTACAATATATGCTGGTACACCATATGCTGGCTATAACCCAGCCAACAGCGTAGTTGCATATGGCAATGTATACGTAGGCTTCCAGAATTGGCCTTACGGACTTTATACATACGGTGGAGTATTCTGGGCCGGAAATAATCAACCCTACAACGGAGTAAATTTATACAGTAACGTCACGGTGGCCAGTTTCTTACCAACTTACTCAGGAAATATATCTGCTAACGTGCATTTTGGTAATACGTATGCTTATGCCAACGGGGTAAGTATTCTAAATGGTTTATACTCAAATTCTAATGTGGCCAGCTACCTAACTACTGGTAATATTACGATAGGTAATACTTTCCAACAGAGCGGTTACTATGAAAACTTTAGTAACGTAACCAACTCCGGTGGTAACCTAACCTGCAACTTAAACTCCGGCGACATATTCTATGCCGCTTTAACAGGTAATGTTACAGCTAATTTTACCAACGTAATTCCGGCAGTAGGCACCACAGTTAGTGCTACAATTATTTTTGATCTAGATGTTAACCCTTACACTATCAGTAACATACAAATCAATGGAGTTAATCAAACTGTGCGATGGGCTGGCGGCTTGTCTCCTTATGTCACTGCAAGCAATACTAACATTGCCAGCTTTAGTATGTTTAATCTAAACGGTACTATTTATAGAGTATTGGGACAAATCGGTAACTACGGATAATTCTATGAAATTTGGTAGAACTACTGGAATTTTATCCCCCTCTAGCGTAGGACCTGCAAAAGTAAAAAGAGCTGTTTCGGTAGCTGGCAGTCTTTTTACCGCTACTATAACAAGCAATCAACAAGAATTAAATTTAGCCACTTGGGCTACTAGTCAAGGGTGGAAACCTAACCAACCTGGTAATATCACTGTAAACTCTGGGGTGTATATTTGGAGCAACAATACTGCCAATGCCGCTTTGACCACTGGTTCTTGGCAGTACGGATTGACCTTAGTCAACAACGGGTACATCATGGGAATGGGAGGCAACGGCACTAGCGGTGGTAATGCATTTCCGGGTGGGGCCGCTATCAATTTAGTTACCAATGCAAATATAATAAATCTTGGATACATAGCCGGCGGAGGCGGCGGCGGTGCCGGATGGGGTGGTTTGGGCGGAGGCGGTGCAGGCGGCGGATTATCGGCGCTTGGCAACGTGGCAGGTGGTGCTCCAGGACAGACTGGATTATACGGAGCAGGAGGACGGATACTACCAGGCACAGGCGGCGCTAGTGTAAATACTACCGGGATACAATCTTCAACAAGTGTTGGGGCAAATGGTGGTGGTGCAGGCGGTGGCGGATCCGCTTACACACAATCCGTCTCATACTTAAATAGTCCTTATGGCACATGGTCCTTTCTTTTTGTTGGCGCCGAGCACTATGCAGGTGCAGGTGGCGGCGGTTGGGGAGCCAAAGGGGGAGATGCTGTGTATTATTCTGACAACAGAGATGGCAACGGAAATATTTCTGTTGTGGCATACGCAAACATATCAGGCGCTGGAGGCAGTGGGTCAGGTCAGGGCGGAAATACTACAGTAACTGGGACATACAGCACAAGTACTTTTTATCGTGGTGGTACGGGAGGAAGTGCTATACAGTTAAATAATTTTTCTGTGACCTGGCAAGGTAGCAACACCGGTGCTGTATACGGAAATGTATCATAATGGCCATAACAATTGAAAACGGTATTAGTATGGGAGGTGGGATATCTATATCTCCACCATGGCCACCAACTTGGTTGCAGGCATATTCCGCAACTGCACCGACATTCACTGGCCGAATAGTATTAGTTAATGCGCTTGAATCTATCTACAATGCTGGTAGTACTACCATGCAAAGTTCATATATTAGAACACAAATAACCCCGACGGCAACTTGGACATCTTATACAACAACACCAGCCACATCTGCTCAGTTTATTGCCGTCGCTTCTAGTGGGTCGGTTATAATGGCTATTTCTACAACTGGACAAGTGGTAACAACTACAGACTCAGTTACCTGGTCTACCGCAACTTCATTACCGACGCTTAATCCTTCAGCTAACAACGCATGGAGATTTTTAGCATACGCCAACGGCACCTGGGTAGCCCAGCCCGGATACTCTAATACTGGTACATTTACTCCTTCGGGACAAATTGCCTATTCGACCAATAATGGTTCGTCTTGGACCAGTAGCACCAGTGCGGTAACAGCATCAAATTGGAATGGGTTGACCGGAGCCGGTAATAATTTCACAATGTATTCCCAGGATGGGCACACAGCATATAGTACAAATGGTTCTAGCTGGACCAACGTTGCTCCGGCTTCTAGTGGTTGGCCAGCAGGCATAGGTCCTTATAGTACTCCAGTATGGACTGGCAGTCAATGGTATATGGCATGGAGTCAAGGAACAACCGACCAGATGTCATATCTTACAAGTTCAAACGGTGGTACCTGGACTGGTGGTACCATGACAGTAACCGGTATGTCAAGTTCGTCAACTCCGACGCTTGCTTACGGAAATAGCACTTACGTTATTGTGGATCCTATTCATAAAGGTACCTGTTGGACCAGCTCAAATGGAACAACTTGGACAGCCAATCCAAACGCATTTAATTATAATGCCACATGGGACGTTCCCCTTGGATATAGTATGTTTAATTTGATATACACCAACGGAATGTTTGTTTATTATTTTACTGCTTATAACTCAGGCTATGTGGGAGTTGTTTATACCAGCACAAATGGATTAAAGTGGGCAGAGAATACTACTGCGCCCAGTTACGGATCTCCGTGGATATATGCAGGTGGCGGCGATACCAATCAGGTTATATTTGGACTGAATTCATAACAGCAGGACAATAAAATATGGGCATTGTAATAGAACCGGGAATTACATTAGGTGGCAACATCAAAGTTGGTTTCACCGGCTTGCCCAATAATCCAATTTCGGTAACAATTAGTAGTTCACAAAAAGAATTAAACTTATCTACCTTTGTAGCAAATCTTAATGTCTGGGACGGGTATAGTGCTGTTACTGTTACTATAAATTCTGGGGTTTATATCTGGAGTGCTAATACTGCCAACGCCGCACTTGATATGGGTGGCAAATGGCCATCGGGAGTAACAGTAATTAATAATGGCTATATTATGGGTATGGGCGGACAAGGTGGCACATACGGAAGCGCCAATGGTGGCAATGGCGGCCCGGCTATTAATCTCACTGACGGTATAGCTATTAGAAATAACAGTTATATTGTTGGTGGAGGCGGTGGCGGAGCTTCTGACAATTTTGCCGGAGGTGGTGGTGGCGCCGGGGGTGGATACGGTGGTAATACCATAGAATCCGGTGCCAATGGTGGTGGTCAGGGCGGCCTAATAGGTGGCTTTGGATTTAATGGTCTATCTAATTACGCCGCCGGAGGCGGCGGTGGGTGTGTAATACCCGGTACTGGTGGCGGATATGTAAGTACCAACGGTGTTCCTGGTGATTACGATTTCCCGGGGTACGGTGGAGGCTCAGGTGGCAGTGGTGGAGCCGCTACAAGAAATTATATTAGTGGAACAGTACAGGTTTGGCACTATGCTGGGGCTGGTGGTGGCGGATGGGGTCAACCGGGCGGAAATGCTGGAAACGACGCAATAATAGGAAACGTTGGGTCAATACAGTCAGGCTCGGGCGGTACTGCAAATAGTGCCGGTGTTTCTACAACCACTGGTACTAGTAATCCAATTTACTATGGCGGCGCCGGCGGGCCAGCTATTAAAACAAATGGCTACAGTATAATCTGGGTAGCTACAGGTACAGTTTGGGGCTCAATATCATAATTTTAGCGCACTTTACATTATTTGCTAGAGCGATAAATAACAATATTACCCAAATACTGAGGATCTGAGCATGGCTGTTACCCGAATTCAAAATAACCAGATTACTGACCAAACCATTCAGTACCAAAAAATTGCACCTGGTACCTTAGTCGGCTCTGTTTTTAACCCAACACTGACGCTAAATTCCAACATTACTATTGTTGGTAATTTATCTGTTAGCGGTAACAGCACAACAATCAACTCTACTAACACCTATGTTAACGATCCCTTGATTGTATTCAACAATGGTTACGCTGGTGTGCCAGCATACGATATTGGTATGTTAGTAAACCGTGCTCTAGGCACACTAACAGGTTATGCTTCAGGACAAAATACAGCGTTTATATGGAAAGAAGCGGATCAGGCATTTGAAGCCATTGTTACAACTGAAACAGGACAAACTGCCGGCGCTGTAGGAATCAGCGGATACGCCAACATTAAATCTGGCAACTTATTTGCCAACAGTTTAACTACCACCACTGGTATAATTTATTCGCCAGGCGGTGTACAAAATACTCCAATTGGAAGTGTTACACCAAACACAGGCGCATTTACAACTGGTGCCTTTACAACACTACAGGCAACAAACTTTAACTCAGGCAATGCCGCAATTACAGGCAGCCAAACATATATTGGTACAAGTGGTACACCAATTGCCAACATCTATGCTGGCTATGCCAGTTTAACTACAGCACAAATTACTAACGATACCGCGGTAAACTTTTATTCAGGTAACGTTTTTATAAATGGTGGTTACATCACTAACCTAGCTAACATTTATGTTACTACAGCCTATGCCACAAACTTTAGCACACCAAACCTAGCTGTTACAACACAGTCAGTAACCAATTTAACTGCCACAAACTTTTATACAGCCAATGCAAGAATTGCTGGCGGCTACTTAACTGGATTGTCTAACGTAACTACAACGTTTGACACAGTAACAAACTTATATGCCGCTAACGCAACAATCGCAAGTGGTACATTCACCGGCGCCGCTGTTAACGCAGTAGCCGGTAATATTACAACTGGTTACTTTGGTTCATTAAACACAGCCAACGCAGTAGTCACCGGTGGTTACATTGCCGGTATCTCTAACATTAGCGCCAGCTATGGAACCTTTACAAACTTTGCCACCGGTAACGCTGTAATCACTGGCGGTAGTTTAAACGGCATTCCGGTTGGAGCATCATCACAGAGTTCTGGTGCGTTTACAACTATTAGCGGTACTAATCAATTGTTTATTAGTTCTGCTATTAACAGCATAACTTCTAATACTGGAGCTATAGTTGTTACTGGCGGCTTAGGAGTAGGTGGTAACTTAAACGTAGGTGGTCAGGCATTAATCACTGGCAACCTGACTGTCACTGGTAACTTATCAGTAACTGGTCAAAGTGTAAGCATTGGTTCGAGTTCATTAAGTGTAACAGACCCAATTATTAACTTACATACACCAACCGATCTAACTCCGCTGACAAGTAACGACGGATTTGATATTGGTATTAAAATTCACTATTATGATACTTCAGACTCTGCGGCATTCTTTGGTCGTGCTAATGACACTGGATTCTTGGAATGGTATGCTCGTGGTACAGATACAGCAAACGTATTCACAGGCACAGCATATGGTACAATTAAATCTGGCGAATACTATGCTTCTAACACAACACCTAGTACAAGTAGTTCAACTGGTGCCTTGCGTATTTCTGGCGGAGCTGGTATTGCTGGCGCAATTTATTCAGGTCCGTTAAACTCCACATATGGTAACATTTTAAATAGTTTGTATGCTGGTAGTATCAATACAGCCAACGCTGTTATCAGCGGCGGATATATTAGTGCGTTAACTAACGCAACAATAACCACAGCATCGATTACAAATTTAACTACAACATCGTTAATTCCAACCAATTTTTCATCACCAAACGCATACGTAACTGGTGGTACACTAAACAACGTAATAATTGGTAATGTTACTCCGGCTGCCGCTACATTTACTACTATAGTATCAACTGGCACTTCGATACACGCAGGTAACATTGTTGGTAATAGTGGTACAGCAAGTACAAGTACAACAACTGGCGCATTGGTAATTGCCGGATCCGGTGGTGCTGGCATTGGCGGCGCATTAAACGTTGGTGGCATCAGCAACTTCTCTGCTAACCTATTATTAACAGCCGCAACTAACACAAACAACAACACAACCGGTGCATTGGTAATTCCAAACGGTGGCCTGGCAGTTACTGGTAACATTAACTCAGCAGGTCAGCTGTTTGTTGGGTCGTTAGCACAAGCAACTCCATTAACAAGTGCAATCGCTGTTAAACGTGGCACAAGCTCAACTGGTGCTGGTGTACAATATACACAAGACGCTTTAATCAATGGTACTAATACTGGTTCAAGTGACTTTATTGCTTACGCCAATAACTATAACCTAGCAGTTGGCGACCAAGGGTGGATGGACATGGGTTTCACTGGCGATGCGTTCAGTGACGTTAACTATACAATTACCAAATCAAACGATGGTTACGTATTTGCGTCTGGTGCTAACACATCAGTTGGCGGCAATTTGGTTATGGCAACTGGCAGTACTGGTGGATACAATGACATAGTTATTGGTGTAGGTGGATTTATAGCCAATGCTGAAGTCGCGCGATTCCACGGTAACGTAAATAACTCAGGTAACTTTACATTAAAACTACCTACTAACAATAACCTAACTGCCAATACTGGAGCATTCCAGCTCTGGGGTGGCGCAAGTATTACGGGTAACGTATACCACGGCGGTGCTACCTTATTCAACGGTAGCGGCACAGCTGGTAATGATGTAATAGTCAAAGGTAAAAACGATGCTACATTAATTTGGGCACGTCCTGGATCAACATATGATCAGGTAGTTATTGGTAACTCAGCCACTACTAGTACTTTAGTCACTGGTGCTAAGTTAATTATTAACACAACAGATTCTATTTTATTACCAAGTGGTAGTAACAGTCAGCGTCCTGGTAACAGTGGCGGGGTTGATACTGCTGGTATGTTGCGTTATAACAATTTTTCAGGATTTATAGAATGGTATAACGGCACAAGTTGGCAAGGTGCTACTACAAACTTTACTGTAATTGTTGATCAACAGTTTACAGGAACGGGTAGCCAAACAGCATTTACACTAAGTCAGTCAGCAACAACAGCTGGTACACTTGTAAGTATTAACGGTGTTATACAGATTCCAACACTAGCTTACTCTGTAAGTGGTACAACATTAACATTTACAGAAGCTCCAGCAAACACTGACGTTATTGATGTACGTATTCTAACAACAACACAAACAGTCACTGGAATTGCCAGCCTGAACGGACTATTCCAGGTATCAGTTGACAACAACGGTGCCTATATTACCACTGGTACTAGTGTTCCTGTTGTTACAACTAGCTATTTAAGCAACGGTGCTGAAGTATGTGGAGTAGCAAACGTAGCAGTTGGTAGTGCTGGTGTTCCGGTACAAATTGACAGCTTTAGCGCATCTACTTATCGTACAGCCAAGTATACAATTCAGGCTACTTACGGTTCAAATTATCAGTCTTATGAAGCCTTAATGATACAAAACGGTACCACAGCGGCAATCACAGGCTATGGTAACGTAACATTAGGTTCTAACCTGGGTGTAGTAAGTGCTACAGTCAGTGGTGGCAACGCAATATTGAACTACACAGCAGTAAATGCCACAACGCAGGTAAGAGTTAAAAAAGAATATATGCTGATTTAACAATCGATTGCTAATTTTTATAACACACCAAAGGGCCTATACGGGCCCTTTACCATTTTGTGATAAATATACAAAATGGTGAGAATATATGGCATTAACTAGACCGCGCTTAGGGCAATTATTAACAAATTCGGCCAGCCTAACCGATAATTTAACGGTTATTAATTCTGCGGCAACGCAGGCCAACGTCGATGTAGGCTTTATTTTTAATCGAACAGATGGCGTAGGTAGTGTTGCTAACGTAGCATTATACTGGAATGAAGCCGGCCAAGGATTTGTACTCGGTTATACAGCCGATGACGGCTCTTCTAACGGCAATATCAATTCCGCTGGGTATGCTAACTTAACCACATACGGACTAAATGTAACCAGCAACGTTGCAATTGGTACCGCCTCAACAAACTATCTAACAGCCAATGGCGGCGCAACAGGCTTTGGTCCAACTATTACTGTAGCTGGAGCAGACACTAACATTGATTTAAATTTACGTGCCAAAGGCTCTGCTAACGTTTCAATAAACAGCCCGTTAAAAATCAGTGGCAACACTATTAGTATCAACTCAGTTACTGGCGCATTTATTGTTACTGGCGGAGTTGGTGTTGGTGGTAATATTAATATTGCCGGATCCGCAGGTAATGCTTTAGTAACTACAGCAAACATTTTAGCTGGTAACTTTGTTACATCAACAGGTAACATTTATGCTGGTAATATTGTTACCACAGCACAAGGTATTGCTGGTAATATTTCTGGTGTTAACTACTTGCTGGCCAATGCCGCAATATATAATCAATCTGTTACAACTGGTAACTTATTGACCAATAGCATCTACTATGCCAATGGTGCTCCATACGCATTTAGTTTTTATTCAAACGCCAACCTAACCGCTTACTTAACAAATGTAAGTATCATTGCCTACAACGATTCAAACGTAGCTAAATTCTTATCAACTAACTTTGGATCAAACAGTATTTCTACAACTGGCAATGTATCGGCTGGTAATATAATCAGCACCATATACACAACCACTGCTGGTTCTAATGCTAACTTAAATTTATCACCAGATGGTTCTGGTAGCGTTGTAGTTCCGACTGCACAGGTATATGTTACTGGAAACGTTACTGCTGGTAACGTATTAACCAATACACTATTATACGCAAATGGCCAACCATATGCGCTTTCTTATTTTACCACAGCCAACGTTGGTGCTTACTTACCAACCTATACCGGAAATATTCAAGCTGGTAACGTAACTATCACTGGTAACTTAACCGTTGCTAATATTATCTATACCAATCAAGAAGTTATTACTTCTACTGAAACCATACAAGGTAATCTGGTAGCGGCGGCCACAACACCAAGTACAAGTACTACAACAGGTGCATTAGTTGTTAAAGGCGGCACAGGTATTGCTGGTAACGCAATCGTTGGCGGTAACGTACAGGCTACCGGCACAATACAATACGGATCAGGCCAAGGCGGGTTAATATTTAGAACACTAGCAGGCGGAACAGGTGCCGCAATTTACAATACTAATATTGTACCTAGTGCTCAAAATTATGCAATGACTACAGATGGTACGTCGGTAACATTTAATGCTCCATCTGGTGGCGGAGTTTATACTGGCATTAACAACAGTATCATTACTACAGTACAGGCCGGTACACCAAGTGCCACGCAAGCAACTGGACAAAGCCTAGTAGTCAGTAACGGTTTAGGTGTAACTGGCGACAGCTACTTTAGCGGCAATTTAGGTATTAGCGGTAACACATCAGCCGGTAACATTACCATTGGTAAATTTAATAATGCATCACTGATTATTAATTCCCCATCAAGTTCTAGAACTGCTACAATTGGTTTTGTTGATTCATTCAACCTTGATGTTCAACCGGGAGTTGGATATTTAATATTAGCACGTAACGGACAAAATACAGGTGTTGGTGGCAACATCCAACCAGCGCATCGGTTAAGCGTTGGCGGAGACATATACTCGTCTGGTAATGTTATAGTAACAAGTAATTTAACTGTTGGTGGAACACTAACAGCTACAGGTAACGTTCAGTTCCTTAACTACGAATATGTAACCAACACCGAATACGTAAACACAATCACAGCTACAACAGTAACAGCCGCAACCATTGGTAACACAGGTGCCGCCTTAACTGGTGCTACGTTAGGTCTATCCGGTGCAGCCACAGTTGGTAACTTAATAACAACCAATGGCTTATTCTGGTCTAATGGTGTAGCATTTGCTACAAGTACTTACAGTAACGCTAACGTAGCCAGCTATTTACCGATCTATGCTGGTAATATTGGCTCTGGTAATATCACAACTACCGGCGGTATATTCTGGGCCAATGGTCAAAGTTATGGCTCGGGTTCTGTTTATGGTAATGCCAACGTAGCGTCATACCTGACCACGTTAACAACGCCAGTTATTACACAAGCAAACATTGTTTCAAATTCATCCACTAATAGTACCAGTGCCACAACTGGCGCTATTGTTGTGCCTTATGGTGGTGTTGGTGTTGGCGGTAACTTATTTGTTGGTGGCAACATTGTTGGTACGTATACTAACGTAACAATCACGTCTGGCGCCTACACAACAACACTAGATCCATATGGTAATATTAGTTTACCATCGGGCAATTTAATCATTGGTAACATATTTGCCTATACAATTGGTAACACTGGCACACAATTGGTTGGTAATGGCTCAGGTATTACTGGTGTTGCGGCCAGCGGATTAGCTGGTACAGCAAATACAGCGCAGGTAGCTCTTACTACACAAATTACCAACTCAACTAGCTCGGGTATTTACTATCCAACGTTTGCTAATATTACAGCTGGTAATACACAACTATGGGCTAGTAGCACAAACTTATTCTTCCAACCAAGTTCTGGTAACTTAACCGCGGTAAACTTTAATGGTCAATATTACGGTGCTATTATTACACCAATACAGACTAACATACTACAGGTTGGCAATTTAAATTCATTAAGTGTTGGTAACGTAACAACATTATTTGGCAATACAGTTATTGCCAATACTACTCCAAGCACTAGTGCCACTACCGGAGCATTAACAGTTCCAACAGGTGGTGTTGGTATTGGTGGTAACTTATTTGTTGGCGGTAATGCTAATATAAACATTGCCAATATTACCAATACCTATACTGGTACAATACAATCAACTACAGCATTTGGTAATTTATGGAACACCAGCAACACCGTTGGTAATATCTATGTTGGTACAAGTACTGCCAACGTAACCATTACTGGTAATGCTAACATTGCCAACTTAACAATTACTAACCTGCTATGGCCAAACGGTATTTCATACTCGTCTGGTATTGTAGCAGGTATTACAAACTATGGTAACAGTAACGTAGCTGGATACTTACCAACCTACACAGGCAACATTGGCGCGGTTTACACATTAGGTGGAGTGTATTGGGCAGGTAACAATACACCGTTTGGCTACAGTAATACAGCGGCAGCGGCATTTTTGCCGGTTTACTCAGGTAACTTACGTGCCGGCAACGTAACTATCACTGGTAATCTAACAGTTGCTAATATTATCTACACAAACCAAGAAATAATTACCACAACAGATACTATACAAGGCAACTTGGTGGCCGCAAGTGGCACAGCAAGTACTAATACCACATCGGGTGCGTTGGTTGTTATCGGTGGTGCTGGTGTTAGTGGAAACGTCTATGCTGGTGCTAACTTAAATGTTGGCCTAAACTCTACTGTCAGTGGTTATCAGGTAATTAATAACTTAACCAATCAACCAGCATTACAGATCATTGGTAACAGCTGGCGCGGCGGAGTTGGTTATCACGATTTCTTACAAGTTACAAATACCTACACTGGAGCAACTACTCCGACCAAATGGTTCCGTTTAAACAGCACCGGCGGATTGGAAATTGTTAACAGTGGGTATAGTCAAGTTATCTTTTCTCTGGATGATGGCGGTAACGTAATTGCTACTAGTAATATCACTGCCAGCAACAGACTTATAACCAGTGGAGGTTTATTCTGGAGTAACGGTGTTAGCTATGGATCCAGTATTAGTGCCGCAATTGGTGTTTATGGTAATGCCAACGTAGCCGGCTATTTGCCAACCTATGGTGGTAACGTCTTAGCCAGCACAGTTTACAGTAACGGTTATTTCTGGGCAGCCAATGGCTTCTCAATAGTATATGGTAACATTGCCGCTAATGCTTATGTAAGCAACACCTTATTGCCAAACTATCAAGGCAATCTACAAGCTGGTAACTTGTTAGTAACCAGTGCCAGTGGGCAAGGCGGAAATATTAGCACAGGTAATATTTTATCTAGTGGATATTTCTGGGCTAACGGCGCACCATTTATTACCAGCAACTACGGTAATGCCAACGTAGCTTCTTACTTAACATCCTATGGCGGATTCTTATTTGCTAGCCAGGTACGTACTAATAGTAATATTCAGGTCGGCGGTAATTTAATTGTTACTAACGATAGTTACTTACTTGGTAATGCTACAATCACCGGCAACCTGATAGTTGCTAACATTACATATTTAAATCAAGAATTTGTCAGCACAAGTGAAGTGGTTACAGGTAATTTGGTTGCTAACTCTGGAACAACAAGTTCTAATGTAAGCACTGGTGCTATGGTAGTTGTTGGTGGTGCGGGTATCAGCGGAGCTTTAAACGTTGGTGGTAACCTAACAGTTGCTAACATACAAACTACAGGTACCAGCGGTAATATTAGTGGAGTTGACAATTTATTTGCTAACGTTATCAATCTGGCATCTAATATTAATGCCTCAACCGGCAATTTGAATATTTCTGGTAATATTAACTATACCGGAAATGTATTCTCGGGCGGTATACCAACTGGTACTAACAGTTATTATAATATAGCACCGTTGAATTTAAATAACAGCTTAACCGGCGGCGTAAAAACTCAGCTGAACCTGATCAACACAGGTGGGTCATCTGGTGCTGGTAGTGCTATTGATTTTTACACCTATACCAATCAGGCTACAAGTACAGCACCTGGAGCTAGACTTAGTGTCATTGATGACGGAGTTTATTCCGCCAGCTGGAATTTTTATACCAAAACTCCTGGCGCACCTAGCAATACACTAACATCTAGATTTAGTATCAGCGATATAGGTATTGTTACTGTTTCGTCTACTAGTCCGGCAGCCAACGTCAGTTCTGGAGCACTACAAGTAGCTGGTGGTATCAGTACCCCGGGTAACGTATATGCCAACGCAATTTATACAACAACTGGACTGTATTGGGCAGGCAATAATAACATTATCAGCATCGGCGGCGGTGGCGGAAGCCCAGTGGGTGTTTCTGGTGCTATTCAGTACAATAATGGTGGTGTACTTGCAGCCGCAAACCTAATTTACAACTCAGGTAATAATACAATTCTAGCTAACGGTAATGTTAACTCAACCAGTAACGTTAGCGGTACTATGCAGATTGTGGGTGGTATGGGTGTTACTGGCAACATTTTTGCCAACGCAGTTTATACTACAACAGGTATTTTCTGGCAAGGTAACGGTTATCCAATGAGTACAGGTAGTTTATTCCCGTACCTGGATATGGGCTTTATTACAGATACTACTGCCCCGGTCCCTGCTGTGTTTGATTTAGGCTCTGTAGCACCTTAGGATATAGTTTAGATAAATATAACAATATAACGGAATTTGAATATAAATGTCAACACAATTTCAACTTAGACGAGGAACAGCGGCCCAAACAGCAGCCTTCACAGGTGCGCCGGGCGAAGTTACGGTCAATACGACCAGCAACACGCTAACCCTACACGACTCCGTTACCCCGGGCGGTTGGCCTATATTAAGTGCCAATGCCGCACAAAACGTCTATAACAAAAGTATTTTTAGTGCCAACTTAGTTGGTACACAAGCAATCAGCGGTAACATAATTCCAACAACAGGTAATTTATATACCTTAGGTAACGCCGCTTATCCATTTAAGAGTTTATATGTTTCTGGTAATACAATTTACCTTGGTAATGCTATATTATCTACTACCAGCAACAGTTTTACAATTATTAACCCAGCCGGCGGATCATTTAGTGTTACTGGTGACAATGTTAGCGGCTCAACTGGTATTTTTGCTAACTTACAAATTACTAGTAATACCCCTTCAACCAGTGCCACAACTGGTGCTTTACAAATTGGCGGTGGAGCAGGAATTGCGGGAGATGTCTACACAGGCGGTAACGCAATTATTGGTGGCAATCTAACAGTACTAGGTACAACTACAACTGTTAATACCGAAATTATTAATCAAAGCGAAGTAGTTACTGCTAACCTAACAGTCAACGGTCGCGGTGTAATTGCTGGCAACGTTTCTACTGCTAATTTAAGTGTGGCTGGTACTATTACATCAACTGGGTCAATGTATTCCGGTGGTGGATATTTTTACAGTAACGGTGCTTCAATATTAGCTGGATTCTTGACTAACACCTTCCAAGGTAATATGACCCTTGGTAACCTGACAGCAGGAAACATTACTTCTGGTGTTGGTATTGCTGGGCAAGGTGGAACAATTTATGTTAGCGCATCCAACGGTAACGATAGTGCTCTTAACGCAGGTACATTTAATAATCCATTCAAGACAATCAAGGCCGCGTTGGCAGTAGCACAGGCTGGACAAACAGTTCAAGTCGGTCCTGGTGTTTACACAGAAAACAACCCAATTACAGTTCCAGCCTATACCAGCTTGTTAGGCAACGATTTGCGTACAGTATTCATTACTCCACAAAATCCTAACAGTGATTTAATTTGGGTTAACCCGGGTGTGTTCATCAACGGCTTCACTCTACGTGACTATAACGCTAGCGGTTTTGCTTATCCTAGCACAGGTAATATTGCGGCAACAGTAAGTCCGTATATTCAAAACATTACAAGTAAAACAACTGCCGCAACTTCTACCGCAGTAACCATTGACGGCAACTTGTGTAGCAGTGGTTTCAAGGCAATGATTATTGGTTTCTTTACAATCATTAACCAAAACGGTTATGGTATTGTTCTAAAGAATTCAGCGTACAGTCAGCTAGTTAACATATACACAATTGGTTGCGAACAAGGTATCGTAGCACAGTCGGGTAGCTTTGTAACACTCAACGGTTCAGACACCAGTATTGGTAACGTGGCTCTACGTGCCGATGGATACGGCCCACTACTGACCTATGGTAATACTCTTGGGTATAGCGCACTAGGTTCGTTTAACGTAAACATGAATGGAAATATTGCTCCTAAAGTTAATCAGGTTATGATTATCAACGGAGATACAAACTACTACAGTATTGACACAGTTTCCTTTGTTGGTAACACTGGAACTTATGCTAATACCTGGCAGGTGAAAGTGTTGGAAACTTATGGTAGTAACCTAGCACCGGTGACCAATATCGCATTCTATCAGCGTAGTGCAATTATTGCGTCAGCACACACATTTGAATATGTAGGCGCTGGTAATTTTATGTCTAACGCACTACCACAGTTTGGCGGTATTCCAGACCCAACTTATTCAGTTATACAAACTAATGGTGGACACGTTACTTACACAGCAACTGACCATAAAGGTAACTTTATGATTGGTCCAAATTTAACTATTAACCAGGTTACTGGTACTATCACAGGTGATAGCTTTAACAGAAGTATGTTTGCGTTGGTAACACCATACATACTAGCACTACAAACGGCGTTATCGTAAAAGGAAAGAAAAATGGCAGTCTTAAACGCATTCAAAACTATTGTAGCAAACGTAACTACTACGTCTAACGTAATTTACTCTGCTCCAACTGGATATACTACAGTTGTACTACTTGCTCAAGTAGCCAACAACAGTAACGCCAACGTCTACTACGTAACTGGACAACACGTGCGCGGTGGAGTCCCAACAACATTGGTAGCTAACATACCAGTACCAGTAAGTGACGCAGTTTCGTTGTTGACTGGTAAATTAATCTTAGCCACTTACGATAGTATTCAGGTTGTTGGTAGTGATAACGTCTCCGGACAAATCTTATTAAGCATATTAGAAACAGCGAACCCATAATATATGAGCCAGTCTAAATTTAGTAGAGCAGTTTCGGGTCGCGTACCAGTAGTAAGCCCGACCCAAGTATCAAGTTCAAGATATCAGTTCTTGAGCTTGGACCAGGCAGAACCTAACTTAGGTTATGGTTCTAATAATGCCATCTTATCTACAAATATATCAGGTAGTCGTGTTTGGACAACAGGGCCAACTTTAAGCAACGTATACTTAACCAGTAATGCTAACATAGGTGGTATTACTGTAAACTCAACAGGTATTTTTTGGCCTAACGGCGCACAGTACGGATCTGGTACAGTTTATTCTAACGCAAACGTACAACTATTATTAAGTGCCTATACTGGTAACCTAATTACCACAGGTAACATCATTACTATCGGTAGCATCACAGCCGACGTTATAACAGCCAACACACAATATTTTACCGGCGGTAAAGTAGTAACTACCAATGGCGTGTATTGGGCCAATGGATCTCCATACTACGGCGATGCTAACGTATCGACTTATATACAAAACTTCTCAGGTAACCTAGGCGGATATGTAGCAGGCAATCAGCCCTACATTACAGGATTACCGGGGGTAAATACCATCACTGTTCAAAATGGTGTTACCTTAGGTTCGCAAGGTATTTACTGGGCAAACGGTAGTCCTTACGGTTCGGGTACAGCATATTCAAACGCTAACGTAAGTAGTTTATTAACAGTCTACGGTGGTGTAATTCGTGGTAACATTCTTTATTCTAATAACGTAATTGCTGGTAATTTAACCAGCAATACAAACATTTTAGCGCAAGGCCAAATTACTACCACCAATGGTATATATTGGGCCAATGGTGTAAGCTATACTGCTGGATTAACATCGTATAGTAATGCCAACGTTGGCGGATATCTATCTCAGTACTCAGGAAATCTTGGCGGCACCATTAGTACAGCAAGCCAACCATACATTACCAGTGTCGGTACATTAAACGGTTTAACTGTAACAAATGGTATATCAGTAACTGGCTCAAGCAGTTTTGGTGGCCCAACTACATTAAACGGAACTACAACCGTTAACGGTAACTTGGTAGTTGCGGCACAAGGCGAATACACAAACGACTTATACGTTGGCGGTAACTTGTATGTTTCTGGACAAACAACTACAATCAACGCCAATGCGATTACAACCAATGATTTATATCTTACACTAGCCAATAATGCAGTTAGTAAAACTGCGGCCAACGGCGCTGGTATATATTTAAACAGCGTTGCTGGCGGCTCAAACTACGGCTACTTCCGTTATGACAATAACGCCATGGGCGGTAGCGGATCGTGGGATACCAATCTTGGTCTTCAACCATATTGGACAGGTAACTTAAACCTAGGCGGCCCAGCAAACTACTGGGGCAACGTTTACGCCACAGGTATTGTTACAGGTTCTATCAACACCTTTGCCAGCCAAGCGTATTTTAATACATTCTTTGCTACAAGTATCAATGCTGGTACTGTTAATGCTACACTCATTGGTAACATCGGAACTACACTTATTGGTAGTCTAGGTACAGCTAGCCAAACAACAATTACCAGCGTTGGTACATTAACTGGACTACAGGTAGCCGGTTGGGGTAACATTGGCCTAGGTATCTTTACATCAAACATCAGTGCTGGTACAATTGGTAACGTTGGAGCAGTATTTAACGGTAGTCAGATTAACGTTGGTAGTGCTTATATTCCTACCCTAAACACTACCTATGCTAACATTACAACAGCTAACTTAGGCGCATTAACTGGTGCGCTAAACGTACAAGGTGTTGCTTCATTCTACAGTAATATTTTAGCCGCAAGTGGTGTAGCAAGTACAAGTACAGGTACTGGTGCTATCACTGTTTCTGGCTCAGGTGGTGTTGGTGTTGGTGGTAACGTTACAGCTGGCGGACTAGTTGGTCCGCTATACGGCACAGTAATGACAGCCAGTCAGCCAAACATTACTACAGTCGGTACACTTACAAACTTAATAGTTGCTGGTAACTTAACAGTACAAGGCGCAAGCACAATAATTGGATCCACAGACTTAACTGTCAACGACTCAATTATCAACTTACATACTGCCGCTAACCTGGCACCGTTGACAACAAACGACGGTCGCGACATTGGATTTAAATTACACTACTACGATAGTGTATTATCCACTGGTGATAATTTAGCCTTCTTGGGTCGTGCCAATGATTCAGGATTCTTGGAATTTTACAACACTGGTTATGAAGGTGTTGCCAACGTATTCATTGGTAATACCTATGGCACAATTAAAACTGGTGAATTCTATGCGGCAAACTCTACAGCCGCAACAAGTTCAAGTACAGGTGCACTACGTGTAGCTGGTGGCGCAGGTATTGGTGGACAAGTTTATTCAGCCGGTATCAATAGTACAACTGGTAATTTGGTAACAGCATACTTAGGTACTGTTTACGCTGGTACTATTAATGGCGCCACAATTGGTAACACAGGCGCCGCGATTCAAGGTGCTACAGTTAACTCTACTGGTGCTGTTACAGCCGGTAACATTATTACTACAAACGGTATTTTCTGGCCCAATGGTGTTAGCTATGGTCAAGGTACGTTTACATCATTTAGTACGGCCAACATTGACCAATACTTACCGGGGTACCAAGGCAATGTCAGCTCTGGTAACCTAACAACAAATGGTCAGTTATTTGTACGTGGTAATGCTATTATTCAAGGCAACTTAATTGTAGCCAACGTTACATACCTAACACAAGAAATAGTTACCACATCAGAAAGCATAACTGGTGCGCTATCAGCAACTGGTAACATATCAACTACTTCTAATTTAAACGTATCTGGTACTACCTATGTTAATGGTATTTTACCAAATGCCAACGTATCATACAACCTTGGTAGTGCAAACTACTCTTTTGCTAACATTTATGTTGGTAATATTATTACACCAAGCGGAACACTAGGTGCTGGCGGTAATATTAATGCCGCAACAGTAACAGCTACTACTGGCGTATATGCTCCGGGCTTTTTCTGGAGTACCAACGGTGCTAGTATTTTAAGCAGTATTGTGGTTAGTGGCGGGGGTGGAGGCGGTAGTGGCACAGCAATAGCTGGTGCGTATTTCTCAGGATATACCAACTTCTCGGGTAGCCCAATTAACGATTTTGGCGCTAGCGAGAGTTATGTAAACTCTGGCGGTAGCCCTTACAGTGACCCATTTGGGCAAACTCTAAGCACATATACAGTAGATTTCAATGAATTAGAAACTACCTTACAGACTTTAGATTTAGGTAGCAACTCATTTGTTTAACGGATAAATAAGATATAGAGGACGATATAAAAAATGCCAACACAAGTACAGTTTAGACGAGGAACTAATGCCCAAAACCAAGCGTTTACGGGAGCCGTCGGTGAAATCACCGTTGATACCACACTTGGCACTCTACACGTACATGATGGTGTTACAGCCGGTGGTAATACTCTAGTAAGAGCAAACGGTGTTATTTACGGTTCCACAATTTATCAAAATAACGTTCGCGTATTTAAGAATTCAACAGCATCTTCTGCTCCAAGCAGTCCAGTAGCAGGTGATGAGTGGTATGACAGCAGTTCAGATATACTATACAAATATGTATATGACGGTACTAACTATCAATGGGTTGATACCAGTCAAACTGTAAACTATCAAACTTTAGCTGTTACAGGTAATGCTACAGTTGGTGGCTACCTAACAGCACAAAACTTTATCCTAACCGGTAACCTAACACCACAGTCTAATATTAGTTCTAATATTGGTAGTACAAGTACCTGGTATAGCAACGTATATGCTGTAAGATTTAACGGCATCAGCGTACAGGCACAATATGCCGACCTAGCAGAAAACTATATAGCAGATGAAGCGTATGCTCCTGGTACTGTAGTTGTGTTTGGCGGTGAAAAAGAAATTACAACAAGTGCTATCAGCCACGATGTACGTGCCGCTGGTGTTATCAGTACTGATCCAGCTTACTTAATGAACGACGGAGTTGACGGATTACCAGTTGCTTTAACTGGTCGTGTTCCTTGTTTAGTAAAAGGCCCAGTAGACAAAGGCGATCGACTGGTAAACGTGGCTCCGGGCGTAGCCGGACGTTTAGAAAAAGAAAAATATGAGCCAGGTTGTATCATTGGCAAGAGCTTGAATGCTATTGAAGATGATAGCGTTAAATTAATTGAAATAGCAGTAGGAAGATACTAATATGGCATTTCCATCATCACCATCATCAAACCAACAGGCTACCGTTAACGGTGTAGTATACACCTATAACAGTAGTAAAACAGCCTGGCAACGTACAACAAGTAGTAGCACAAACTTAACTGTGGCTTCTATTGCGGTAACCAGTGCTATCACAAGTCCAAACTTATACATTAGTGGACCAACTACTATTACTGGTACAGTTACATTGACCAGTACACAACCACTATTGCCAGCATCCAATGCCGCAGTTGACATTGGTAGTAGTACACAATGGTTCCGTACATTTTACGGTAAGTCAACACAGGCACAATACGCTGACTTGGCAGAGAACTATTTAGGTGACCGCGACGACTATATGCCAGGTACTGTTATGATATTTGGTGGCTCAGCAGAAGTTACTGCTGTACAAAAAGAATACGATACTCGTGTAGCAGGAGTTGTTTCTGACAATCCAGCTTACTTGATGAATGTGGCAGATGTAGGCAATCGCTTTATGGTTCCTATTGCCTTAACTGGACGAGTTCCGACTAAAGTCCAAGGCCCAGTTGAAATTGGTGATGTTCTAGTTACTAGTAGCCAATACGGTATCGCACAAAAAATTGATAATGCTAAATTTGTTCCTGGATGTATTTTAGGTAAAGCACTAGGAAAAATTGAAGATAATTCTGTGGGAACTATCGAAGTCGTTATTGGTCGTTTCTAAATGAGGGCTAACCGTGGCAACTAATATTATCGGTAGCGGAGCAGAAACAGCCCAATTATATCTAAGCGAGGCAGCCTACCCAGTAGGTACCCTAGTCAAACCTAGCGGCAATAATCCATACGAAGTTACATTGTGTGTAACACCTTATTGTACTCAACCAATTGGCGTTGTTAGTACTAACCCTGGTATATTATCAAACGCTGATGCTGATTTAACAGTCAGACAAGGCGGCGCATATATTCCAGTTACTACGCACGGTAGAACCATTGCTTTAGTACAAGGGCCAGCGTTTGCTGGTGATAAGTTAGTAGCAGGTAACATTCCTGGCACACTAATGAGCTTGGAACAAAATCCTCCAACTACAGTTAGTGGTATGGGTATTGCCCCAACAGTATTGGCAATCTGTTTAGATACAAACCAAACCAAAAGTCCACAACCATTGAAAGTTGTAGTAAAAGGTGGCACCCCTAACCCCACCGGCAATCTAATTGTTAATAATATTACTAATATTGGAACCAGTACTGTAGGTAGTTTAGTAACTACTAATGGTGTTAACTGGGCCAATGGTATTCCGTACTCGCCTGGTACCATTACCACTACACAATTTTTTAACGGTAGTACAACACAACTTTCATCAATGTTTACCAACATTGGCGAAGTAGCTACTGTGTCTAATGCGTCGGTAAGTGGCACAATTCCTTTTTATGTAACTAGTCAAAGCGTACTATATTATCAAGGTACTGCTACCTCTAACTTTACAATTAATGTATTAGGGTCAAATGTAAACGTATATTCATCAACTCCAACAGTCCAGGCACAGGGTACTGTTAATGCCTATACAATGACTATTAATGAAGTTGGTACTGGATCATTTACTTCAGGTATGAAAGTTGGATCTGCAGGTTATACTATCAATGGTGCTACTTATCCTCCACTATTTGCTAACACAGTAATACAAACAGGTTCAGGCACAACTGGTACATACACACTAAACAACTGGGGCTACTTACCAGCACAGTCTGCTATATACGGATACGCTGTAACAAGTACAACTGGTACCAGCCTGAGTACACTATTACAGCCCGGTCAGAGTTTAAGTATTACCTTCTTAAACACAAACGGTGGTACTCCTTATTATCTAACCGGCTTTCAAATCGATGGTATAGCACAATCAGTTCGTTGGCAAAACGGTGCTTCTCCAAGTTATGGATCTGCTAATAGTATTGATGTTTATTCGTTTACTATTATACGTACCTACGCTACACAAATTGTAACCCCACCAACTTGTATTCCTGTATATACTGTACTTGGTAGCATAACCAAGTTCGCATAGGATCCGCTATGCCAGCATTAAGTACACTAGGCGGCGCAAGCGTAAAAGATTTTAGAAGAAATCAAACGCCTCCATCAAACGGATTATTTTTATTCTTAGATGCAAGTAATCTATCCAGCTACCCGGGTTCGGGTAGCGTGTGGTATGATCTTAGTGGTCGTCAAAATCACATGAATATTGTGTCTAGTGCCTGGGCTAGTGGTACACCGGCATATATGAATTTCAATGGTAGTTACGGGTGTGCTAAATCGGCATCGGGATCAGACATACACATCAGTGGAAATATAACAGCCATTGTTTGGTGTATTCCACTAAACAGCACAGGCAATTGGCGTACACTATTTCGTGGACTATCTGGCAGTCAAAACCATCAGGTTATATTTCAAGCAGGCAGTTGGGCCGTTGGTATGTACGATAACGATCACGGCACAGGATTTAACAATTCAGGATATAGTCAACAAAGTTTACCTGGCTATCCAAACAGTTGGGTAATGATGACCTGGCAGTTTTCTACTTCAAGTCCACAGTATCAACTAAGCATTAACGGCAGTCCTAGTAGTATTGTTGGTAGTATATCTAGTTCAAACGCCACGTTTAATGATGGTATATGTAGTCTTGGTGCTTACAATAACGGTGACTTTAACCCGGCCAATGCTAGCCAGTATTTTGGACTTATCAGTCAGTGCGCCATTTATCAACGCAATTTAAACAACGACGAAATATTACAATATTTTACGGCTACACGTGGTCGTTTTGGGGTATAGCATATTATGCAACAATTAAGAAAAATATACCGCTCAAACTATGCCGGCGAACACATTGTTGGAAAACTCACGTTGTCCGATAATGCCTGGGATCCAAGCACAGAGTACATTCCTAATGCGGTGTTTAATACACACACAACTAGTCGGGCGGTTGTTATTGGCAACGGTGAAAGCCGTCAAGGATTTAATCTACAGCATATTGCCAATCACAAAGGCGGATTACTAGCAGCCGACAAATTACAAAGCTATGGATGTAATGCCTTGTACAGAGATTTTACACCAGATTTTTTAGTAGCAATTGGCGATACAATAGTTGACGAAATTGCTCAAAGTGAATATACCAAAGACAATATTTGTTACGCAACATCAGAATCTGTATTAAAGTATCCTGAACAATTTTATCTGGTACCACAAAACCTACACTACGATGCCGGCGCATTGGCCGCTTACCTAGCCTGCTTTGATGGACATACTAAAGTCTTTTTACTTGGCTTTGACAACTATCCAGGTCCTGAAACAACAAATAACATTTACAAAGATACAAACGGTTATCCAGCCAACAATCACGTGTTAAATGGCGACTTCTTTACCAAGTCTTTAAATATGGTAATGACAACCTACAGTGATGTTGAATTTATAAGAGTGATGCCAAACACAGCCGCTTACATTCCCGACGGATGGAAAGGTATTACTAATTTTAGACAAATTGACTATCGTGGATTTGTTACTGAATCAGACTTAGGTTAGTTTAGAATACTTTCTAAAGTCTTAATTTTCTTTTTAATAATATCAAAATTAAAACTACGCCACAGCCCAGGATGTAGTGGCTTGGGATGATCCTGCATTTCTACCCAGCAATACCCTCGGTGTTCTTTGTTAAGAGTTGGCACAAACTCTGTATCAACGTTTACTAAAAATGTATAATAAACAAATTTATTATTGTCTGATGTAAATGTTTCTAAGGGAATAAATTTCTTCTTGGTATAATCAACACCAATTTCTTCTTGTATTTCTCTTACCAATGCCTGTATAACAGTTTCGTTGGATTCTATTTTTCCACCAACAATACCCCAAAAGCCTTGTTGGCGACTTTTGTTACGCAGTAAAAAAAGATAACGATTGGTAGACCTGGCGTAAATTAATGCGCCAACACCTTCGGTGTGTTTATCTGACATTATAGAACCAAACTCCACTCTCCGGCTTTGTACAGGCCTTCATAGCTTCTAGTCCATTCACCTTCGTACCAACGATATTGTACTGGTGCTGGATTACCGGCTACAGTAGTTCTTAAATTTGAAACATACTGTATACCTGGATTACGTTGACTATCAAAACTCACAGTCCAATAACTGCCATTCCACTCAATGATATCATTGGCATTGGCTACTAACTGGGTTGATTCAGGACCTGCCCAGGCCGCGGCACTTTCGCTGTCAAAACTACCAATTGGATTTAGTATAAGGTAACGAGTATGTAATGCAGGGGTTAAGATATTACTATCAACAGTAACAGTAAATGGATCAATGATAGCATTAACTGGTGGTAATGTATTGGCAGGCTTGGTAGCATCATCTACCGAGAATATAAGTTGACTAGGATCTACAGGATTCATTGCTACAGTACCAACTATCTCGTGACTACCACCTGGGTATGGAAATTGTAAACGAGCCTGACTGATACCGTTGACTATCTTTCCATACATATTAATTAACCCGTTCCAGTCGGCTTTTTCACCTACAACAACACCATCGTTGTCGTGAGCAGTATGAGTGTACAAAGTTAAAATATTAGGACCAGTGTAAACAACTTCGTAGCCCAACGGAGTAAAACGTTGTTGACTCATTAGGCCGTTAAGAACAGTAACAACACCCGAACTCAGATCTCCTTGTGCGTCGTATATGCTAGCGATAATTTCCGCAACTACTCCGCCTTTCTTGACCTTAGCAGGTAAGGTTAACCAAATTGGTAATTCAAAAGTTAAATTAGCAATATCAATTTGTGTATCGTCGCCCATCATTGGTACGCTACGACTTGTATAAGAAACATCAGATAACTCTATAGCACTTAAACTGGTCCAATCAAGATAGTTGTCTGTGCTTTGTATTTCCAATGCCGGATTAAACAAAGGTAGTATTTGTTCAATAATTTGATGTTTTTGTTCAGTGTTGCTGGTCCAAATATCGGCTTTGAGTGTTAGCTTATACGGTGCTGGCATTAGGCGCTCTACAGTATAGATACCTTCTTGACTGCCAACATAACTCTGTGATACCGGGTCAAATGATTGTTCACGAACACGTCTAGTATCTTCAAAGTAGGGATTTTGTAAACGATTACGATCATACGCTAATCCGCCAATGTAAACAGCAATAGCAGGAACAGCATTAAGAGTGTTCTCGCTATTACCTCGTAGGATCATTGCGGCCTGACGACTTTGATCACCATAGTAGACTGGAATAGTTTGTAGTGTCTGATTGCCTTGTTCGTCTTTGCCAAATTCAACCTGAAAGTTAGATAGCATACGAATAAACTGTATTACAAATCGACGGATTTGTCCATCGTAGTTAAATTGTACTGGCATTAGTTATCGGCCTTTGGTCTTAAAATTTTGCTTAGTGGTTGAGTAGTAGTATTATTTACATAACTCATGCGCTGTGTCAAAGTATCTGTTCCAGGTGTGATATTAGCACGTACACTATCTTCAATCTTGATCCAGCTAGTACCGTTGAAACGGAATAGGCGATTTGGCAAATAGTCTAAACGCAAGAAATAATCTCCTATAGCAGGTTGAGCCGGGAACGCTACGCCAGCACCAGTTACTAGGCCATTTGGCGCACGGCCATCGCCGGTTAAGTAACCTTGTACTTTACTTGTTGGGCTCACTGGAGTTGAGTCTGCAGTAATATTAGTATTGTCTGCTGTTATAGTAGTAGAACTATCATCAGGATAACTGCTATTGCCCCCAACTGGGCTACCATCGTTGTTGGTAGCTAAATCATAAAATGGGCTTGTGTCGTAACCAGATTTAGGAACGTCAAGTTCGGCCTGAGCAACAATGGAATTGTTGATATTAATAAACTTATCGTAGGTACTTAAAATTTGTCCAACTGGCGTATCTGTTCCGGGGCCAGCTTTGATGTTGTTGAGAATGTCTTTGTATTCTTGGCTATCTACCAATGGGTTGAGTTTAACACGCCATAAATGTGGCCACCAGGTTGGACTAAAACCTTCTGACGCAAAACTAGCATCACCAACAACATAGTAACGTTTTAGTGCCGCTGGTAAGTCTCCGTCTAAAGCATCATAATCTTTTAGGTGCTGAAGTTCTAGTACATCGCCGGCTATTAACTTACGGCCAATGGTATCCACCATATCACGCAAATGGAACACCATGAAGATTGTACCAGTTTGTAAGAATAAACCAAATTGACTTAAGTCAAAGTCTTGATCAGCACGTTGATAAATTCCACGCATTTTATAAACGTCTTGGCTGTACTTGCGGTCACGATTTTCTACCCATAGCAGGTCTTGAATGTTCTGCTCACTTTGATTTAAATAATCTGGACGGGTCGGGTCTGTGCTACCAGTTTGTTCTACTGGCCCAAGATACTTGTTTAATAGTACACCAGTACCGCCAATGGTAAACATTTCTGAAATTCTGCGATCAAAAAACTTATAATCATTTGAGTGTTGACCGTCTTTCCAAAGACTTAAACGTGGCATAGCTATTCCTATTAGTCTAGTATTTATCCCCTGTTGACGGCTAATTCCCAAAATGTTATAATCATATTATGAGCCAGAGAATTGACGAGCTATTCTTCAAAATTATTGCCTGTAAGCAAGAGCACCAACGCGATCTTAAGCGTATATGGCACAACTGTAAACGCACAGAAGATGAGATCAGCCGGGAAGATGTAGTTTGTCGCAGAAAAGGCAGAGATACTGCTCGTATGATAGAGCTTAAACAAGAGCTTGAAGAAGATGTAAACTTATTAGAGCAGTATTTGGTTTTTGCTACTTTGCTCAATGGTTGACTAAATATTTCCAAAATGTTATAATAGTTTATGTTAATATTCTTGGACACCGAATTTACTGACTTTGCCGAATCCGAATGCGATTTAATATCCATTGGATTAGTCGACGAAAATGGTAGGGAATTCTACGCAGAAAGCACACAGTACAGACAAGAAGCCTGTTCAGATTTTGTTCGGGAAATAGTGCTACCATTATTGGGACGGCACCCAGATCGTGTAGTAGATAATTATTACGGTATTGCTATAAAACTTAACGAATGGTTAAAGTACTACCAAAGTACTATTGTTACCATATGTTTTGATTATAATACCGATTGGCATTTAATGTCCAAAATGTTATTATTACTACCTGAAGAAGAATTATTTGTAAATATCCAGGCTACAAATATCTGGGGTGACCTAGATAAACAGGCCCTGGATTGGTTTTGGTTAGAGAAAGACACAATAGGTTGGCAACAGCATATGGCATTGTATGATGCCCACGCCAATATGTTCGCATACAAACCTTTAGTAAGGGAAAGACACAATGAAACTCAACGGTAAGACAGTAAAGGCTCGACATAAGGCACAACGTAATCCGGCACTACACGATGAAAAGTATACCGGTGGCGAACCAGTGTGGGACACTGAACGTGCCTTGGCAATGTCTAAAGAAGACTTTGACCATCATATGCGTAAGAGTTTTTACTACTACAATTATTACTACAATCAAAAAGACTGTAAGAAGTATGTAGTTGAGTGGTTAAAGAAAACAGCCGAATTTACCAAAGAGGAAATTAAAGCCTACGAGCGTAGTCCGGATCGTGCTACAGAAATGACAGTATGTAGTTTGATTATGGCACATCGTCAAGGTATGCCATTGTTGGCTGAACACATAGCCTACATTGATACTCAAATTGAGCGAGCCATTACACACGCCACGGACGAAGTAGTTGAAGTTGCGGTGGATGCCAAACCCAAGGCCTATGTACCTACCATACAAGATCGTCTAAATGAAAAGACCAGCGAAACCATTGGCGAACTTGAAGGACACTACGATCAGTTTATCACCGACAAGAAATATACATTCAAACCCTACGACTTTTTAGTAGCTAATAACGTACCACAAAGTCAACTTGGCAAATACGAAGAACTATTCCAACGACGTTTTGTGGAACTAGCACAGGCCTTTAATAAAGAGGACGAGCAGGTAGCTGAAGGTTACAGCCATTACAAAACAGCCGACTTTAAACGTATTATGGGCTTTATCGATCAAATACTAAATGACATTATGGCCTATCGTAATGTTAAAAAAGCCACTAAGAAAGTTCGTGCTCCACGTAGTGTCAGCAAAGAAAAAGTTGTTGCTAAACTAAAATTTGCCAAAGAAGACAAAACGCTTAAAATTGTAAGTATCAACCCAGCCGACATCATTGGCGCACAAGAGCTGTGGGTTTACAACACTAAAACACGCAAGTTGGGCAAGTACATAGCTGATAGCATACGTGGCCCACTGAATGTTAAAGGTACTACAATTACCGGTTTTGATGAGTTTAAATCAGTGACAAAAACCCTGCGTAAACCCGAGGAAAAACTCAAAGAATTTGCTAAGGCTACTAAAGTACAGCTACGCAAATTCTTAGAAGATATCAAAGCTACAGATACCAAACTTAATGGCCGCATAAACGCAGAAACGGTGCTACTCCGAGTTCAGTAATAAATACTGTATAACGGAGTAAAGCACAATGACACCATTTACCGGTAATGTAGTAGAAGATCCCGGATTCACAGCAAATCTAAACGTACAGACTAAAAGCCTGTACGACCCTACAACAGGATCCGGCCCCGGACACATCGAGTTTAATGGTACGCCTGACGTATATACTCCTGGCAACACTGATCCAAATTGGCAGTACGGTGATACCACTAATAGCCTACGTGCCGCAATAACAGATTACATTCGTATGCGTTTGGCCGATGGCATTGTTGACGTTGAGCTAGACAAAGAACACTACGAAATGGGTATTAATCAGGCCCTGATTAGATATCGCCAACGTGCTCAAAATTCTACAGAAGAAAGTTATGTAAGTATGACTTTGCTTCCTGAAACACAAGAATACATACTACCAAAAGAAATTATGCAAGTGCGCCAAATCTTCCGCCGCGGTATTGGTAGCGTAACAGGTACTGGTAGCCAGTTTGAACCATTTAGTTCAGGCTATCTAAACACTTATATGTTGGTAGCCGGACGTGTTGGCGGATTAACTAACTACGAACTATTTGTTGACTATCAAAAACTAGCAATGAAGATGTTTGGTGGACACATTAATTTTACCTTTAATCCGATTACTAAAAAGTTAACATTGGTTCGTAAAATGCCTTGGCAAGGCGCCAACCCAGATCAAACACAAATGGAAAATGTTTTACTTTGGGTATTCAATCAAAAACCGGACCAAATGTTGTTTAACGACCCCTACATTTATCCTTGGATCCAAGAGTATGCCTACAACTTCTGTAAAATGATCCTAGGTGAAGCTCGCGAAAAGTTTGGCCAAATTGCTGGACCACAAGGTGGTACTACACTAAATGGTGCTACCCTAAAAGGCGAAGCCAAAGAGGGTATGGAAAAGCTCGAAGAAGAACTCAAACAATATGTGGACAACAGTCAGCCCTTAACTTGGTTAATGGGATAATATCGTGCGTATTGACGAAGTGTTGGGATTACCAGTTCCAGGAAAAACAACATCAATCAGAATTACTCCACCATTAGAAAGACCACAGGCTCATAAACTTTTAAGTTTGGCAGATGTTTGTCCTAGCCAAAATAATCCTGAGTATGTTACAATAAGTTGGAAACAGACAGCTAAATCAGTATTACAACAAAAAGGATTGTATATTTGGACTCATCCAACGTTTGGTATTTTTTATGTAGGTATTGCTCGGGCAGATAATTTAGGGCAAAGATGGGATGCACATACTCAGAAATTATTAAATCGTGCTAAAGTTTACTATCCCAAAAGATGGAAAGAATTTGCTCAGATTTTTTTAGCACAAGGTGTTAGTGCGTTAGACAGCAGTCAGGTTGCTAAAGATTTAGAAGGAATTAAAATTTATTTTTATCCAATTAACAAACCTGGAAATATTACCGATAAAGACTATGCTCGTGCTATTGAAGATTTGGAAACACGTATAGAAGCCAGATGGAACCCCAGGGCGCAAGGAAAATATAATCCAAATTTCCCAACTGTAACAAAAAATACCGACAACACAATTCCACGAGATCCCCGCGGAATGGTAAACCTTAAAAAGAAATAGTTGACAAATACCAAAAAGTATGTAAAAATAGCCCTTAATAGAAGAGGGCTTTTTTATGATCATCGGCGTATGCGGTTTTATTGGTAGTGGTAAAGACACAGTAGCAGACTACTTGGTAAACTTTCACGAGTTTAGACGAGACAGTTTTGCCGCTACACTCAAGGACGCAGTCAGCGCAGTATTTGGCTGGGACAGAGAACTACTAGAAGGACGTACTAAAGAAGCACGTGCTTGGCGTGAGCAAGTAGATCCTTGGTGGGCACAACGATTGGATATGCCTAATCTATCCCCACGCTGGGTACTACAATATTGGGGCACAGAAGTAGCACGTAAGAGTTTCCATGATGATATATGGATTGCTAGCCTAGAACACAAGCTACAGAGTTCTGGAGATAATATTATTATTAGTGATTGTAGGTTTCCAAATGAAATTAAAAGTATTAAAAACGCCGGCGGCAAAGTTCTTTGGGTACAGCGTGGTGATTTGCCTGAGTGGTATAGTTGTGCTTTACTCGATAATAAAAGTCAAGGTCGCCACGCTAGTGAAAGCAAAGAGAAAAAACAAATAGGTATGAAGTATCAGTACCCTAATGTACACGCCAGTGAGTGGGCCTGGATTGGTACTGAATTTGATGCCGAAATTGACAACAACGGAACTATTGAAGACCTGTACACACAGATTAAAAATCTGGTTCGATAGGGGCGGCTTTCCACGGTAGCTTATTACCTTGTATTTCTATTCTGCAGTTAGCACAAACAGTTTTTAAATTAAGCCAGTTGTTGTTTTTAAGATTGCCGTCAACATGAAACACTGACATTTGCCGAGCAGTTTTAGATTTAAAGTTACAGAGTTCGCAACGTTCTTTTTTCTTATAGCCCGACTTTGCCCACGCTGGCGGTTGCGGTTTTAATTTCTTCCCTTTACGAATGCAGGCCGCACAGGTATTTCTATAATGCCTAACACCATCACGAATATAGTTGATAGCAACCAAACTATCTAAACATATTGGACATAAATCGCGTTTTAGCATATAGTTATTTACACTAAACCTTTACAAAGGCTCCTGTAACACGGCAAATTTTGGTTCATTCCGATAAATAACTTTAACTATGTATTATAAAGGAACATAACCATGGCACTAGTATCCCCAGGAATTCAAATTTCCGTAACCGATCAAAGTCAATACGTACCAAATCAGGTCGGTTCAGTACCACTAGTTTTATTAGCTACAGCGCAAGATAAAGCATATAACGGCTCTGTAGCGTCAGGCACAACCAAAGCCAATGCTGGCAAACTATTAAGTTTTACAAGTCAACGTGACTTAGTAACTGGAATGGGACTTCCAAGTTTCCAGATTAGTTCAGCTGGTACACCGGTTAATGCTAGCGAAGTTAGCGAATACGGCTTAATGGCAGCTTACTCAGCATTGGGACTAGGCAATCAATTGTTTGCTATTCGTGCTGATATTGACCTAGCACAATTAACCGGCACAGCTAATCGTCCAGTTGGAATGCCAATGGATGGTACATACTGGTTGAATCTAGCAACTACAGAATTTGGTATCTACAGTTTAAATCGTAACACTGGCGGGTTTGATCATATCGAGCCTTGGTTATTAACAGACCTAACACAATTAACTAATGACACATTTGGTTATTATGGTGGCACTCCATTTGCTTACCCAAGCAACTCAGTTGGCGCCATCGGCGACTACGCTGTTGTATTTGTAAACGACAGCTCAAGCACAGCAACAACTGATGGATTACCTGGCACAAGCGCACCAATCCTACGTTTATTCTACAAAGCAGGACGCTATGGTAGTTCTAGCGCAGGTAATTCTGCACTAGGCGTAAGTGTTGATGGTAGCGATAATATCACTGGCACATTGTCAAATCAATGGGTTGAAGTTGGTAGCAAAGATTGGCAACGTAGTATTCCTGTATGGCAGTCAAGCAAGATTGATGGTAACTTATCAATCCCATCTTCTGGCATTAGTTCAGGTGACACATTGTTTAGTATCAACGGTGTTAATGTTATTGTAAATACAACCAATTTCCCAGGTTGGGTAAGTGGTGTAGCATATCCATTGACAGCGTCTAGACTAGCTACAGCAATTAATACAGCAAATACTGGTAGCACACACATTACTGGTGTTTATGCTCAGTCAAACGGTGGTGTACTATATCTATACGCAACTAGCGCCGCAGACAGTACAGGTGCCAACGCTGGCTTATCTACAGCTGATACCGGCGTACTTGTAACTGGCGGTAAGATTTCAGGAACTACACTTTTAGGATTGGGTATTCCAACAACTGTTCAAGGTAGCCCATATTTCTTCTACGGTGACTACGCAAGTGCTCCAACTACATCTGGTGGCGCATATCAAGGTTGGGGTCTAAGCACAACTGATACAATGCCACGTCCAAGTAGCTCTGTGTGGTGGAAAACTTCTGCTTTAGGTGGCGGTTGGAATCCGGTGCTTGAGCAATACAGCGCAAGCTCAGACCAATGGACAGCGGTCAGTGCTCCAATGTATCAAAACATTCCTACAGCATTAGCTAGTTTAGATCCAACAGGTGGTGGCGTAAGCGTACCAGCTGGTCAGGTTATTGCTGAGTTTTATATCAGCGACAATTCACGTGGTAACAATTTACGTTTCCAGGTTAAAGGTCAAAGCACATCTGCTTCAGCAACTGGCGGTGTAATTGATTACAACACCAGTGGATTTGCGGCAGCCTTGGCAGCAGACCATAGCCAATACTTTACTGTAAGTGCTACATATCCAGGATTAGCTTCATTGATTAATTATGGTCTAGTATCTACAGCGGCTAGTGGTACAGCGTGTACTCCAGCAAGTATTGTACAACAAATTTTATCATTGAATATTCCTTATGTAACTGCTAGTATTTCAACAACTGGTGGTAGCACAGGAACAATTCCAAGTAGCGAACAACAAACAATTACACTAACACATACATTAGGTGGTCAAATTGTATTGACTCCAAGTAACAGTAGCGGTGTAGCATTGGGTAGCCCAAATACATTATTAGGTGACCTAGGTTTCCGTTCTAATGTTAATCCAGCACTAAATGGTTCTGGTTACTCAGTTAATGCAACAAATGGTAAGGTTATTATCAGTAGTTTCTCAAACATCACTAACGATATTAATTACACTACATCAAGCCCATACACAGCACCAGCTGATGGTACATACTGGTACTACAGCAACTTTGCCGATGTAGATATTATGATCAACAACGGCGGTCATTGGAAAGGTTACAAAAACGTTACTAACGATATCCGTAACTATCCATTGAACCAAACAGATCCAAACGGTGTTATTGTTGCGGCAAGTGCCCCAACAAGTCAAACAGATGCAACAGCACTAGTAGCCGGTGACATTTGGTTAGACAGCAGTGATTTAGTTAACTATCCTAAATTAAGTCGTTGGGATGGTTCTAAGTGGGTAGCAATTGATAACACAGACCACGTGACAGCAAACGGTATTATATTTGCTGATGCACGTTGGGACACAAATGGTCAGACTGATGTTATTAACGCCAGCTTCCCAAGTATTACATCACTATTGACTAGTGACTACTTAGATCAAGACGCACCAGATCCACGTCGTTATCCAAAAGGTACATTGTTGTTTAATACACGTCGTTCAGGTTTCAACGTTAAACGTTACGTTAAGAACTATTTTAACAATGTTAGCTATCCTAACCCAGGTTCAATCCCAGGTACATCCAATTCATTACCACAAATTGCTGATGCATGGGTAAGCGACAGCGGTACAGATAGCAAAGGTCGTATGCTAGCAGGTTCTGCCGCGCAACGTGCTATTGTTGTTGCCGCAATGAAATCCGCAGTTGACTCTAACTTAGATGTTCGTGAAGACAGCTACGCATTTAATATTATTTGCGCTCCTGGTTATCCAGAGTTGATTCCTAATATGGTATCATTAAATGATGACCGTAGTGATACAGCGTTTATCATTGGCGACACACCATTGACATTAGGCACAAACATTGTAGATATTACTAACTGGGAAACAGATGCAGATGGTTCTGGTTTAGCAACAGCAAGTCCATACTTAGCTGTATACTACCCAGCAGGTTTAACAAACGACTTATCTGGTAACGCAGTTGTAGTCCCAGCTAGCCACGCTGTTCTACGTACATTCTTGTACAGCGACAATGTAAGCTATCCTTGGTTTGCTCCAGCTGGTGTAAACCGTGGCTTGGTAAGTAACCTAAGCGATGTTGGTTATGTTAATGCCGCAACTGGTACATTTGTACACAATGCTGTTAATCAAGGCTTACGTGATGCGCTTTACAATTTAAAACTTAACCCAATTACTCAACTACCTAACGTTGGTTTAGTAGTTTGGGGTCAAGAAACACGCAGTGGTGATAGTACAGCACGTAATCGTGTAAACGTAGTACGTTTAGAAAACTACTTACGTACAATCTTCAAGCGTGTAAGTAATGGTTACTTGTTTGAACCTAACGATACAATTACTCGTAAGAGTATCGCAAGTCAAATTGAAAGTGCGTTACACGACCTATTGAGCAAGCGCGGTTTGTATGACTTCTTGGTAATTTGTGATACAAGCAATAACACATCAAGCACAATCGCTAATAATCAATTGTTTGTTGATGTAGCAATTGAGCCAATGAAGGATGTCGAGTTTATCTACATTCCAATAGCATTGTATAACCCAGGTGCTATCGCAACCTTGGGCCAACAGTCAACCTAAGAATATAGATAAATAAGAATATAGGAGAATAACATGGCCGTAGCAAGTTTAAGTAAATTTACAGTACCATTGGCAAACAATCAAAGCCCTGACAACCAGGGCTTGTTGATGCCAAAACTCAAATATCGTTTCCGTGCGACATTTGTTAGTTTTGGTGCTACAGGGACAGGTACAACAGAGCTAACAAAACAGGTTCAGGATATCAAACGTCCTAACGTAAACTTTAACCCAATTACTATTGATGTTTACAACAGTAAGGTGTTCTTACAAGGTAAACCAGAATGGCAAGAGACTACAGTTTCATTACGTGATGACAGCTCTGGTGCAGTAAGCAAGTTGGTTGGACAACAAATCCAGAAGCAATTTGATTTCTTAGAGCAAGCTAGTGCTCCAAGTGGTATCAACTACAAGTTCCAATTGGAGTTTGATATGTTGGATGGTGGTAACGGCGCTATTGCTCCAACAGTACTTGAATCTTGGGTACTTGATGGTTGTTTCCTAAGTCAGGTTGACTATGGAGACATGGCTTATAACTCAAGTGATCCTGCATTGATTACACTAAACATTAAATTTGATAACGCGACACAAACTTATGGTACAGCTGGTTCTAATTGGCCAACTAATACCCCAGGCGATACAGTTAACTAATTTAAACGAAAATTTAAAACAGCCCGGCTTAAAACACCGGGTTTTTTTATGAGATAAATATTGTTATGGCCTTACAAAACACTACGCTTCGCAGTTACCAACACGCTAGTCGAATTTTTACTGATGGTAATTTCCGACTAAGCCCCAAGTACGGTTTTCTATTTTATGTTGAATTTGATTTTAATCCGTTAATTACTAGTGTTAGCAATAACGCCGCCCAAGAACTTGGAATGATTGTTAAAACGGTATCGTTACCAAAATTTACAGTCGATCATAAAATACAAAATGCCTACAATCGTGTAAACATCAGTCAGCATAAAATTAAATACGATCCGGTACAAATTACATTCCACGATGACCAGGCCGACGTGGTTCGTAATTTTTGGTATGACTATTATAGTTTTTACTACAGAGACAGTGACTACGCTGATGCAACATATCAAGGTATAAGCAAATATCAACGCCGCCCAACATTTGATTGGGGATATAGTCTTCGTCCAACACTAGGCAAATATGTTAGTAGTGGGCAATACCAACCCTACCAATATATTCAGGGTATTCGAATTTATAGTTTATATCAAAAAAACTTTAGCGAATATCAGTTAGTTAATCCAACAATTATTAGTTTTAGTCACGGTGAACATAACCAGGCAGACAATAATGGCCTAGTACAACACTCAATGAGTATTCAATTTGAAACAGTAAAGTATCTAACTGGCTATACAACAGGAAGCACAGCTGGCGGATATATAGACTTACACTACGACAATACCCCAAGTCCAAATGCCAATGGTCAAAATGTAAATCAGATAGCTGATGACATGGGCGGAACAGTACAGACTTCAACTGACGTTATAGATTTAGCATATACTAATCCGTTAACTGATCCATTGAGAGGATTTAGTAATGGTATATCAATGGGCATTAATGCTGTTGGCGGACAAGGCGGGGCTTTATCTTTTGGTCAGGCATTTCAATCTGCTACAAATCAATCTGGTGCCAATGGTGCCGGTGGTGGCTTTAATATTCCAACCCTAGGTAGTTTAACACAAGGCGCAACAAACGCAAGTCTGGTTGCCGCACAGCTACAAACAGCCGCATCAACAATAGCTGGTACTGTTACAGCTAATTTTGCCAATGGTGTTGTAGGCGGTATTGCTAAAGGACTTGGTCCACAGGGAGGCGCTATTGTTGGCGGTATTGCTAGTGCTATTATCAATCCTAAGGCCGCATTAGCCGCAGTTGAAAATATTGCGGTAACCTATGTAACACAAAAAGTTGCACAGTGGGCTATTAACACCACTACACCGTATATAAATGATTTATCAAATGCTATTGCTAAAGGTGTTAATAATTATATTACTCAACCAATTACATCAGCTTTTGGAGATGTGTCATCATACGCATCAGCACAATACCAGGCTTTTGTTGGCGGCGGAACTGTTGTAAATTCTGTTGGTGCTAGTGGAGCATCTTATGTTGCAGTTGGCCCTGGCGATATACTAGGCTCTCAAGATTATGCATTAGGTCTTGCCGCAGGCGGAGCAACATCGGAACAAATTTCTACTTCACTACAAACTCTTGGGTTTGATCCAGCGATTGCTGATTTATATGGCTACCAGGCTGTTAACATTGGCTCATTTGTTAACCTTTAATCTATGAATACAAATACCACTTCGGCAACAAACATATCTGGCCCAAATGCCAGTAGTGCCTCTAATTTAGATACTAATCAGTATTTTACAAATTTATATACAATTGATCTAAGCATTGGCCCTGACACAAATGATGCGTTAGTGGCATTTTTTCAAGAGTACACTGGTAATAAAATTGCTGGACAAAATTTAGCCGGCACAGTATTGTACACCGCCAAGGCTCAAAATTTAAATCCAATGTTGGTCTTGGACAATTTTCAAAAATTGCCTAAAGATCAAATGAATAGTTATTTGTTGGCTTTTTTAAATTCAACACGAGTGCCGACTAGCGCACTAGGTATCAAGACTACCAGTTCAACTAGTTCGTTCATTAAACGAACAATCTTATTATGAGTAAATATTCCCAAGGAAAATATCAAATAATTAACCCAGCCAAATACGTAGGTAACAAAAGTCCAACGTATCGGTCTAGCTGGGAGTTAGTGTTTATGCAATTCTGCGACAACAATCCTAGCGTATTACAATGGGCTAGCGAAGCAGTACACATTAACTATCGTAATCCATTGACTGGCAAAAATACTATATATGTTCCAGACTTTTTAATTACCTATATAGATGCTCGTGGCCAACAACACGCAGAAGTGATTGAAGTTAAACCCACAAAAGAAACTAACCTAGTTGAAGCTGGCAAAAACCCACGCAACCAAGCCGCGGCTATACTTAATATGGCCAAATGGGAATCAGCCAAAGCCTGGTGCCAGGCACAGGGACTAAAGTTTCGTGTTGTTACGGAAAATGATATATTCCACATGGGTCGATAGTTAAATACTATATGACCAAGAAATTAGAAGAACTTTTCAATCTCCCATCTGCGGATGCTACTCCAGAAGAAACTGAGCAAACTATTGCTGAACATCGCGAACTAATTACGGATGTTGATCAGGCCATAGATAAAATTGATGCGGCTCTACCCACAGTCAATGACCTAGACACAGGTGACAATGAGCTAGATGAACTAGCTAAACTAGCACAAAGCAAAGCTGAGGATCTTATTGATTTGGGTATGAACGTTGAACCACGCTTTTCGGGTGTTATTCTACAAACAGCTGGGGTGATGCTAGGACACGCTATTACAGCTAAAACTGCTAAACTAGACAAAAAACTAAAAATGGTACAGCTACAGTTAGCTAAAGCCAAATTAGATCATCAAATTAAAAAAGACACTAAAGATCCAGTTGAAGAAGCTGTAGAAGGACACGGCGTTGTACTAGATCGTAATGAATTATTAAAACAGATACTCAGCAACAAGCAGAGCAAATAATGCAATCTGTATAAATATACAATAATAGGATTATAATGATGAAACCATTCCAATCATACATTTTTGAAATTAATAAGCCATACGAATTTCGTATTAAGATGGCAACCGTTAATCCAAGTAGTGTAATGGACCAAATTAAAAACGCACTAGATACATATCAGCTAGAAAGTGTTAGTGCTGTTAAAAGTATACCAATTCAGGAGCATCGCGAATTCCCACAATGGGGTCCTTGCGAGTGCTGGCAGTTTGATGTTAAAGTTGCTTATCCAGTAACTGTTCCACAAATCCGCCAGACATTAAAAGAACGTGCCCAGTTAAATCCAGACTGGTTAGCCGTGCGTAATCTAAATGAAGCCATTGACACCGAAGAAGCAGAAGCTCTTGGCCAAGACCATGATGGTGCTTTATTAGATGAAGAAGAATTAAAAGATGCACCAGGTGCACAAGAACTAGCAGGCCAGAGTCGCATCGGCAGTCTATTAAAAGAATTAGAATCACGTAAATTTGAATTTGCTGAAAACAGTAATGAAGCAGGCAAAACAACCAACGATGCTCCAATGAGCGATAAGAGTCCAGTTGGAACAACACAAAATGTAGTATATCGCAAACCCAAAGGCAATTAAAATGAGCAAGAACCATCCACACGATAATATCTATAGCATCCTAGGCAAGTTGGAAGCACTACAACCAACTCCACAAGAACGTCACAATGCTAAAGTACAACAGATCCGCGAAAGCGTCGAAAGTCAAGGTTCTATCCTTAAAGGTCTACGTGATGTTAGTTCAGTTGAACAACGTCTAGCTCGACAGTTTGCTGAAAGCCAAGTTAACGAAAAAGCAGTTAGCCAAGCTCAACAAAAGTTTATGGGTATGGTTCATGCCGCACAAAAAGGTGCAAAGGCCGCAAGTCCAGAAGTTGCTAAAGTTGCTAAGTCAATGGGCAAAAAAGATGCTCGTGATTTTGCCGCTACTAAGCACAAAGGTTTGCCACAGCACGTTAAAGAAAAATATGATCCAGTTAAGGCAGTTAAACAATGCGCCAAAAACTATATGGATGAATTTGGCTATGATAGTGTAAATCAATTGGAAGCAGAAGACATTGAATCCATTGGTATGGATTGCCAAATGAATTATCAAGACGTTTGCGAAATTTTAGGTATTCAACTACCTGATAGTTTAGGTCCAGTTAAGTCATATGGTCCAAACAAACATGGCAACATTGTTGATTTTGAAGAAAGTACTTGTAATGAGTGCGGTATGTGTGAAAGCGAATGTAGTTGTGACCATACCAACGAAGGCGAAACAAAACACAAAGACGGTGTTACTCGTCATACTAAAACAGATTATCCTGGATACCCAAGTAGTGATCTAGAAAAAGATGACGACAGCGATGCTCCAACAAGCAAGGGCGGCAAAGGTCGCCCACGTAAAGCACAAACTAAAAAGCCACGTCCATCTGGCGAACGTGCTGGTATTACGGGTCGCCCAAAGAAAGACGCTGGCGAAAAGAGCGCAGACAATTTACCGTTCTCTAGCAAAAACAAAATAGGGCATGACCCATTTGGTCGTGTCAAATCTGGTGCTGAGAAAAAAGGTTCTAAAATCAAAGGTAAAAAGCATACTATGAGCGAAAGTATCATGGAAAGCGTTAACTTTAAACGTATGATGGAAGAACAACATATGACTCTAGACGAAATGCTAGAGTGTATGAATACTGATATTGCTATGTTTAAAGAAAGTGGTGTATGTTCTGATCGTCTACGCGATATGATGGAAGTATACGCACACGCTAAACGTCAAATGGAAGAAACAATCGACCCAACTAATCCACGTGATTATGAAATCCCAACTGTTATGCGTAAGGCAGCTGGACAGGCTCCATTGACACGTCAAGATATCATTAACAAAGATCGCAAGCCAGAGTTTGATTATCATCAACGTGCTCACGGTACACCACATCCAGACTCATTAGATGCTGAATTAAATGAACTAGCAAAATTAGCTGGATTATCATTGGCCGACGAAGGTAATGCTTTTACAGGTAAACTAAAAGCTACACCTAAAGGTGAAAAATTTGATCTAGACGGTAAAGAGTATACTGATACAAGTAGTCTTGATGAAGAACCAAACGAAGGTAACGCATTTGGCGCCGCAGTAGCTAAAGCCAAAGCCGATGGTATTCAACCTGGTGAAAAAGTTGAAGTTGGTGGCAAAGAGTATCCAGTTAAAGAAGGTACCATTGAAGTTGATGACGCTGGTGCAAATCCAGTAAACAAGCCAAAGCCAAAGTATGGCAATATCAAGCAAATTAAATCACAAGGTGATGATTTAAACCGTGAAAAGAAACAAGACCCACGTACAGCAAACCGTGCCGCTAACCCATTAACTAATGTTCCAACATTAGAAGCTCGTTTGGCAGCCGAGTACGAGAGTATTAAAAAATCAGCCTAATGAAAATAACTGAAATTATTTCTGAAAGCACTATCCCGGACGATCAGTTATCTGCCGCGCCCGGGATGAAGGTTCACCCAGAACTACAAAGTTCAGATCCATATATGGCATTTAAGTTTGGTATTAATTTAGCCGCTAGTCCGTTTACAGATCAAAAGGCTGATTTAGATGGACCAGTTGGACAGCAATTAATTACTGTAGCCTATACTGACGCCTGTGAAAAAATAATCGATGCCGCTGAAAAAGCGCACGGAACACAGAGCAAACGTATAAATCCGCGTGGTAGTCAAGAAAATCCTGATGTACATAAAGTTAGTCCACATCGTACAGTCGGCGCAATTACCCTTATTAAGAAAAAATGAAAGAATATCGCATAACCAGCGCAAACTTTGTATTGCCTGGTGAAACCGGTGACACCGATGCGGTTATGGACTCTCACGATTTAGCTGAGATCAAACGTCTAGCAGGTATTACAGGACTGTTAGAATCTGGCGCCGGAATGTATGCTGGAGTTGATGTACCACAGGCCAGCGAAGAAGGTATTATGAGTCCAATGGGCAGTAATATCAGTGTTACAGCACAAGAGCGCAACGAACTATTAAAAGAATATCACGCACAACCAGGCACTGATTTATGGTTCCTGATTAACTTTACCCGTCCGTACCTAAACGGAAGCCTGAGAGCTCACGTGGAAGCGTATTTAAAGGAACATCCTGAATATCGCCCACAGAAATATCCGGGTTCTTAATTCCAAGATAATTATACCAACTAGCATTAGGCACAGTAATGGGCCTATGTCGCCACTTATTGGCCAGACTATAGTAGTCGGGTTTATAAGGTTTACGCAACGGTCTATGCAGTTTGCTACCTTTAGACCAATTACAAGGTTTACAACAAGTAACAGTATTTTCCCAATTGGTTTTACCGCCAGCCATACGAGGAATAACGTGATCAATAGTTAGGTCGTGATGATCAAATACTTCATTACAATATTGACAGGTGTATAGATCGCGTAAGTATAAGTTACTACGACTAAACTTAACTGCTTTTTTGTAGTTAAAGTATTCTTTGGTTACGCACACGCTTGGTACAGGTATTTCTAACTTTTCGCTACGTACAACCCAATTGTCGTAGGTTTCAAGAATAGAAACTCGTTCTAAGAAGTATAATTTGATAGCGTGTTGCCAACTAACGACACTTAAAGGAAGTACGCTAATTGGCTCGTAATTTTGATTTAACAGTAATGTGTTTGACATTAAATATATTTAACTATGAGTAAAGAACTAGAAACAGCAATTATTAAGGCACCCTATAAACGGATGTCTTATACCGAAGAACAAATACTAGAAATAGCTAGGTGCGCCGATCCTATAACCGGCCCCCAACATTTTTTAGATCATTATTTCTTTATACAACACCCAACTAAAGGTGCGATTCAATATCACCCTTTTGAGTACCAAGAGCGACTCATTGAATCATATCACAATTATAGATTCTCTATAAGCCTAATGCCTAGACAAACGGGCAAATCAACTACAGCCGCTGGCTACTTATTATGGTATGCTATGTTTGTTCCTGACAGTACTATTTTAGTGGCCGCACACAAGTATTTAGGCGCACAGGAAATCATGCAACGTGTTCGGTACGCCTACGAAAACTGTCCTGACTTTATTAGAGCAGGTGTAACTAGTTATAACAAAGGATCGTTAGACTTTGAAAACGGAAGTCGTATCGTAAGTCAGACAACAACAGAAAACACAGGTCGTGGTATGTCCATATCACTACTATACTGTGACGAGTTTGCGTTCGTTCGACCAACTATTGCTAGTGAATTCTGGACTTCTATTACACCTACACTAGCAACTGGTGGTAAATGTATTATTACATCAACACCAAATTCAGACGAAGATCAGTTTGCGCAGATCTGGCGTGGTGCCAACAAGACACTGGATATGAATGGCAACGAAACAGAACTAGGTATTAATGGATTTAAAGCATTCCGTAGCCGTTGGGAAGAACATCCAGAGCGTGATGAATTTTGGGCCGCACAGATGCGAGCACAGTTAGGCGAAGAACGTTTCCGCCGCGAGATGGAATGTGAATTCATTATCTATGATGAAACATTAATCAACCCATTGAAATTAGTTGAGATGGCCGGTATTGACCCAGTAGAACGACAAGGGCAGGTGCGTTGGTATAAAAAGCCAGCTAAAGATCATACTTACTTTATTGCATTGGATCCAAGTTTGGGCACTGGTGGAGACCCAAGTGCTATACAGGTATTTGAAATGCCAGGATGTAAACAGGTAGCTGAATGGTGTGATAATAAAACTCCAGTACAACGTCAGGTACGTATCTTACAAGAAATTTGTAGTTACATATCAGATAGTATTGGTACACAAAATAACATTTACTATTCTGTAGAAAACAATACATTAGGCGAAGCCGCATTAGTAGCCATCGCTGAAATTGGTGAAGAAAACTACAAGGGTATATTTTTAAGTGAACCAGCACGTACTGGAAATGTACGTAGATACCGTAAAGGGTTTAATACATCACAGAAAGTAAAATTAACTGCCTGTAGTAAGCTAAAAAGTCTAGTAGAAACTAATCGTATGTTTCTTGCTAGTAAAGCACTAATTAGCGAGTTAAAAACCTTTGTTGCTAGCGGAAACAGCTATGCGGCTAAATTGGGCGAGCACGATGACTTGGTTATGTCTACTATTCTTGCTATTAGAATGATGCAAACCCTACAAAATTACGACGCCGCGCTAGACGCTGAAATTAAGGACGCTAACGAGTTCATTGAGCCTATGCCATTCATAATGATCTGATAAATAGTTTTATGTCTAAAGAAATTGAATCTATATCCGCCGCACTATTTGATAAAATACGTTCACGCTTTACTAATGTAACGCTGGGCGACGAAAACGCCAAGGCTGAAACAGATCCTGAGAAGGCTCGCTTTTTTAACTTTGTATATACCTCCGAAGACGGTGCTGAATTTGGCAACGTAACTATTAGTCTAATCGATGAAACCAGTTTAAAAGTATACTATGGCACAAATATATCTGGCGAAATGGACCGCGAACAACGCAAAACTTGGTATGAATTTTTACGTAATCTAAGACTATTTGCCAAACGCAATTTACTTACATTCGACACACGAGATATTAATAAATCAAATCTAGATCTTAACGACGTTAAACAACAGGCTAAATCCGACAATGTTTATTCCACTGATGAAATGCCAGTGACAGAAAGTCGTATTAATTACAGTGGCTCAAGCCGTCATAGCTATGCTCACGTTGGCGAATGTAAATTAATTATTCGCCATACAGGAGCAGTAGACGAAGATGTGCAAGGCGCCCGCACAAGACATATACAAGAAATATTTGTTGAAACACACCGCGGCGAAAGATTCTTATTAAACCACACTAACCTACACGGCGCCGTAGCAATGGCTAACCATTTAAGCGAAGGTGGCACACCTTATGATGAAATAGCTGAAAGCATTGACAATATGGTTTATGAAATGAACTGTATGCGTCATTTTGTACGTAGCTCAAAGCGTCGCCAATTTGAAGATCAAGAAACTGTTGATATGACACAGGCGGCCATTGATCACTATGAAAATTTAAAAAGTCGTTTAAAACATTTACGCAGTAAACGTTATTATGATCAGTATGTTAAAGAGTTTACTCCAGCTGAAAATATCGAAGATGGCTTTGACGCTGACGCACTCAAAGAACGTTTTGTTAAAAAGATCTATGACAGTCGTTTTGATGAAGCATTGCCAATTGTCTATCGTGAATACAAGCGTCGCCAAAATAGTCTAAGCAGTGAACTAGAAGAGTGGGCCGAAGATGTGACAGAGTCTACTTGGACTAAGCCAGACAACAAAGAAAAAATTGAAGCACTACGTGAAATATTAAAAACACCATTACTAGTTGGTATCGACGGAATTGATGCTACTGCTAAAATAGAACCTATCATTGGCAGTGATGAATTAAATGACAAAATTGAAGCATTGGCTGGCCCCGAAGGCCAAGGACCCGACGCCGACGCACGTGGACTAGTTAAAGAGTGGCTAGTACAAAATATGCCACAACTATTACGTGATTTAGAAGTAGGCGAAAAAAATGTAGCCGACGCCCAAACCAATTGGGCACAACCTGTAAGCCCACAACAATCAAACGATAACGAATATGGTAGCCAACCAAATCATCCTAATGTCAGTAATATGACCATGGAAGACACTGACAGTTTGGACTTTATTCGCAGTCTTGCTGGCATTCGCTAATAAGTATATGCATGGAAATAATCAAAGCCACTAATGGCTTTCCTTATGCTTGGAAAGCGGGCCGTGTTGAACGACTTATACGCAGTATACTAGAAACCAAAGCCCAAGAACAACTTAATGTCAATCGTGTAATGATTGTCAATCCAACCTGGCTACACGAAACTAATCTAGCCGAAGACATCCAAAATACCCGTCCAGATTTTATTATCTGTCATAACTTTGTAGATCCTGCTGTACCAAAAATATTTGAAGCAATACAAAACAGTGGCGTGCCGTACATTATACTAGGTAACAGTGAGCAATATCGTTTAGACTTTTGGGCAATGGTCTGTGACTTTTATTTTCAAGACTATACCGAGCAAGATGTAGAAGTACAGTCCGGCGCACGTAAATTTATCTGCTTAAATCGTAAACCACACCCACATCGTGTAGCACTAGTCAATCAATTATTACCATTGAAAGATTTGGGCTACATAAGTTTAGGTACACCGGGTAGCCCTATTACTATCGAAGAAGAATTCAGCGACGATCAAGGCATCCGCGACGAATATCAAAATTTAGGTGTCGAACGTTTTGTAAGCAATCAAATACGCAATGATATTTTTAGTCTCGGCAGTCTTGAAGTATGGCGTCGTAGTTTCTTATGCTTAGTAACAGAAACAGAATTCAGTAATGCTAATCCTGGCAATTTTTTTACCAGCGAAAAAACATTTAAACCTATTATAGGTATGCGACCATTTTTTATATATGGGCAACCACAGTTACGTGCTTATTTAAAAGCCGAAGGGTTTGACATATTTGAAGATATATTTGATTACAGTATAGTAAACAATTCTGCCGCAGATCCTATGCAACAGCAACAGTACGCACAGGTAGCAATAAACGCTATTACACAACTTGGCGACCCAGTGGAATTGTATCGCCGGCATTTTTATCGATTCCAACAAAACAAAGCTAGATTTCATACTTACGTATACAAACAATGGCAACGACTCAATGAACTTGATCTACGACAATTTATTTGATGTCCCACAGTGGAGTCTTGTTAACAATCCTTTTTATCAGTATGACCGCGGAAGTCAACATACTCTAATCACTGTTGGTGATTCGTGGACCTGGGGTGATAGTCTGGGTAAAACCAAAGTGCGAAATCAAATCGATGACGAAGCATATAGACTCAAACACGTGTATGGAAATATTGTCAGCGAACAACTTGGGTATAATTGGGCTAATTTGGCGTTACCTGGTGCTAGTAATGCTAGAGTGCTCAATTGGTTGTTTCGATATCTCGATAGGCTAATAAACGAAGACGTTACCTGTGTAATAACATTAACAGAATCAGGGCGCCACGAAGAACTTAGATTTGTTGACTACACACGTACACAACAGCAAACATTAGAAATCATACTAGATCATACCTACGATCGTATTGCCATAATGCAGGCTAAATTTCCTAGTATTAAATTTATTGTAGCACATAACTTTACAGACAGTCGCCCGTCCACAATTCCCATACTTGAAAAATCTTGGCTGGAAGTGTTGTTAAACAAACAGATTCAAAAAGACACGCACATTGTTGTGTCAGAACACATTGAACAAATGAATTACGATCGGTGGTATGCTGATGTTGCTGAAATTGTAGATAGAGCCAATGATAGAATTGATTTGTTGGACAGTTGCGATTATTGTAATACTGGTGATACAAGACACCCCAATGAACAAGGCCACAATTTGTGGGCCAACTACTTATTAACACAATTATGATCGAACAGGCCGTTACCGTCACTGACACAGAGATACTGATACTAGCACAGTTCTTTATACACAAAGACTTTGCGGTAACCAAACGCGACGTGTTACTGGATATACTAGGGCGACACTATCGAGACCAAACGGTACGCATACGATTACTAGACGGGGAAAACAGCAACTTCAGTGGGTTTACAGATTTTCTGTTATGGATTAGTCAAAACCTAAACATACCTCGAGAACGTTTTATCATCGAAAGTCACAGACCCGATGAGCCCTTCCCACACTCAAAACTACGTTTGGGAATTTTTATCAGTGTCAATCAATACTTGCCAACTATAGTACCCGATCTAGGCCAGGCACGTTTTGTTGGAACTCTATTAGGTAGATACAATATAAATCGAGTTAGATTAGCCTACGAATTAGATTGTGCTTTCCCCGACGATACATACATAACATTTCAACCAAAGTTAGATTTTGTTGTTAGGGACCTACAGCATTTTGGTAGCTTATATCAAAATGAATTAGCGTGGCTACACAACAAACAATTTGACATTGATTTACAAAGCCGTCATCATATGGGAATGATAGACTGGCCTGAAAGTTGTCAGGCCTACGGAAATGTATGGAACCAGTATCAAATTGAAGTTGTATCCGAGACAGACAGCATAAGCGATTATTGGTTTACTGAAAAGACTGCTAACTGTTTGGCAACAGGTAAACCGTTTGTACTAGTAGCCGGCACGGGTAGCCTACAACGCCTGCGTGATATGGGTTTCCAAACATTTGGGGAAGTTTTAGATGAGTCCTACGATTTAGCCAAACACCCATACGAACGCATTAAACGCTTGACAACCAGCCTACAACAGTTGTATACTAGCCCAAGTAAAGCAGATGATTTAAAACAGCTTTACCGTTTGGCTAGCCAAAATATTGAACATTATCGACAATTTTCAGTTCGGCAATAAAAATTCTAAAAAATTGTTTGACAAGCTAAATATTATTGTTATATACTTGCAGGGTGCTTGTATATATCTAGGCATATTATTAAGACCATCTTATAAAGGAAAAACATTATGGCAATGACATTAGCAGAAATCCGCGCAAAACTTCAAGCAAACGAAAATCGCGGTCAAGGTAGTAAACAATCAGGTGGCGACAACGCTATCTATCCACACTGGAACATCGCAGAAGGTTCCACAACTCGAGTAAGATTCCTCCCAGACGGTAACACAAGTAACAGCTTCTTTTGGGCTGAGCGAGCAATGATTAATTTAGAGTTCGCAGGTGTAAAAGGTCAGGTTGACAGCAAACGTGTAACAGTCAAAGTTCCTTGTATGGAAATGTACGGAGAACAATGTCCAATTTTAGCTGAGGTACGTCCTTGGTTTAAAGATCCAAGTTTAGAAGATATGGGTCGTAAGTATTGGAAAAAGAAGAGTTATGTATTCCAAGGTTTTGTACGTGAAAACGCACTGACAGATGATACAACTCCAGAGAACCCAATCCGTCGCTTTACTATCAGCCCACAGATTTTTAATATCATTAAAGCGGCATTGATGGATCCAGAGATGGAAGAATTGCCAACTGACTACGGTCGTGGCCTAGATTTCCAAATTGTTAAAACATCCAAAGGTGGCTATGCTGACTACTCTACAAGTAAGTGGTCACGTAAAGAATCTGCTCTTACAGCAGAAGAACAAGCCGCTATTGATCAATTCGGTCTATTTAATCTGTCAGACTTCTTACCTAAGAAGCCAACTGAAGCAGACTTAAAAGTATTGGTAGAAATGTTCCACGCTAGTGTCGAAGGCGAGCCATATGACGCCGAGCGTTGGGGTGCTTACTACAAACCATTTGGTTTAGATGTTGGTAATGCTAGTAAGCCAGCGGCACCAGCGGCCGATGATGCTGACGAAACACCAGCACCTGTAGCCAAAGCGGCTCCAGCAGTAGACGAAGATGATACACCAGCTCCTACAGCTCCAGTGGCAGCTCCGGCAGCGGCACCATCCAGTCAACGTGCTGAAGACATCCTAGCGATGATCCGTAATCGCCAAAAGCAGTAATAATATAGCTTGTGTCTAAAATAGTGGGGGAAGACGATCCCCCACTACCTGTTTATGTTATCATACATTGACCCGATACTGTTCCCAGACGAGTGCGAGATACTTGAAATATCTCCAATGAACTACGTCTATCCTATTTTTAAAAACGGTAGTAGTGGTCTTAGAGAAAAAGCTATACGTACACTTACTGCCGACCAGATGCGCAAACTTGGCAACGTAAACATTTATTTGCGTGACCCATTTGAACGTTATGTAAGCGGAGTACAAACTTACTTACGCTACAATCCACATCTTGATCGCACAACAGCATTGACAATGATTGATCAATACCTGTTCTTAGATCGACACTTTGCTCTACAGTTCCATTGGATAGTAAACTTACAAAGATTTGCGGATGATCTATGGATGACCTTTTTACCAATGTCGGAGCTCAACGATAACATCAATGAAACTTGGAACACTATCAGTAGAGATGAAACATTAATAGAGTATTTCAGCAATAATAAAAAATTACAGTTTTATCTAATGCTAGATAAAATCCTATTAGATTTTATAGGGCAACCATCTAAGATGACAATGATACTAGCACACATTAAAGTAGAGTATCCTGAACTATACGCAGAAATAATTCAACGAAGCAGAAACTTATGCGCTGTCCTAGACTAGATCACTTTGTACGCTTTAATCATAATGGCACAGTTAGTCGCTGTGGGCATATGGTTAATCCTGCACAGTTTGATTCTCTAGCACAAATGGATTCTAGTGTATGGTTGCGTAAGATTAAAGAACAGTTTGAACAAGACCAATGGCCAAACGAATGCCGTCGTTGCGAAGAAACAGAACGGTTAAATGGTGTTAGTGTACGTACACACAGTATCGATTTTGACAGCCAACAAACACAGGCAGACTACTTAACAGTTGGTGGTGTACTAGACAATATATGCAACAGCGCCTGTATGACTTGCCACGAGGGATTGAGTACAAAGATTGGCAGTCTAAAAAGTAAAACATATACAATAGTAGATAATACCAATCGCTTTTGGGCATTGCCACAAGAACGTATTGTACACTTAGACCTAAATGGCGGCGAGCCTAGCCATAGTCGAAATTACAAGACAGTTATTAACAACCTACCAGTCACAGTTAAGAGTATTAGATTAAATACAAATTGTAGCACATTACTAACAGAGCTAGAAGATTTAGTTGCTCGCGGCATTGATGTTACAGTTACAGTAAGCCTAGATGGAATTCAAGAAGTACACGACTTTATACGTTGGCCCATTAAATGGGATAAGTTCTACGCAAATCTTATGGCATATAAGCGTATGCCTGTAAAGTTAAATCTATGGACAACGGTTAGTGTATTAAATGAACATCAATTACCGGAAATTATCGCCTTTGCACGGTTGCACGGCATTGATCACGAGTACGCATACTTAAAACATCCGGCAGTATTAGATGTCAATAATAAAGATCAGGCGTCAATTCAAGCATACATACAAGAACAAAAGAAGTTACGAGGCATAGAATGAAAATAGCAATCACCGGACATACATCAGGTATTGGGCAAGCACTAGCCGAAGCATACCACGGACACGACATTGTTGGCCTAAGTAAACGTGATGGTAATAATATACGCAATACTCCAAAGATTGCTAGTTTAATAGAACCTTGTGATATGTTTATTAACAATGCTCAAGAAGGATTTGCACAAACAGAATTATTATTTGAAGTAACTCAACGCTGGGCAACTACTAACAAACAAATTATAGTTATTAGTACAATGATGACTCAGCAACCTATTAGTAGCATAGAAGGAATGGATGAGTATCGACTACAAAAAGTCGCTCTAGAGCAAGCAGTGCAACAGTTAAGATTCAAATATCCACAAGGTCCTAAAATTACTATTGTGCGCCCCGGCCGTGTTGATAACCCAAAATTATGGGCAAGAACATTAGTTGGCCTATTTAGAATGGCCGAATCCAATGGCCTGGCTATCCCGGATATATCTCTAAGATGACACCAAAAGACGTATTAACCAATCCTTACTTTTGCCCTATGCCGTGGACAGGGCTTATGTATAACTTCAACGGTGATGTTAAAAACTGTATACGTAGCAGTGAACCGATTGGTAACATTAAAAGTAGTCCTATAGAATCTATCCTGACCAATATGCATAATCAGGATACACAGTTTCGTATGATTCAAGGAACCCCAGGACAAAAATGTTTTCCCTGCTATGAATTAGATCAAGGTCAACGTGGATTTAATCATATCAGCGACCGCGTATTTTATATTAAAGAATTAAAGTCTGTGCCAATGGATACATATCGTATGGGGCATCACGATCTACATACCATTGATGTACGGTGGACCAATTTATGTAACTTTGCCTGTACCTATTGCGGTCCAAGATTTAGCAGTCGGTGGGCAGAAGAACTTGGAGCAGAACAGTCAGTGCCTACGGAAGAACAACGTAGTAAATTTAAAGAATATATATTCCGTCACGCACCAACATTGAAACACGTATATATGGCCGGTGGCGAACCTTTATTAATGAAAGAAAATCTAGAGCTATTAAACCTATTAGATCCTGATGTTAATTTACGCATCAATACAAATCTAAGCAAAGTAGATACTCGTGTATTTGATCGTGTTTGCGAATTTCGTAATGTACATTGGACTGTTAGTGTGGACTCAATTGAATCGGAATACGAATACATTAGATATGGCGGTCGCTGGACAGACTTTTTAGATAATCTAATGACTATCAAAAAACTTGGACACAAGGTTTCGTTTAATATGTTACATTTTATATTAAACTACAACAGCATATTTGGGTGTGTTGATTATTTTAAAGAACAAGGTTTCCATAATAACAGTTTTATTATCGGACCTTTGTTGACTCCTGAATATCTAAATGTTAGACATTTACCAGACTCAGTATTAGATACAGTCAAGGCTACGCTCGAAGACCGTATCAATGCTAAACCAGGATTCCTATTAGAAAATAGTTATGTGAATATGCTTAACTATATTAAACAGCCAATGCTAAAAAACCTAGCAAACTCGTTTACTCAAATTGGTATTATAGATCAACGTAGAGGATTAGACAGTAGTAAAATCTTTCAGGAGTTATATGGATACCGTTAACTCTATTGGGTTTGCTTTAGATCCTGCTAATGTACCTAGCTTTTTGCTTGATTGGGAGTTGACCAAGTTATGTAATTTGGATTGTAGCTATTGTACAGTTGGTATCAACGGTGGTCACGATAACACAACCAAGCATCCACCATTGGCAGACTGTTTACAGTCAATTGATTTTATGTATGAGTATGTAGATCAATATATGCTGTATAAAAAGCCAACTCAGCGTAAAGTAGTATTAAACGTCTACGGAGGGGAAAGTTTATTTCACCCTGACATTGTAGAAATCTTGCGCGAATGCCATAGTAGATACGAACACTATAGTGATCGTTGGGATTTGACCATTACCTGCACTACCAATGCTGTAGTAGGCGCAAGGCGTTGGGCAGAGATAGTGCCAATGGTAGACGAATTTACTGTAAGTTACCATCCAGAGAATTTACCCAAACAACGTCAACAATATTTGGATAACTTAATGTATCTTCAGGCACAAGGTAAACGATTTAAAGCCATTGTTATGATGCATAATCAACCTGAGCTGTTTGCCGATGCCGAATCTGTTGTAGCGTTTTGCCAAGACCACAATATGCGTTATTTGGCTAAACCTTTAGACAACACCAGTGAACGTTGGGCCTACACACCAGAACAGTTTGCTCGTATCACTGAACAACCTGTGACATTTGTTAAAAAAGTCAGCAGTATCAATGAAGGCCGGGCCTGCTGTGGTGGTCGTAGACTTAGCCTAAATGGCGATCTACGAAGTAACGTTGGGTTTGTAGCCCGGCAAGGATTCACTGGTTGGTCGTGTAGTGTAAATTGGTTCTTTTTATTCGTACGTCAACTTGATGGTGCGGTGTTTACCAATAAAGATTGCCGTATGAGTACGACTGGAAAAGAAGAACCACTGGGAAATATTGCTGAAGCAAAAAAGATTATAAGTAAGCTACAGACCCAATTAGAAACCAACACAATGCCCATTATAAGTTGTAAAAAAGCAATTTGTCGTTGTGGGTTCTGTGCCCCAAAAGCTGAAAGTGAACAAGACTTTCGAGCGTTAATTAAGAGAAACGTTGTAGTTGACGTTTTTCAAAAAGAGTGTTAACATAGCATTAATCAATTATCAACAAGGAAACAATTATGGGCAAACCATTTGACGTATCAAAATTTCGCAAAAGCATCACAAAAAGTATCGACGGTATCTCCGTGGGCTTTACTGATCCAACAGATTGGATCTCAACAAATAATTACGCACTTAACTATTTGATCAGTGGCGACTTTAACAAAGGCGTTCCACTAGGTAAAGTTACTGTGTTTGCTGGCGAATCGGGCGCAGGTAAATCATTTATCTGTAGCGGTAACTTAATCAAGAACGCACAAGAGCAAGGCATTTATGTTATTCTTATTGATACAGAAAACGCCCTTGACGAGCCTTGGCTCAAAGCACTTGGTGTGGACACAAGTGAAGATAAGCTACTCAAGTTAAACCTAGCTATGATCGATGACGTTGCTAAACTTATCAGCGACTTTGTTAAAAACTACAAAGAAATTCCCGAAGATGATCGTCCTAAGGTATTGTTTGTATTAGACAGCTTAGGTATGATGCTTACCCCAACAGACGTTAATCAATTTGATGCGGGTGATTTAAAAGGTGATATGGGTCGTAAGCCTAAAGCACTTACAGCACTTGTTCGTAATTGTGTAAATATGTTTGGTGCTTTAAATATTGGATTAGTATGTACTAACCACACATACGCAAGTCAAGATATGTTTGATCCTGATGACAAGATCTCGGGTGGACAGGGTTTTATCTACGCTTCCTCTATTGTTGTGGCAATGCGTAAGTTAAAGTTGAAAGAAGATGAAGATGGTAACAAGGTATCAGAAGTAAATGGTATCCGTGCCGCTTGTAAGATTATGAAAACACGCTACGCTAAACCGTTTGAATCGGTACAAGTTAAGATCCCTTACGAAACAGGTATGAACCCCTACTCTGGTTTAGTTGATATGTTTGAAGGCAAGGGCCTACTAGGTAAAGAAGGTAACAGTTTAGTATATACACTAAGCGATGGTACTATTATCAAACAGTTCCGCAAAGCCTGGGAACGAAATGAAAACAGTTCCTTGGACCGAGTAATGGCTGACTTCTCTGCTAATCCGCACCATAAAGAAGCAGAAGTACCAGCCGAAACTGTTTCCAACGAACCAGTTGAATCAATTGCTGTAGTACTAGAGGACAAACCAAAAAAGTCTAAAAAAGAGGAAGTTACAGAATGACAATCGATGTAGAAGTTCTTAGTGAACTATATACTATTATGAAGCAGTACGTTCCTAGTAAGGATCGTCAAGAATGTGCCGATAATCTGATGAGTGTTATGGTTGATATGTTAGGTGATGCCGAACTTCGAGAGTTCGGTACTACCGACAACACACTAAAACGTGCGCTTAAGGAGTATGCCGCCGATCACGATTCTGATGAAGAAGATGACGAAGACAGCGACTGGTGATGCTATTTTAATTGAAAATTTATTCACAGACAAAGAAATAGATTATATTCTTAAATATTTGTCGAATATGGTCCAACCCACGGACGGCCATAAAGCCTTGTACAAAGGAATACATCCAAATCATTGGATGTATGGCTGGTTTAATAAACACGTATTTGATAAAATATGCCGGGCACTAGGACGCAAAGATTTAAAATTTACAATGGCACAGTATGTAAATGATGAAAAACCGCAGGTATTACACAGCGATTATTACCATACTCATAAACCAGGAATGGCAATGGTAGTACCTATTAGTGTCGAGCACGATCATAGTTGCTCAAAATTAGTACATACTATAATTTTTAACGAACAAGATACTGTAGTCGGAGATATGGAATTTTGGGATCGCAGTGAATGGGATCGAGTACGTTGCCCTAAAGATAACAATGCGTTACAATATAAAGACCAGTACCTAAGTCATATTGCTGATACGGATTTAGAATGCCTGACTGTTAAAGAAATTATGCCGTGGCGCCCAGGTAGTGTTGTATGTTGGAATGAAGAATATTTACACGCTAGTGACAATTTTAAAAAGAATAACATTTTATCAAAACAATTTATTGTAATACACAGTCATGTTCTATAATCGAATAGTAGCAGATCTTAGCGTCATTCCTGAATTCATTGACTTTTATGAAGGTGAGATGATGGCAGCCAAGGGCGAAATCAAAATACGTGGGCGTGTAGAAAAAGAACTTAGCGACTTGCCGGGTATGACAGAACATCGTTTTAATCAGCTACAGGAAATTGAAGCAGTATTAGAATTTTTAAATATTCGTCTACGTAAAATACGTCAATCGCATTATAAAAAATATTTAGAAGCATATCAGCGCACACTTACTAGTCGTGATGCTGAAAAATACGCAGAAGCCGAAGACGAAGTAATTGATATGGAAACAATTATCAATGAAGTAGCATTATTGCGTAATCGTTGGTTAGGCATAATGAAAGGCATAGAAAGTAAAAACTTTATGCTTGGCCACGTAGTTCGTCTAAGGACTGCTGGTATGGAGGATATTGTAGTTTGACCGATTTTAGACAACGTGCTCACGAGTTGTTGGAAGAATATAATCTATGCCTACGTGCTAAACCTCGGCACGACGCTATCAACGTACAATTAGAAAAAGATGCGGTAGGTAAGTGGGCAGTACTCTTAAACAACCAACTTGGGTGGGGGACAGACAACGACATAGCAGAAGCCTGCTATCAACTTGAACCAAGACTCACAGATTTAAAAAAGAAATTAATTTTTGAAATATTAAAAAATGGCTCCATTTAAAAACGCATACGCTAGCCATGACCATAGTTTAGACGTATTAAATTTACTCTACGGATATGATAGTTTTCTTGATAGTCTAACTACTATTGCCGATATGGGCTGTGGACAAGGACTCGATGCCGGATGGTGGGCAAGTTTAAAAACCAGAGATGATCCACCAGAGCCTCGCAACTATACTGTATATGCTGTTGATCAAAACGTACAACAAATAGACAGCATCATCAAAGTAGAAAATCCAAAGTTACTACCAATAGAGGCAAACTTTGAAACAGTTACACTACCAACAAAGGCCGATTTAATTTGGTCACACGATAGTTTTCAGTACACACTCAATCCGATTGAAACACTACGGAATTGGCGTAGGAATATCAACGACAACGGTATGCTGGTAATTACAGTACCGCAAATGACCTACATATACAATAACAGGCTAACTACAATAACTCAGAACAATCAATACTTTAGTTACAATTTATTAAACTTAATGTATATGTTGGCCATTAGCGGATTTGACTGCCGCGATGCTTACTTTTATCGCAAAACCAATAGTCCTTGGTTATATGCGGCAGTATACTGTAGTCACCAAGAACCGGTGGTGGGTCACGCAACCTGGCAAGATTTAGCTGATCGCGGACTACTCAACGACAGTCTAATTAACAGCGTAAACAAATACGGGTATGCCAGACTAGAAGATGTTATGGTTACTTGGTTAGACAAAGACAATTACTTAATTACAAACTAATGCGAATAATTATCTGTACCGGCGGCTTTGATCCTATACATTCGGGTCATATCTCATACTTAAATCATGCTGACCATCTCGGAGACTACCTTGTTGTTGGGCTCAACTCTGATACCTGGCTAGAGCGTAAAAAGGGTCGTGCGTTTATGCCTTGGCGTGAGCGTATGGTAGTATTAGATAATTTACATATGGTAGATGAAGTCATTGACTATGACGACAGCGATGGATCCAGCATTGATGCTATTCGCAAAGTCAAAGAAAAATACCCTAATGATGAAATTGTCTTTGCCAATGGCGGAGATCGTACACAAGATAATATACCAGAAATGGTTGTTGACAATGTAGAGTTTGTGTTTGGGGTAGGCGGAGACAATAAAGCCAACAGTAGCAGTTGGATCCTTGAGGAGTGGAAAGCACCCAAGACCGAGCGTCCCTGGGGTTATTATCGTGTACTTCACGAGGTCGAAGGAACGAAAGTTAAGGAACTAACAGTTGAACCGGGCGAAAGTCTAAGTATGCAACGCCATAAAAACCGTGCTGAGTATTGGTTAGTCACAGACGGACAAGCAGTAGTAAAATCCACAATGGACAATGGCTACGCTTTACCTGCTAAAATAATTGCCAAACACGACTACTACAAAGTAGGCATTGGGGAATGGCATCAATTGACCAACCCTTATACAGAACCTTGTAAAATAGTAGAAATACAGTATGGTACTAGCTGTACTGAAGAAGATATACAACGCCGATAAATACAAAATGCGTAATTTAATCGACCTATTAGAAACCCCACAACTCGACGAGGAATCTGTGCTTTCTGCCGCCCAAATCAACAAACGTTTTGATATGTTTATTGCCCACGTTCGTGCCGGCAAACCTTTTTATCTAGTTGACGGAACTCCGGTTATTCCAAATCCCGAAGAAGCAGATAGATTTGAACAACTCAAAGCAGAGGGGAAATTCAACGGTCGCATTGATATTGAAGATACAAATGGTCGTATCTGGAGTACATCGCAATTTTTAAAGACTAGAGATTTCGGCGGACAAGCTATTCCGCCGGGCCAAGAACCACAGCAGGCAGTAACACAAACACAACCAGGTGTAGCACCTAGTGGTGCTAGCAGTTACTCGGTTGCTAAAAAAGAATTTAGTCCAACGGTATTAGGACTGGCCGGAAAAGTTTACAATAAAGATCAATTGTCCGTTGCCGCTCAATCAGCAGTGATTACAAAAACATCAAATCGTCCAGCACTACAGGCAATCTTATTAGAGTTAATTGAAGTAGCACAAGGAGTTAAAACTAGTTTAAGTCCTGAAAATCTTGCCAATTTTAACTCTGACGCAAAGAATAAAATCAGTCAAGATTTTGGCGAAGTACTAGCACCTATTATGTTAGCCAAGGGCGAGGAAATGATCGAGTTTCCGGCCGCTGGTAATTTTCCGTTAGTTGACGTAGTTGTGGGCGCAAACAAATATAGTGTAAAAAGTTTGACTGGCTCGGGCACAAGTTTTTCGAGCATTGTTGAATTGTTAGATAAGTTTGAAAAAACTATTGCCAGTGACAAAGATCAACAAAAATTATACGATTTAATTAAACATTATAAACCTGGTAAAGACACAGGTAAGAATGTAGACAAAATTATTCGTGCGGCAGCTCACGTTAGAATTCCTGAGTATACTACCGCAGTACAAGTGTTTGGCCACGAGTTTAATGACTATACTACACTGACAAATTTAGTCAGCGGAGTCACTGATAACAGTACAAAAAACTACGCTAAAATGTTACGAGCCATCTATCCTATTAGTGTAGCTGGCGATTGGGGCAATCCAGTAGGACTACCTGCTGACTCTAACAAGTATGTACCAGAAATTCAAATCCCAACACGCAAAGGCGAAGCTAAACAGGCCGGATATCCAGCATTTAAAAATGACCCAGTTAAAGCCACAGCTGACATTTTAACCTATATTGTTGGAACAGGTACTCTCAATTATGTAACACGTGGTGAACAATCTAAAGAATATCAGGCAATGATGACTAAGATTGTTAGCCAAAGTCCAGCCTGGTTGGGCAAGATTGATATTACTAAAGATGGTGGCTTATCTATAGTAGCCAAACCATTTAGCGAATTAAATTTCAGTTTTCAATACCACGCACCTAGTCATAAGCCGGGCAACAACTTGCCAGGATTTATGGTAATTATGGATAAACCCGGCAAGAAATCCAAAATTAAAGAAGTAGAAGAACGTGAACGTCGAATACCTGCGTTTAACCGTGAGCGCCGTTGACATATAACTGTCAATTTGTTATAATTACCCAATGCTATTAAACAAAGACCTGCTTGAAGCAGACGCAGATATTGCCAACCTTTCGGTTGACTTACTGCTAACTGATCCGCCCTACAACATCTCCGATGGAGGTGCTAAGCCAGAGTGGATTGATCCAGAAACAGGTAAAAATAAAAATACTATACACAGTCAAAAGTTTAGTGAGAGCTTTGAAGAAAATTGGGATAGTGTAACACACGAAGATTTTCTTTTACAATTAGATGCCTGGAGTAAGTTTTGGTTTAAAAAACTACGCAAAGGTGGATCGTTTGCTGTTTTTATTAGCGACCGGTATGTTAGTTATTTGTGGAAGGCAATGGAGTCAGCTGGCTTTGAGCCTAAGCGTATCATTACCTGGAAAAAACCAGCGGCAGTTCCGTTTAATCGACAGGTTAATTTAGTCAGTGGGTGCGAGTATATCCTATGGGGTATTAAGCCCGGACAACCGAGGACGTTTAACGCCGATGCGGCTCGTGGTACCATTGTTGAACGCTACTGTGCCGCTGATAAGATTTCGAGCATTGTCTACAAGTATGCCAAAGACGCAGATAACGAACAAGACCTAGAACAGGTATTTGCTCAGGCATTACAAGAAGCAAAACAGATGTTGGCAGATCGCAAACGTGATAAAAATGTTATACAATGTGTTGTACCAAATACAATTACTTACAGTGGTGGCAGTGGCAAAAAAATACACCCAACACAAAAACCTACAGAGATACTAGAGTATCTAATAGAGTTATTGAGTAATGAAGGTGATACAGTTTTAGATACATTTGCTGGGTCTGGTAGTACTGGGCTAGCGGCACAGAATCGTAATCGTAAGTTTATATTAATTGAGCGTGATCGTAAAATGTTTGACACAATGAGCAAACAATTTGAAAATCTCTCAGTGTTTGAGTAAAAATACGGGCCTTTAGCTTAATGGTAAAGCAATCGACTCATAATCGATGGAGTGAAAGTTCAATTCTTTCAAGGCCCACCAAGTATAAGTAATACAATGCCCCGATGGTGGAATTGGTAGACACGCTGGTCTTAGAAGCCAGTGTCGTAAGACGTGCGAGTTCAAGTCTCGCTTGGGGCACCAATTAAAAGGATCTTCAATGAAGCGCATAGTAATTGTAGGCGCTGGTGCCGCAGGGTATTTTACCGCGGCCGCAATTAAACGTAATAATCCAAATTTTGATGTTGTAGTGGTCTATGATCCTAATACTCCAATTATTGGAGTTGGGGAATCTATAAATTGGACCGCTCCGTTTTTTATGCATACGGTACTAGGATTAACCGATGACCAGTGGGTTAAAAAAGCTCGATCTATATTTAAAATAGGTACAGTATATCAGGATTGGAATAATACTACAAATCCATTTATTGCCACAGCGTCGTTTAATGCCGACGTAGATATACTTAACACTTACACACCGGGCAACATTGCCGAATGTGTTGCTAACTCATTCCTACAACAAACTTATTCTACTACAGATCTTTGGAGACATCTAGTTACCAAAGGACTATTGCCCAATGATCCTGACAATTCTTATTTGTCTTATTCTAGTGAAAATTATTGGCTAGTGGATAAAAATAAATTACCTATTAGAAAAGGTCAACTTTGGCCTACACTTAAAAACACCAGATCAAGATATAGTTATCATATCAATGCTCCAATAGTTGGGCAAGTGGTCCATGACCTAGTCGGCGTCCCAGCTGGAGTACGCACAATTCCAATGAAACTTAGGAATGTTGTATTAACTAGCACGGGCAACATTGATTATCTATTATTAGATAACGAAGAACAAGTAACCGCTGATTTGTTTATTGACTGTTCAGGTTTTGCTAAAGTATTGGCCCAGCATCTTCCGTTTGAATTTGACAAGCTAGATGAGTATTTTAATGATACTGCTATAGTTGGGCCACACAGCTATCAACAACCATCAGAGCGACGTAGTCATGCTTATATTCGTGCTATGGATTGGGGCTGGCATTTTTCTGTGTCAATGGATACACGTAGTGGCGAAGGCTATGTGTTTAACAGTCGCCACGGAAAAAATGTTGATCGGCTAATAGAAGAATATTACACAAAAACTGGCAAGACAGATGTTAATTTTAGAAAAATATCTTGGCAACCAGGATATCAAAAAAATCTATTTGTTAATAACTGTATAACCATTGGACTAAGTCAGGGGTTTGGTGATGCGTTTGATGCTAATGCTTTTTCAAATACCATGGAGCAGATTACTGAAATGGTAAAACTATTAAAAGCCGACCCAGAGTTAGTATTTGAATGGAAAGATCATTTTAATCATTTTGTTAAAGTTCGTAATGATGATATAGTATTTCGCATACAGTCGGCATTTCATCTAGCACCTAGAAATAACACTGAGTATTGGCAAGAATTAAAAATTGCCGAAAGTAAATTTAAAACTAGAGAAAAATTTCTAAACGCAATTAATGATCCTAATCGTAGATTTCTGCCAAATCTCAAAGACTCATTTTATAACCAAGGCGCTCTTATAACAATGGCATCGCATTATGGTATACCCAACGATTTTACTATTGACGTAGATGCCAAAGTTGAAAAACTTGCAGTTGTGTATTTCAATGAACTTAGACAGTATTTTCAAAATTTAGCCGATACTGGAGTTACATCTGAAAAACTTTATACCTCTTGGTATGCAAAGTAAATAACTAATCAACAACAGGAAAATAATGGAACATTTTTATCAAAACATTCAAGGTTGGTTTATATATCAACCAATTTATACAGCCGCAGTAGAACTATACCCCGATGGTAGTCACTTTGTAGAAGTTGGTGCCTGGCGTGGACGTAGTACAGCGTACCTGGCTGTTGAAATCGCTAACAGTGGTAAAAATATTCAATTTGATACTATAGACACCTGGCGCGGTAGTGATGAAGAAGTACACCAAACAGATCCTAGTGTAGTTAATGATACACTATATGATGAGTTTTTGTCTAACATAGAACCAGTTAAGCATTTGGTTAATCCTATTCGTGCTACTAGTTTAGAAGCAGTAGAACAGTATGCTGATGGTAGCTTGGATTTTGTGTTGATTGACGGTAGCCATTATTATAAAGACGTACACGCAGATATCAGTGCTTGGATTAAGAAGATCAAATCTGGCGGTATGATTGCCGGCGATGACTACGAATGGTGTGCTGAAGGCGATAAAGGTGTTAAGGGTGCAGTAAACGAACTGCTACCCGAAGCTGAAATTTATCCAGAAATTGGATGCTGGAGTTATGTCTTACCATAATGGCTGATCATCTTTGCGGATACTACAAGTGCGGACACAAAGAGTTTGGGTCTAAAGTTGATGCTTTACTATACTCAAAAATAGTAAACAAAAAAGTAGAATGGATATTTCACGACGATGTTTACCAGGCATTTGATTGGTCAACTGAGCCAGCTGGTAGTATGGATGATTATTATAATCTAAGAGCAAGAGAGTTACGCGAAAAATACGATTATATTATTATCAGTTATAGCGGCGGCGCCGACAGTGAAAATGTTTTACAAAGTTTTGTACGACAAGGACTACTAGTCGATGAAATCATTACCAACCACCTAACCAAAGCAAATCGTTCAATTGCAGTAGCAGATGTAAACAATACACACAGTTGGAATTTCGCCTCAGAACACGAATTACAAACAGTTCCACGATTAAAATGGATAAGCGATAATTGTCCCAAAACAAAAATTACTCTGCTTGATGTTAGTGATGTAATTATTGATAGTGTAACTGATGATCAAAGTTGGTTCTTGGGTAAAAACGATCATCTTGCTCCCGGACAACTGTTTAGAAATAATTATTGGTACTTTAACAAGCTACGTCAGGAGTTTGATAAAAATAGATCTGTTGGTATTATAACTGGTGGCGACAAACCTAGAACGTTTATCGAAAACGACATACTGTACTTGTATTTTCTTGATAGTGTTGCTAACATTACTACCATCAATGATTTCAACAGCAACAATGATAATATTAAAACAGAACTGTTTTTTCACGGAGCAACTACTGCTCCAATGATAGCCAAACAGGTACACGTTATTAAACGTTGGCTCGAAGCAAATCCAGACAAACAAGAATATTGGCGCAATATTACACCAGAAAAAGTTAGATTGTATCACGAAAGATTTTTGCGCCCGTTACTGTATCCTACTACTTGGGACAACAGTTGGTATCAGGTAGATAAATCTGTCAGTTGGTGGCATACCGAGTTTGATACATGGTTCAGAACAAATCCTGAATTTGCTCGGCAAAAAGAATTATGGGATAAAGGTATTATGTGGTTAGCAGATAAGCTAGGCAACCTAGTTGAAACCAAAAACGGAGTCCCGGACACTTTTGTTAAATTTAGAAAAGTTTACCAAATTGGCACAATGAAACCTAACTTAGGTTGACACAAAAGATAAATAAATGTATAATTGATACTATTATGACACTAAGAACTTGTAAACATTCCTTATCACTACAGCCAAATCTAGGCGTGTCAGCCTATTGGCCTGCGATCGAGATGTTTACAATTAATAGCGATCGTGGATACAGAGAGGGTCTCAATTAGAGTATAGTAATTAACCATATTTTAATCGAGACCCTGGACTAAACACCCAGGGTTTTTTGTTTATAAAGGAGAGTAAAATGTTGGACCGTAAAACTAGCAAAAAAGAGATGCCGCACTTTATCCTCTCTCAAGATGATAAAGTAGCATTAATGGAAGCAAAAATGAAACGAGTAGAAGCACAGGTAAAAGCCTTAGCAGAACTAGCGAAAGCACAAGAGTCTGCAAGGGGGTCAAAATACTCCCCACGCGGATAAGTGGCTTGAGGTTGTGTTAAAAACCGGTGCGTTAATACCACGTACTATTTTTGATAAAGTGTAAAGGGAAACGAGGTCCTGCTGTACACTATAAATAACAGCAAACGGGCGGACAGTAGGATGAAACTGTGGCGAAAACGCAGGAGTATAAATTACTGGGTAGGGTATAACCCTATCATATCCTTTCATAAGAGAGGGTATTCTAAAGCATATTAGATGACGACTGGCGAGCTCCAATTTGGATGTAACCACCCCACTTGATCCGGGGCAATATATACTAGTGTGCTTTACAATACGGAGGTGTAGGAAAATTGGTAACCCCAGTGGACTGTAAATCCGCCGCCTTATGGCACTACTTGTTCGACTCAAGTCACCTCCACCAGTATTTGTATAAATAATAGTATCATCGTATAAATATATACAAATCCCAGGAGAATTCCAGATGCAAAAAACAAACAAAATCAAGTGGCTTATTGCTCACGAACCCGTACATCTTTTCTTACGTACAGCTGAAGCTTTTGCCGCTGATGTCAAAGAAAAAACCAATGGTTTAATCGACATTGAAATTTACACAGCTACAGAATATGCTGAAAAATTCAACAATGGCGTAAAAGAAAACCCACTAGCACATATGGAACGTGGCAACTTAGAAATGAGCCAGTTGCATATTAGTCAACTATGGAAATACAATGTTCCAGCATTTATGGCGTTAGAAATGCCATTCTTGTTTGAGAGTCATGATCACGCTACTCGTGTTCTTGAAGGTAATATTGGCCAAGATATGTTGCTAAGTCTTAAAGAAAAATCACCAGCACGTGGGCTAGCATTTACATACTCTGGTGGTTATCGTGTAATGGTTTCAAACGAAGAAGTTAACGAATTAGCAGACTTCCGTAATATGAGATTCTACACAGGTACAAACCCAATTGGTATGGACACTATTGAAGCTATCGGTGGTCAGCCAGATCCACACGCGATTGACCACTTTTGGCAAACTGTACACAAAGAAGGTGACCGTCATGACGCAGTTGATACAACATTGCCACGTATTTTAGCTACTGTTGATAAAACTAATAAGCGTTATATCACCGATACTAAACATAGCCTATTCCTAACAAGTATTATTGTTAGTGAAACTTGGTGGGCAAGTTTGGATACAGAAACAAAAGAAACATTGGCCAAAGCCGCAGTTGACGCCGCACGTTTAGAGCGCAAGTGGTCAATTGATGATTCTGAAGTAGTTGCTCGTGATGCTGTTAAACACGGTCTGAGCTACAAAGAATTGGACAAATCCGAAATGGACAAGTTCCGTGCTTTAACTGAGCCATTGTACGCCAAATATGATTCCGTGTTTATGCCTGGTTTGATTGGTGGCATTATCCGCAGTTAATCATTGCAATCCTGTTAGTTTTAAAGTATAATCAGATTCTATGAAAGATAATTTTTTAGAATCTGATTCTCTATCCAATAAACGAATCTTAATTTTTGGTATAACCAGAATTCAAAGTCAACCTACTGTTCGGCAGATACAAGAAATTGATACAGCCTATGGTGAGTTGCGTCAATATGTTAACGAAGTTTATTGCGTATCTTTTGATGATTTTTTATTATTTGATCAACTTACACCAAGGTTTTCAAAAACAATTAAATTTATTCAGAATGGTCAATTGTTACCCAGAGTTCAAGAACTATTAAATAAACGTGGGCACAAAGATTTTTTAAAACAGTATTGGCAGTTTGTATGTTGCATTAATAACGGACAGATTGAGTTTTATCAAGAACATCCGTTTGATAAATTGGATTTAGATCCCGATACAGTTAGAAAAATATATAAACAAGTATCACCAGCAGTGGCATTAGAAAAATTAAAGGAAATAAAATGACCGAAGCAGAATTAATAGACTACCTAACACAAAATTTAAAAATTAATAGTTTTAACACCGTTGGTCCATACGACGACACTGATAATTTTACTGTACAATTAGTATTAAATGATACAGTAATTAGTGAAACAGTACTAAACGTAAACGACGGAAGTAAATAAGTTTCATTTGCGGGCGTAGCTCAGTTGGTAGAGCACTACCTTGCCAAGGTAGATGTCGAGAGTTCGAGCCTCTTCGCCCGCTCCAGAATTGGGGGTGTAGCTCAGCTGGGAGAGCAGTAGCTTTGCAAGCTAAAGGTCGTCGGTTCGATCCCGACCATCTCCACCAAAACTTGGCCCTTTAGTTTAATGGCAGAACAGGAGTCTCCAAAACTCTTGGTGGAGGTTCGATTCCTTCAGGGGTCGCCAAACAATGCGGGTGTCGTAAAATGGTATTACCTTAGCCTTCCAAGCTAAAGTCAGGGGTTCGATTCCCCTCACCCGCTCCAGGTTGACACAAAAGTCTCAAAATAGTATACTACATTATTGGAGAAGTAGCTCAGTTGGTTAGAGTGCCTGCCTGTCACGCAGGAAGTCGCGGGTTCGAGTCCCGTCTTTTCCGCCAAGTTTCGCTCGGTTCGTCTATCGGTCTAGGACACCGCCCTTTCACGGCGGGAAGAGGGGTTCGATTCCCCTACCGAGTACCAAAATTTATTCCCCGTTAGCTCAGAGGTAGAGCAGTAGACTGTTAATCTATTGGTCCCTGGTTCGATCCCAGGATGGGGAGCCAAACAAAGAAAGGAGAAAGCCATGACAGTTTTTAAGAATTTGATAGGAAAACGCATTAATGGCATTCTCCTAGGTAACGATAATTGGACTGTAGTGTTCCGCACTACAGAAGGCAATTACTTTCGTTACGACACTGGTAATGATTGTTGTAACACAGTATGGATTAACCATATCACAGGAGTTGATGTAGTAGGCAAAGGCAACAGCTTTGATCTATTACGTGGAGCACTGGTAATAGGTGGTGAAGACAAAGAGTGGACCGAGAATCGCCCTGGTGAAGATGGCTGGGAAGTCATACAAGATGGCTTTTATACCTTACACACTGACCGCGGTTACATAGACATTGAAGTGCGTAACAGCCACAATGGATACTATGGTGGTACATTTAACGAAACAGACGAAGTAGACCTACAGGACATCGAAGATCTACAAGAAATAACAAACGATTTTTAAGAAAGGAGCAAGGTATGGATCGGTACACACCAATGATTGCCAAAGCAGATCTGGTACACGGCGAATACTATCGCGGCCGATGTCGTAATGCCACTATTGCTCGTTGGAATGCCGAGACACAACGTTTTGTTCATTGGCGTACCAAGTTTAAATTTGAATACACTGAAGAAATTTGTCATCCAGATGACGAGCAACATTTTGATGTGTTTGTAGTAGAAACTTTATGCAAGCCAGAAAAAGAAATACCATTTGATTAACAAGAAAGGAGGCACGTATGCCAGCAGTATTTTTAGTAAGCGATACGCACTTTGGTCACGCAGGTGTATGTCGCTTCACACGTAACGATGGTGTTACAAAACTTCGTCCGTGGGATGATCCTGCGGAAATGGATGAAGCAATGGTTAAAGCGTGGAACGAACGTGTTCGTCCAAATGACAAAGTTTACCATCTTGGTGACGTTGTCATTAACCGTCGGGCTATGAGCACCCTTGCTCGGCTTAACGGAGATAAAGTTCTTATCCGCGGTAACCACGACATCTTCCGTGATGATGAGTACAGACAGTACTTCCGTGAACTTCGTGCCTACCACGTTATGAACGGACTTATCTTGTCCCACATTCCTCTACACGAAGCAAGTCTTGGTAGGTTTGGTACGAATATTCACGGACACCTTCACGCTAACAGAGTTATGAAAGCAAGAGGAGTTGATGCTCGTACCGGAGAGACATTATACAGTGATGAAGTTGATACAAGATATCACTGTGTCTGTGTTGAACAAACTCCAGACTTCGCACCGATTCTCTTTGAAGATGTATTAAAGAGGATTACTGAAGAGGGCGGTATTGTTGGCTTCCGTAATGGAAACGGTCCCACAATGTAATAAGGCAACGGTGGCAGAGCGGCCCAATGCAACGGATTGCAAATCCGTAAGACCGGGGGTTCAAATCCCTCCCGTTGCTCCAAATATGCGACTGTGGTGAAATAGGTAGACACAAGAGACTTAAAATCTCTCGACGCAAGTCGTGCCAGTTCGATTCTGGCCAGTCGCACCAATTGGGAAATATAGCACAGCGGTAGTGCATCGCCTTCATACGGCGCAGGTCGGTAGTTCGAATCTACCTATTTCCACCAAGTTAGCCTGTTTAGCTCAGTGGTAGAGCATTGTGTTGATAACGCAAGGGTCCGTGGATCGTTCCCACGAACAGGCACCATGCGGGAGTCGTAAAATGGTATTACCTTAGCCTTCCAAGCTAAAGTCGAGGGTTCGATTCCCTTCTCCCGCTCCAAGATATACCTCGTTAGTTTAATGGTAGAACGCCATCCTTACACGGTGGCTGCGGTGGTTCGATTCCATCACGAGGTACCATTTCCGCCTTTAGCTCAACTGGATAGAGTTCTGGTCTTCGAAATCAGCGGTTGTAGGTTCGACTCCTACAGGGCGGGCCAAACAATGGTGACGTTAGTGTTAGCGGTCAGCACCACGGATTGTGATTCCGTTAGCATCGGTTCGAATCCGATACGTTACCCCAATACCCCTGTAGACAAACTGGTAAAGTCACCGCTTTAAGAGGGCGAGATTTGTAGGTTCGAATCCTACCAGGGGCACCAGTTATGGAAGTGTGGCAGAGTCCGGTTTATTGCACCTGTCTTGAAAACAGACGACTAGAAATGGTCCGTGAGTTCGAATCTCACCGCTTCCGCCATATAAATATCACTATGAATATCAATAAAAATGAGTGGTGGGCAACACCAGTCTGGGAAATCGATTCGGGGTTTGATGAATATTTTAACCTAGCATTGGCCGCAGAGCTAGCAGACATCAAACTTGAAAAAGGTTATGATAGATATGATATATGGGATTACAAAACTCCTAGATTATTAGAACTCAAGGAGTTTATGTTTGACGCACTAGATCAAACAGTACCCGAATACTTTGGAGAATACTATCCGTATAATCCTTGTTTTATAAACGGGTGGGCTAACATACAACACCCAGGCGCAGATCTGCCCTTACACGATCATGGTGGTACTGTATTAGTATCAACTTACTATGTAACCTGCGAAGAAAATTCTGGGGATTTATTAGTAGTAGATCCCAGAATGGGTGCCAATTGGGAATGGATTGCTGACAACGGATTCCAAGGAGTCAAATATCGAAGAATAACTCCCAAAGCTGGAAAATTCATTTTATTTCCGGGCTATGTTATGCATATGGTAGAAACAAACCGTAGCAACAGTACTCGTATCAGTATTGCTACAAACATACATAATGGTAGAATTGATAAGATACACACTAGGTAGATATTCTAGTATAAATAGTGTATTATAAGAGATAATTTATGACACTACCAAGTTCAGGACAGATATCATTTGGCGACATTGACAACGAAATTGGCGCGGCTAACCAATCGTTGAGTATGAGCTGGCTTGATACTGTTACAAAAACTTCCGTTGGTGGTAGTGTTGTTGCTTTAAATGATTTAAATGATCTATACGGATTGGCCTACTATCAAAATAACGTGTGGAACGCAAATTGTAATAATGATAATGCTTCCAGTCCTCCAAATTGTAACTGTGGCGATCATAATTGTAGTAATTGCGTAAATTGTAATGCTATTAATTGTGCCAATGGTGATAGCCAACCATATCTACAACCAAATTGTAACTGCTATCAAACCAATGGTTTAAATTGTACATTTAATTGTACTACTAATAGCACCACTGTTAATTGTAATTGTAACTGTACTTTCTGTGCCTGCGCTTGCTGGTAAAAATCTAAGGGTTCTATGAAATTTGAAATATATGCGGAACGTAACGCTAAAGATACTGCTGTCTTTTATTACGACAATCAAACAAATGTATTAACTAATCAACAAGGCGAAGAATTCAAATTTCCTGAAATGCCTACGTTTGCTGAACAGCCAACCAAGCCTTTTAGCAAAGAAGATCCTTTGCGTAAAAGCCGAGATGTTAATATGATTAAAATACAACTTGGTTTAAGTTGTAATTACAGTTGCGATTACTGTAGTCAAAAGTTTGTCGAACGTCCTCCTGAAACTAGTAAGAAAGATATTGACGCCTTTATGGCCAAGTTGGATGTGCTCAACATCACAGAAGAACGTGGATTACGTGTAGAGTTTTGGGGCGGTGAGCCGTTTGTATATTGGAAAACTCTTAAACCTCTAGCCGAAGCATTTGCTGAAAGATACAGTCATTGGAAAAAGCGTCCACAGTTTAGTGTAGTTACCAATGGCAGTTTGCTTACACGTGAAATCTGTAGCTGGTTATACTATATGGGATTTGGTGTAGGTATCAGCCACGATGGTCCTGGACAGGCAGTACGTGGTCCGGATCCTTTTGAAGATCCAGAACGTAAAAAAGTCATATTAGAATTTTACAAAATCATGGCGCCGCAGAATCGCATTAGTTTTAATGCTATGATGAATCGTAACAATACTAGCCGTCGCGCAATTAAAGAATATTTTGTAGAGCTCACTGGAGATCCTAATGTTAAGATCGGCGAAGGTGGATTCATTGATGCGTATGATCAAGACGGTGCTAACAGTAGTTTAAATACCTTAGACGAACATTTTGCCTATCGTCGACAAGCATTTAATGATTTGTATACCACAGGTAAGAATTTACATTTTGATACGGTTTATACTAAACTAGATGCTTTTATTAGTAGCTTACTAGCACATCGTCCAGCCGAACTAGTTGGACAAAAATGCGGTATGGAAGAACCTGGCACAGTTGCATTAGACTTAAAAGGTAATATTGTTACCTGTCAGAATGTCAGCGTAATGGAAACCAGCAAGAACGGCGAAGCTCATTTGGGTGGTAACTTAGACGACTACGACAACGTAGCACTCAAAGGAGTTACACATTGGAAATCTCGTACAAATAAAGTAAATTGTGCTGACTGCCCTGTTCTTCATTTGTGTAAGGGTAGTTGTATGTACCTAGATGGTGAGTTTTGGGATATCACCTGTAACAATGCCTACTCTGATAATATTCCTTTGTTTGCTATGGTTCTGAATGTAGTTACCAATGGATATATTCCTGTTACTATCAAAGCCGAAGGCTTACCATTGGAGCGACAAGATATCTGGGGTACAGTATACAAACACGAAGAAACTACAAAGAAAAAAATTATCCCAATTAAAGTAATATCAGAAAAGATAGGTACACTGGATGATATCGAAGTGTACGGTAAATCAAGGGTTGAACTATGACAAACATTAATACACCAGAAATACAGGCACTAGTTGATTACTTAAAATCTCATGTTGCTATTATAACAGACATTGATGTAGCGGCAGTAACTGATCCAGAATGGCTAGCCCACGCAAATTGTGATCGAGCTATTACTTTAAACGTCCATATGACATTCCAAAGCCCAACACAACCTGGAAGTATTTTCTTTGGAGTCCCGGCCGCATTGTACGATGATCCTGCTATGTATCCGTTAGTTTTACAAAACTTATATAACTTAATGAATGCCAAGCCTGGCACTATGAACTACGAAGATTTACGTAACTAACAATGAACCTACAACCTTTATTTGCGACACCGCTATGGTCTACTACCTATGACGATGCCGATGAACTCAATCAAAAATTATTAATCGAAGGTGAATCATATGATTTTATGCAAGATTATTTTGATTTGCCCGGCGAAGGCATAGCCGAACTTAAAGAACGTATTACCAATGAACTAACTAGTATGGTCAATGAATTAGCATGGCCTATTAGTAGTTTAACTTTTAGCGGTCGGCAAAATCCCATAGCCCCGGGCAACAATGACACACCACATCATCATCCAGATCACGAATTAGTCGGTGTGTACTATGTAAAAGTACCTTCAGTCAGTGGAGACATACTACTACACGATCCGCGTGGTAGTGTTCCTAAGTTTTGGGAAGATCCAAACGCAGTAACAGAGTCAGAGTACCGTTCAGCAAGACCCTATCATCGCATAGAACCTGTACCAGGAATGTTATTATTTTTTCCTGGATATCTAATACACAGCGTAGAATTTAATCGTAGCAATGATCTACGTGTCAGTATAATTCTTAGCATAAACATAGACTAAAATGAAATCGATCACAGTAGTGGGTGGCGGTACCGCAGGGTGGCTTACCGCACTATACTCTCTACAGTTATTCCCCAATAGCAAAGTAACGGTTATCGCCAGTAGCGAAATTGGAGTACTAGGTGCTGGCGAAGGAACTACTCCGGCATTTAACGAGTTTGTAGAAAATCTAGGCATCGATGTCAATGACATTATTAAAAAAGCCGCTGGTACAGTTAAAAGCGGTATTAGATTTACCAACTGGAATGGTCCGGATACTGGTTACTATCATCCGTTTTGGGAAGGCCGTACAGCTCTACACTTTGATGCTAATTTATTAGCTAAATTTTTACAGGACATTGCCATTGGTAGAGGCATACAACTAATTGATGATGTAATCGTCGGTGTTGATACCCGCAGTCTAACTCTACAGTCTGGTCAGATACACTCATATGATTTTATATTTGACTGTTCGGGCTTCCGTCGTTTAATTATAGGGCAACACTATAACAGTACCTGGAATTCTTATAGTCGGTCATTGCCAGCCAAACGTGCTATGCCTTTCTTTATCCCACACAATGGCAACATACCTGAATATACTGAAAGTATAGCAATGAAGTATGGATGGGTATGGCGAATACCTGTACAAGGACGCTATGGTTGTGGTTATGTATTTGACAGCGATTACATCACCGACGCACAGGCCCTGGCAGAAATACAAGAAAGTTTTGGTCCAGTAACTAGTCCACGTACATTTAACTTTGCGGCTGGAAGTTACAGCCAAACTTGGATCAACAATGCAGTTGCCATTGGCCTAAGTGCTGGATTTACTGAACCATTAGAAGCTACTAGTATATGGACTGCTATTACTTCGCTACAACATTTTAAAGATAAAATAGATGGCATAGACAGACCTGAGATTAAAGAACTCTACAATCGTGATATAGAAAAACTAAATCAAGATTTCATGACATTTATACACTTTCATTATTTGTCACAGCGCAACGACAGTGAGTTTTGGCAAGAATTTGCTACAAAGAATACTACACCAGACTTTATACAACGTATGGGGCGCCGCGCTCCTACACAACAAGAGTTAGATTATCTTTATCAGGTTGAAAATCCTGGCGAACTATACAAAATTAAAACATACCCAGTCAACAGTTGGTTAGCAGTTGGCAACGGCATAGGATACTTTAATGGCTAACTGTATTATATTAGCCGGAGGAACCTGGGTACCTGACTACACTAGTAAAATACAACGTGGGCTCGGTCCATATCGTATTGCTACAGCACTAGAAACAGCTGGATATACTGTACAGGTTATAGATTTTGTTATACATTTAACCACAGAAGAAATTATACAGGCCATCAGTAAGCATCTAGGTCCCGATACACTATGGGTAGGATTTAGTAGCACATTCTTTTGGAATACCAATCAGGTCAATCCCGAGCAGTCTTGGTTAGATAGAATGTACTGGACAGACTACAGTAATGTAAAGCCTATTATTGATTATATAAAACAAACAAGCTCAGCTCGGTTAGTCTATGGAGGCGCCAAAACACCTTTTCTAGTAGGCACAGACAAAAATATTGATCATTATGTGGTTGGCTATGCTGATACAGCCATAGTTGAACTTACTCAATCTATAGAACGCAAGCAACCAGCAGAACTGGTAATAGACAGCACCGTATACCCAGCACCTAAAATGGACAGTTTAACTACTTGCTGGCATACAATATTACCTGGCGAAGGGTTGCCAATTGAACTAGCACGTGGTTGTATTTTTAAATGTAAATTTTGTAGTTATCCTTTGCTAGGAAAAAAGAAAGGAACCTATCTAATAGACACCAACTTGGTTAGAGATCAATTATTGGCCAACTACGAGCAACACGGAACAACTCGTTATTACATTACCGATGATACTTTTAACGATGACAATGACAAAATAGAAGCATTGCATCGTGTGTTTACTGATTTACCTTTTAAAATTCAATTTAGTTGTTATCTAAGATTAGACCTACTACATAAACATCCGCATCAGGCTGACCTGTTATCGGATATGGGACTGATAGGTACATACTTTGGTATTGAAAGTCTACTGCCAGAGAGTGCTAGAGCAATAGGCAAAGGCCTACACCCTAACAAAGTTAAGGATAGACTGTATTGGCTACAAGAACGTTGGCATCAACAGGTTAATGTTGCCGCAGGATTTATACTAGGACTACCATACGATACAACCGAGTACTTTGATAGTTTAATCAACTGGTGTATGGAAGCTGATAATCCATTACAACATATATCATTTTATGCGTTGATGTTTTATAACAAACAGATTAACGATGATGCCAGAGAAGATAGGCTACGTCCTTATTATTCTGAGTTTACCTTACACCCAGAAATATACGGATATGAATTTGACAAAGACAGCATAATGAGCTGGAGCTTACCCAGTCAACATTTGAGTTATGATAAGTGTTTGTCTATTGCGGACTACTACAACGGCCTGGTTGCGGATCGCAACAAAATTAGCGATTTCCAGCTGATATCGCACTTAAATATAGGTATACCGTTGGCAGATATGTACGAATTAACACAGCAAGAGATTAACCGCCGTTACGACATTAACCAACTAAATCAACAGCGTTTAATTGACTATAAACAACTATTATGATTGTTGAAGAAATTTTTGGATCGCCAGTAATTACAGTACAATGCCCGGACAGCATTTACCATAATCCCGAGCTGACCAAAAGTGTAGAGCAGATATTGAATTTGCCCACTGTAAAAAATCGTTGGAGATCAGACACCGGGGACAGTCACAAAGGATCGGGGCTGACTACTGTAGGGCAACCATACATTGACCTGGCGTACTTGCCGGGTGCCAAACAGCTAACTGATTGGATTTCTGAACAGCTACTATTAGTTAAGCCCATAATGGCTCCCGGTAAAACAGGTTCCCACATACACTACAAACGCAGTTGGACTAATAGACTATATCGTGGTAGTCAAGGTATGTGCCACAATCATACCAGAGCTGATACTTATATACAAGAACGTGGTGATTATAATGAAGAAAATTTTTGTCCCGACGCTGTAGCAATTTTTTACGTTGATGTACCGGAGGGTAGCAGTCAGTTGGTATTGATCAACAACGGCATTCCAGACTTACCGCATACAGCATTTACAGAAAAACATTTTATGACACACACCGCTGGACAATTAGTTATACACAGTCCACAGGTATGGCACGCGGTTACTGAACATCAAAGTGATAGTCCTCGTAATGTCTACGTGTTTGATGCTGATTATGTTAACTAATTATTTTAATTCCGCCGTTGTTGCGTAAACTGTCAACAAATAGTAAGTTAATGTCGCAGTAATTATCCTGTATAAAGTTAGTAACGGCGTCTTTGTCTTGTGTAAGTGCGTGTAACATAAAATCACCACCTACAATTTCTATTGCGTAGTTTACAATGCCGGTAGAGTTTTCAAACGCCTGTTTAAAATCTCGTACACTGATTAAATTACCATTGTAGCGTATTAAGTTATATCGGCGTCCAAAGAACTGTAATTGATTGTTGGTATAACTTCCTCGATCGCTAGTAGTATACACTATGCCATCTGGTCTAGTAATGACTATAGAGTCTTGATTGTTTGTATGACAATGGTAGGCTACATTAACCCAGTCAAATGGTTTTGCCAGGTCCTCTGCGGTATGTATGTCCTTAATAGCCAATGGTGGCAAACATTCAGTTAATCCATAGGTATCATACAAATGATCATAGCTACAAGACTGTTGTATATAGTCTAACAGAGTTGATTTAAATACATCTCCGCCGGTAGTGATCATTCTAAAATGTCGTTGCGGTAACGGAAATAAATCTTTCATAGTATAGAAATACTGTATGTGTGTCGCTTGAACTGATTCTTCTGCCCAGGTATTAGTTCCAGCAATACTTAAGGTTGTTGCACTAAACACCGCAGGTAAAATAGCAGTAGTGTGTACACCTTGATGACTCATTCCGTGTAAAAATACACAGTAATCTGTAGATTCAAAGAAATATTCTTGTGCTCGCTGTATACTAATTGCTTCTACATAAGCACTTAGACTTTCCAATTTGGGTCTATCGGTTGTGCCTGATGTATAAGCTGATACTGTTTGTTCTTGTGTAAAATTTATAACAAGATCATCGCACATTGGCCAACGACCACTGGCCCAGGCGTGTTCCCAACTGTCGGTTCGGATATAATATTTTGGAATATTAACAAAATGTTGATCGTCTCTAGTGTCGCCAGCAACAAATATAGTGCTTAGATTTAGTTCTCGAAAGGTATTGCCATTGAGTTGATTGCCTAAGTTGCCTAAATGATGATAATCACGCCCACTACGGTATAAGGCCAGCAATAAAGCGATACAGCTAAAACTAAGACCAGAGTAGGCGATGCCAATTGGAGCAGGATCTTCTATTAAACTTATTTGATGCCGCCAGTAGCTAACAGCCTGCGCTAAATCCTGGCGAGTGTAACTGACACGATTGTACTTAATAATTAAGTTAGGGCTGACGTTGAGACTGATCATACCGTTCCTGAGATTGGTCAAGCAATTCTTTTACTTTACGTTCGCTATAAGTGGCAAATACGCAAGGTAGTACAGCGTGTATGATACTGGCAATGCCGGCAATAATCAAAACGGTGCCAGCATACACAGCAAAACAAAAATGTCCTGTATAGGTATAGTTGCGATCTTTAAGGTGTTTGAACATTAATAAATTACCAACTTTCTGTCAATACAATGTATGATTTTAGTCTGGTCTTGTCGGGCCCGATTCCATACTGCGCCAGCATCCAAAGGGCTGTTAACTTCTATGTCGCTGTCTCCAAGGTAATAAAACGTACTTAAAAACGTTTTCATATCATATGGCTGTCTGTTGCGACTAGAAATATACTTTTGGTCTAAATTGTTTAGTACATAATCAATGCCGGCTTGCCAGGTAGTGTATAATCTAGTATCTTTAAAATTTGTAAAAAACCAGGTGTCCATTTCACATTGAAAATTTAATAAGGGTTTAGCTACTTGGAACGTATTGATATCGTAGTCAGGATAAATTATGCCACGTACTAACTGTTCATACATTTGTCGATTGCGTATATTGTCATTGGGCCAACGTACAGCGTTTTGAAATTTGTTGTTGGCCGGCTGACTAAACCATTGTTTGACTACGTGTGCCTGTTTACATACTAGCTCAGGGAAATCTGGAGTCCAGTAAAACAACTCATTAGTGATATTGGTGTAGTCGCCTACATCATTGTTGTTATGACAGGCCAGTTGATCAATAAAGTACAACCAAAATTTGCCGTCTTTTAAACAAATTTTAGGTTTGTCTACTCCGTATATAACACCCACTTTTGTATAACGTTCAGCCTGTTCTCTATGATCGGCTAATGCTATTGTAGCGTGTTTGTATCCGTGGCCTGGCTGTAGATAATTTCTAGTTTTAAATATCCAAGATTCGTCCCGGCTGTCTGAGTCGGCTATCATGGCATCTGTGTAGTCATACACGGTAATTTTAATGTTTGGGTAATGAGTACTAATCCAGTTTAGTAAAGGGCGTGCCGCATATTCCCACTCGCTGAGTGTGTTTTCGCTGCCAGTGTTCCAAGGATCTGCGCTAACATCCTTTTCGCCACGCTTAGGATAACGAAATACTACTTCGTCAATTGGAATATTGTTTAACACAAAACTGTATAGTACTGTAGTACTGTCGGAACCGCCGCTGAGTTCAAGACGCAGGTAATCATATGTATCACGTAGTTGTTGTGCTCGCATACGATATAGTTCACGTAATTCAACTTTAGGCTCTTCGTGCCAGTTAAATTTTAAAAATGCTTCGTCGTTGAATCGCCATCTAACTGGATCGTTATTTAACTGGTGTGTATTAGCAGGTCCGCAACTGGCCGCAATTAAGGCCTGAACTTTATTGTAGTAAACGTGTTTGCCGAGTTGATAATATCCGAGTTTTTGGTTTGGCTCAAATTTAATACCACCTGCAGAGGTGTGTTCAATTTTAATTGACATAGTTGATTATAACAGATAAGTAAGTGTTGACGCAAGTATTTATTCAGCGTATAATACACTGATAGAATTGTCCGGCACAGGATCCGCAAGGACTGCAAAGTAGTATAGCTAGGATTTACTAGTGAACTGGAAAGGAACAGCCAGCTACGGACATCCGGGAGGACAACTCCCAACTAATTCAAGGAATGGATATGAACCAGAAAGACACGCTAGACAAAGCCTACGGTAGTATCCCGAAAGAAGTTGGATTCAGTATAGAACTGTTTGAATTCATTCCATTCCGTCGTCCTGTACGCTATTTTTGGCTTACCAGGATTGTAAGAAAGTTTTTTAGATAATCTACCGCGGAGTATAGAAACGGTATCTTACCAGTCTCATAAGCTGGTGTTGGGGGTTCGATTCCCTCCTCCGCAACCAAACAATGCTATATCTAGTTACCCACCCACTTAAACGTCCAGCAGAAAAACAATTAGATTTACTATTAGGTACGCTGGACTTATTTGGCGTTGACTATCAGCAGGTGCCTATAGATCAAATACCCGCAGGAAGCACAGTTATTACTGATTGTTTTATAATGGAAACCCCGTCGGGTGATCCCGGGCACGACATAGCACAGCAGATTATCGATGCCTGTACTGGTAGAGATTGTAAACTAGTGTTTTACTACCCTAGCGAAAGTTATGCTACACTATCAGCTAGTTTTACGCCTACCGCACATTTATGTCTAGAGCGTAGTATTGAAGCACATTTGATCAAATGCGGTGATTGGGACATTATAGGATTTACTAATCATAATTTGCCTGAATTTTTTGCCTGGGTTATCAGTAGTGATTTTAATCTAGCCAGGTTAGCCTACACACAGCAGGCAATAGATCACAATCCCAAGACACATCGTTTTTTGTTTTTAAACGGGGAACGTCGCCAAGACCGAGAATATTTTTTTAATCTCTACAAAGATGCTGGCCTACTAGAGTCTAGTATATGGAGTTATAGATCAGGTAAAAGCAGTGAAGGCTTTGGCCCCAATGAAGATTGGCCGGATCCTTTTGTACACCCTGACTTCCGTTTCTATGCTTATTATCCTAGTCATTTTTATCGTACTAAGATTAGCATCATCAGCGAAACTACACAGATGGAGTTCTTTCCTACAGAAAAAACTTATAAGAGCCTAATGCTTGGACACCCATTTGTATTATACGGTGGTAGAGGCAGTTTAGGTAAGCTACAACAACTGGGATTTCGCACATTCGGCCCGTGGATTGATGAAAGCTATGATTTAGCTGACTATCCCTTGGAACGTGCTGATCGTACTATTCCATTACTTGATCAAATTCCCGAAGATATCATTGAGCTAACACAAGAAGTACGTGATCACAATCGACGACAATTTCACGTTGTAGCCCAAAGCATTTATCCTAAATTATTGAATATATTGCAAGATATTGATCGTAGTGTTATAATCAATGAAAGTTTTACAGTTAATACTAGCATATTAAACAAGTATTTTTTGAATTAAAACGGAGAGCTGGCCGAGTGGTCGAAGGCACTTCCCTGCTAAGGAAGCATACGGGCTTAAACCTGTATCGAGGGTTCGAATCCCTCGCTCTCCGCCAAGTTTGTGATAAATAAATACAATAAACACAAATCCCAGGAGTTTTCCATGAATCAAACAAAAACAATACGTTGGGTATTATACCACGAACCGATTGATCTTTTTATTCGCACAGCAGAAGCATTCAGCAAAGAAATCAATCGTTTAACTGATGGTCGCATCAACGTAGAAATTTACAGCACCAACGAATTTGCTGAAAAATTTAAAAAAGGTGTAAACGTAGAGCCAATGGTTTGGATGCAGGCTGGCGATTGCGAAATGAGCCAGGTTCAAATTGGCGAAATTGCTAACTGGCATAGCCCAGATTTTTGGGCATTAGAACTACCATTTTTATTCCGCGATCATGATCACGCTACTCGAGCACTAGAAGGCCCAATTGGGCAAAGTATGTTAAAGAATTTAGAAAATACCAGCCCAGCACGTGGATTGGCATTTACTTACTCAGGTGGATATCGTTGTCTAGCAGTCGACCGTGAAATTAATACAGCAGAAGGTCTTAAAGGACTAACAGTTATTACTCAAAAAAATCCAATTACAATCGAGACAGCTGAAGCATTTGGTCTAGTTCCGGTGCCGGTTAATGTTAAAGATCATCTTAACAAAGATAGAAATAAACACACAAACTTCAACGGTAATAACGCAGTTGAAACAACATTACCGCGCTACGAAGCAGAAGCAAAAACCGAAGCTCATCGTTACATAGCCGATACACGTCACAATATGTATTTGACAAGTATTATCATTGCTAAAGAATTTTGGAATGACTTATCTGCTGAAGATCAAGAATTTATTCAACAGGCCGCACTACACAGCAGTCGTTTAGAGCGTCAATGGTCAGTGGCTGATGCTAATAAAATTTCTGACAGCAAAGAAGAACAAGATAAGTTGGGTGTTACATACAACAATTTTAGCAAAGAAGAAACTGCTAAATTAAAACAAGCAACAGCACATTTGTATGAAAAATACTCACAATTTTTTACTCCAGATCTAGTAGATGGAATTATTAAATCCTAATATCGTTTTTTCAAAATACACAGACAATAAATTAATTGATATAACAGCTCAGGATTTGTTTAGTAATAGACGAATCCTGATTTGCTCTGTGGTCCGCCCTCGCGAAAATCTAGATCAAAAATATGCTGATTACATTCAAAGTTTGATTCCGTTTTATAAACAACACGGAGTCGATGATGTGTATCTTATTAATTCGTCGGCTGGTAAATTTGGCCTGGTTAGATTAGAAAAAAATCATCCACAGATTACCAGCCTGTACGATAATAATGCTGACTTTGTTCGAGCATTAGCTACACAGTTGAATAAAAAACCCACAGTTGACACTTTGTCCAAATACTGGAGTTATCAGGTTTTAGTTAATAATGGTAAAGTTGAGCAGTTTTACGAACAACCAACTGAAAATTATATCAAACATATTATTGATGCCGGATATAAAATTGATCTGGGCAACCATAAGTTTTTTGCTCTAGAAGGAGATCGGGCATTACATCGCCCTTCGTTGCGGGTAGAAGAACAGCAGTTTGAGCACATAAACATAGAACAAAAACACCTAATCACCGGAGCCATTATGTATTTTAATTTATGGCCAAATAACTTGTTGTATAACTATCTAAAGAGTGTATAATTAACATTGTATTAATAAGTTTGGACAGACGGTGTGGCGACCATCTGATACTTGTGGTAGTGTGAGTATTGGCAGGCAGTTGAGCCCCGTGGCATGGAAATGTAATATCGGGTACTCCCGAGGGTATAAGTAATTTTAGAGCCAAGAAAACGTTGCTAGATTCCATGAAAAACACCCGTGAGGGTTAGCCTTTCGTTGCCGGGTCGCACCCAGCAGGCATTGTGGTCCACAGTCGAAAAGCAGATTTTAGTCTGTCCAAACTTATTAAACGGGGTAGCCCTTGATAAATAATAACATATACTTGGAGTTTCCCAAATGAGTCAAACAAGAAAAATCCGTTGGTTAATCGCACATGAGCCCGTAGATCTGTTCCTACGCACAGCCGAAGCATTTCAACAAAAAATCGCCGAATTAACTAACAACGCTTTTGAAGTAGAAATCTTCACAGCCAGCGAATACAAGACAAAATTTAATAGTTACGATAAAAAAGCCGGCCCAATGGTTGAATTGGACGAAGGCAACATCGAAATGAGCCAAATGCATATTACTGAACTAGCAGTATGGCATAACCCAGATTTTTACGCATTAGAAATGCCGTTTATTTTCCGTGATCATGATCACGCTCAACGTGTACTAGAAGGTCAAATTGGCCGTACAATGTTGGATAATTTAGAACACGAAAGTCCAGCTAAAGGTCTAGCATTTACTTACTCGGGTGGCTTCCGTTGTGTTGCCAGCGAAGATGAAGTTACCAGCATTGACCAGTTTAAAGGCGCCAAGTTTGCTACAGCGGTTAATCCAGTTACTATTGATACCATTGAAGCATTAGGTGCAATTCCTGATGTATTCAGTATCAAAGACTTTGCCAAAAAATTAACTGAAGAAGGTAATGATGCCCAGGCATTAGAAACTACTATTCCTCGTTACCTAGCACAATTTAAAACATCAAACAAGAAATTCTTGTTGAATACCAAACACAGTTTATTCTTAACTACAATTATTGTTGGTAAGAAGTTCTGGAACGAACTAGATGAAACAACACAGGCCAAGTTCCGTGAAGCCTGTTTGTATGCTAGTCGTTTAGAACGTCAATGGTCAGTTGAAGAAGCAGATGAATTTGCTGATAAATTAGATCACAGCGATATTGGTGTTACATACGCAGAATTAAGCGATGCTGAAACTACTAAGTTTAAAGAACTTGTTCAACCACTATATGACAAATACCGTGATTTCTTTTATCCCGGTTTAGTTGATGGAATCATTCAAAGCTAATTTACTCCCTGTTAGTTTTAAAACCACAATCAACAACCGAGAGGCAACTCTCGGTTTTGTTGACGTCTTTGCGAATAGACGTATAGTAATTTACAGTCTACCGACGTTACTGACTAAATTTGCCTGGGATCAATTACGTGCCTATGAAGAAGCTAATCAACAGATTTTAAATTCTGGAGTCGATCAAATTTATTGTATAAACAGTAACGCTGAAAGTCGTATGCTGGCATATTACGCATCTAAGTTCAGCCAAACAGTAGTAGCATTACCTGATTTAAACACTACAGTATTACAGGCCATACAACAAGAATTTAGCATCGATAAAGAATTAAAAGACCTAGCAAGGCTATGGCAATACATTATTATCGTCAACGATGGCGTCCCAGAAAAGTTGTTTAGTAATCCACTTAAAAAGAATATGCCATTAAGAATTGCCAAAAGCCGTCTGTATCAATATCATAATCTAGGGCCAGATGTGGTATTAAAATATTTGACCACACAAGAAAAAATAAGTACAATATAGTTTTAATGCCCCTTTAGTTAAATGGTATAACGATTGATTTGTAATCATTAATTGGCAGTTCGATTCTGTCAAGGGGCACCACTAATAGAGGATATATGGAAGAAAAGAAAAGTAAGAATCCTTTTATTGCCGCCGCAATGGCCGCAAAAGCCGCGGCAGGTAATCCCAAAGTGCCCGGAGCCAAAACAACCGCAGTCCAAAATGCCAAATTCGGCGGCCAAGTTCAAACCAATAAACCAGCTAAACGTAGCGCCGGTCGCGGAAGATAACCAAAAACATTGACCACTAATACGAATTGTGTTATACTGACTACAGTTTAACACTAACCGGAGTTGTCATGTTTGAATCACTAGAAATCCGCAGAGCGGCAAATGGTTTTATTTTGGTAGTCAATACCGAAGAAGAAGCCCGAGAGTATGTATACGATACCGAACGTAAATTAGTTCGTGTTGTTAAGCAATACTTAGGCGAACGAGTAACAGCACAAGAAGCTGAATAATTACCAAACGAAGTTTTTAGCATAGTAGTCTACTATGTTTTTTAATTCAGTATCAAATACGGCCTTAGGTTCCCAACCTAGGGCTTTTATTTTGCTGTCATCAATTGCGTAACGCACATCCTGACCTTGACGCTTGATATTTACATCAAGATGCTCATCATACAATCCCTTACACCCACCCAGGTAGTACATATCAATAATTTTTTTGGCAATAACAATATTTTGTTCTTCGTAGTTGCCTGAGATATTAAAGATATCGTTTTGTACACCAGCTTCGATTAATGTAATAATAGCTTCGGCTGTATCGCTGGCGTGTAGCCAGGTGCGGCTTGGCAGGCCAGCATCGTGTAAAGGAATAGGTTTACCTAGACTCAAATACTTAATCGAGTGCGGTATAAACTTTTCTGTATATTGTCCGATACCATAGTTATTAGTAGGACGTACAATTACATAAGGTACATCAAATGTACGTGCCCAGGCCAGGATCAATTGATCAGCGGCAGCCTTGGTGGCTGAATAGGGGTTACTTGGCTTGAGCAGGTCTGTTTCTTTATGAAAACCGCTGACAATATCGCCATATACTTCGTCTGTGCTAAAGTGTAGCAGAGTTGGTTTGATCTTACTATTTTTAATAAGTTCTAATAAACGCCAAACTCCGTTGATATTACTTTTTAGGAATACTTCGCTAGAAGCAATACTATTATCTACGTGTGTTTCTGCGGCTGTATTAATAACATAGTCACATTCGTATAAACGTTCAATGTCATTGATGTCAGTTTCTTCATAGGCAAAGTTTGAGTAATCAAAAAATTCGGTTAGCAGTTCTTCGTTTGATGCGTAGGTTATTTTATCAATGCCACGAACAAACCAGCCCTTTTCCAAACAGGCACGAGTAACGTGACTACCAATTAATCCCAAACAACCTGTTACATATACTACACGCTTCATATAGCTCTCCGCAAATTCATATAGCTGGGCTTGCCGTTGTTGATCCACTCGCTAAAATTTTTATTTAATTCTTCTAAACTGCCAGGCTTGAATACACGAATGTTTGGCAAAGCACGTAAAACCTTTTCGTCATCGTGTGCCCAGTGTGTAATACCATCATGGCTATAATCCTTGTCACGCCCGCTACCCAGTAATTTAACTGGAATACGTTCGTAGTCAACATAGTTGCGTAGAAACTCAAACGGGCGATATAGTAGGAAACTACTCATACTATAGCATACTGGTATTAGACCTTCCTCTGCCATACCAATACCTACACCAATCATAAGTTGTTCGGCAGCACCTACATTGTAAAAACGATCTGGGTAAGCGTTGCGTATATTATCTAATATACCAAAGCCTAGGTCGGCAGTAACAACACGTATACGGTCGTTCACTGACATTTCATCTAGTAGTAATTGGGCACATTCTTTTCTCATAGGAATTGTTCGTAGTCTTCTGGTTTAAGTACATAGTAATGAGTTAGCAGGCCTTTGGCAAATGACCATTCAGGTACCTGACTAACACGCAAATTAATTCTGGGCATAAAGGTTTGTAATCGACAAGCAAGTAGTCCAGCGTCGATCTTATCGTACGCACCCATACCATTGATATTAGCATACACTTCAAGATTGTTGACCTGATTGTCTGTAATAAAACGTAGGCTTTCCCATATACTGCCTTCGGCAGCCTCGCCGTCACTGATTAAACAATAAACTTTCTTATTAGGAGTTGCTAATGCGTGTCCGACAGCAATAGGCAAGCCAGATCCCAAACTACCTGTAGAACAGTATAACTTATTTTCTAGGTCTTTACCTGGATGGATACCGTGTTTGTGTAACAACATAACCGGATCAATGCCGTATTTTTCTTCTAGCATAACATACAAGGCAAGTCCGGCGTGTCCGTTACTAAGGATGAATACCTCATCATCCTTTTTAACATTATAAATTTCTTCGATGATAGGCAAAGCACTTAACGTACTACTCAAGTGACTGAGCCGTTCTTGGTAAGTAATATCAACAATGCGTTTCTGTAATTCTACAGTTTTAGACATATTTAATTTGAATCCCATTTTAATCTTTGAATATAACTAATAGTCCACGCTGGCAACGTTCATCTTCACGACTGTTGCGATTAAACAAATGATGACGTAGACCGTATTCGCGACAGCGATAGTAGATTTGATTTAAATTTTGGAACGCATCTGCATCAAACAGGTTAATGTCGTGGTAAATTAGTATTCCGCTATCGTTGAGCAATTCGGTAAAAACGTGCTCAAACCATTGGTCGGCCTGAAAGTGGTCACCGTCACTCATAATAAAATCAAACTTTTGATCAGTACCAAATACAAATTCTTTTTCGGGACTGTCTATAATAGTAATACGATCGCCATACTTTTCTGTAACACCGTCGGGTCGTACACCGCCCCAGTCGTGCCAGTTATCAACTAATGTATAGTCAAACTCTTGTTGGTTAAAGTCCAGGCCGGCTAATATAGCATCAGTACCTTGTCCTCCCCCAATGCCAATTTCTAAAACCATCTTAGGTTTATTTGCTTGTACTAGGGCGGTAAGCATAGCCGCGTGTGCTACGTCTACTTTAACTACAGGGTCTTGTCCAAATGGTAATGGCATTATTGTTTTCTCTTAATAAAATCCCGAATACCCTCTTCTAATGAGTATTCAGTCTGAAACTTGTATTGCATTTTAGCATATACGGTGTCACAACACCAAATATTGCTTTCATATGCTTTGCTCAAACCCGGCTCGTAAACAACATTGCCGGCACGGCCCGTGATTGTGCGCCATAGCTCAAGTACTTCTAGATTGCTATACTGTCGACCTGATCCAAAGTTTACAATTTCTCCTTTGGGCCACGGGCTGTTTAATAATAGCTCAATACCACGTACAAAGTCTTCAATGTAGATAAAGTCGTGATATCCATCACGTAAGGTCATTGGCGCATCGTTAACAAACGCTTCGTATAACTTTGGATATAGTCTATGTGGGCGTTCGTTAACACCATAGCCCGAATATATACGAGCAACACAGGTATCTAACCCAAACTGACGGGCATATCCTTGGCACAACAGGGTAGCCGCACCTTTGGTAGCCTGATACACGTCAACTGGGTTAATAGGGTCTCGTTCGCTACTAGCACGTGGCATAGGGCCGTATTCGGCACTAGACCCTAAGTTAATAAATCTGGTTGTGGGGTTATAGTTTTTAATACCTTCCAACCAACTGTGTACAATACCAACGTTAGTTTCGTACATTACATTGGCATTGTATATTTCTCCAGCACAATTAATAACAACATCGGGTTTATGGAAAGCAACAAAGGATACAGGACTAGGACTTAACCTACCCCATTCAATAATTTCGTGTTGTGTACCGAAATATTCTTTGAGACTTTTACCGATGAATCCGCTTGTACCGGTTATTACTATTTTCATTTAACTAATTGAGTTAACATACGTTCTGCCTGTGCCAAACGTAAAGGCTTGTGTAGTCCAGGCCAGTGTACGATCCAATCACCCGATTGCCATTCACCTGAGTTACCCATAATGTCTTTGGTAACATCGCAGTAGTCGTAGGGTTCTTGGACATAGCTGTTCATATAACGCTGTGGAACGACCTTAACAAAGTCTTTACAGTCATCTAGTGTATCAATGATAACCTGTTGCTCGGCCCATTCTACATTTTTATAAGTTTCTTCCAGATCAATGATCATCTGTAAGTATGCGCGACCTACTTCTGTATTACGAGCTAGGAAGTTACCGGAGTTGATGTTTAGTCGATCAACAGGTACAATAAAATGGTAGTTGTTGTCGATCTTATCCTCGATTGGAATAGTTAAATTTGTAATGGTAGCATCACATTCGGTAAACAAGCACCACTGAATGTCAGGGTACTTTTCAAACAGGTCCAATACATAGTGTATTTTGTTAAAGCCCATAATTGGGCTGTACTTAGTTTCTTTAAGTACAAAGAATTTATAACCGTGAATATCACAGTATTCTTGTTTGGGTTTATCAGTTAAATCGGCTAGGTCTTGATAGTTATCAGTATTGATGCTTGCGACAGCGTACATTGTGGTCCTTGAAAAATTGACAGTAAGGTATTTATTATGCTTAAATACAGCTATGAAAATATATGATTGTTTTACATTCTATCACGAGCTTGACTTACTTGAACTAAGATTAACAGAATTATACGACGTTGTCGACCACTTTGTGCTCGTAGAGGGCCGCACAACATACACTAGTCGTTGGAAGCCTTACTATTTTGATGAACATCGGGCACGTTTCGCAAAATGGATGGATAAAATTATTCACATCAAAGTGGATGATATGCCCGGACACGCAGATGCCTGGGTTAACGACCGTTTCCAACGTGACCAAATCTATCGCGGTATTGTGGATGCTGACCCAACTGATTTAATTATGGTCAGTGATTTGGATGAAATTATTCGTCCAGCGGCAGTAGAGCAAATGCGTCGTAGCCAGCAGAGTCTATTTGCCCTGCGTATGCCAATTTATAATTTCAAATTTAACTATATGAAAGAAAGTCCAGATCGCTATAACATTTGGGGTATGGCTGGACATCGTAGTTATTTTGAAGATATCAAGCCCGATGCTTTCCGTCAACTGCGTTTTAACTTTTTCGATCACACATATCAATACAACCAAGATGGTATTGAAGTTATTGAACACGGTGGATGGCACTTTGGTTATATGGGCGACAAAGATTGGCTATTGGACAAAGCCAAAAGTTTTGCCCACACCGAAGTTAATAAACCAGAATTTCTTGAACAGATTGATCCTGACGCTTCTATTGCGGCAGGTAAAAGTTGGGACCGTAGTAGCGGTGATAAGTATGTAATAGTTGAACTAGATAGTTATTTCCCACAAACACTAGTCAACAATCGTGAGAAATATCAAAAATTTATTTTGGATAATCCAACAGCAAAAGCACTTGATTTATTGCCGGCTTATCCGTATAATAGTTAATTCAAATAGGTAACCATGTCAAAAACAGTACTCATAACCGGTGGTGCCGGTTTTATCGCACACCACGCCATAGATAAAATGCTCAAGGAAACAGACTGGAAGATAGTTTGTTTAGATCGCCTTGACATTAGTGGCAACTTAAATCGCTTACACGATATGCTACAGGATCACGATCCTAAGGAAGTAAGTCAACGTTTGCGTATCATTTTCCATGATCTTAAAGCTGAACTGAATAGCCAAATTGTACAGGATATTGGTCCTGTAGATATTGTCTTACACTTGGCCGCAGGGTCGCACGTAGATCGCTCGATTACATATCCTATGGAGTTTGTCCAGGATAATGTAATTGGCACAGTTAATATGTTAGACTATGCTCGCAAGAACTTGCCTAACTTAGAACGTTTTGTTTATTTTTCAACAGATGAAATATTTGGTGTTGCTCCTCCTGGTGTTAGCTATAAAGAGTATGATAGATATAACTCTACAAACCCATACTCCGCAAGCAAGGCCGCCGCGGAAGAATTTTGTGTTGCTTACGAAAATACCTACAAAATGCCCATCATTGTTACACATACAATGAACGTATTTGGTGAACGTCAGCATCCAGAGAAGTTTATTCCCGGCACAATTCAAAAGGTACGTGATGGCCAAAAGGTTATCATTCACGCTGATCCAACTCGGACAGCGGCAGGCACACGTATGTACATACACGCACGTGATGTAGCAGAAGGCTTGATGTTTATTCTTAATACATTGCCTAACGACTACAAGCATACAGGCGATTACGGTTGGGCGCATTGTCCTAAGTTTAACCTCGTGGGCACAGAAGAAATTGATAACCTAACACTAGCACAAATGATTGCGGCAGGTGTAGGTAAAGAGTTAATCTATGAAATGATTGACTTCCACGGAAGCCGTCCTGGACACGATTTACGCTATGCCTTAGATGGCGGATTGTTAAAATCTTTAGGTTGGGAGCCTAAGATTAAACTCAGCGAACGTATTAACGAAATGGTTAAATGGACTTTGGAGAACGATAGATGGCTCAGCAAATGAAACACGCATTTATTGTAACATCAGCTATTAACAGTAAGTTTGGTGTATATAAACCCGCAGAGCGTTTAGAACAAACTATTGGCACAATTAAAAGTATTAAAAGCAAGATTCCTGATGCTAAGATTTTTGTTATGGAATGCTGTGGTACACCTATTACCAACGAACAGGCTAATCAACTGATTGGTAGTAGTGATGGATTTATTGACTACAGCACCGATCCTGATGTACAGGCTATGTACGATAGCGATAACTGGGACGTTGTAAAAAACGGCACAGAAATCATGTGTTTTGGCCGAGTACTAAATCAATTAAAAGCCGAAGGTAAATTTGAAGGTGTTGACCGTATACACAAAATGTCGGGACGTTACATATTAAATGATATGTTTGATCCAATGACTTACGATCAATCAGATGTAGCTGATAAGTTTGTTATTGGCCCTAAGTTTAAAAGTCAATTCCCTGTAGAAGTAACAACACAGCCTTGGCAGTATATGGCACGATTGTGGTCTTGGCCCAGGTCACGGTTAGATGAAGCTATCAAAGTCTATGAAGATAGTTTGGTATTCTTTGCTGAACGTTTGGCCGCCGGCGGATATGTAGATATTGAACACGTATTAGCACGTTTCTTAAATCCCGATCACGTACACGAAATACAAAATCTTGGTGTTGAAGGATGTATAGCACCAAACGGACAACCTATTAAAAACTAATGGAAAACTGTACTCCTATTACCCGGTGTTTGGCCTGCGGCGGAAACAATCTAAACTTAACTTTAGACCTAAACAACCAGCCTCTGGCTAACAATTTTAAACCAGCTGGCGCAGAAGAAACGGCTTATCCACTGGCAGTAAACCACTGTAATGATTGTGATCATCTACAGTTAACTCACGTAGTTGATCCTAGTATAATTTACACACACTATCTTTATGTCAGCGGAACTAGTACAACTTATGTAGAGTATATGGATTGGTATGCTCGCTTTGTCAGAGAACAATTTAGTTACTGGGCCGGTAGTGTGCTAGATATTGGCTGTAACGATGGCAGTCAGCTTGACGCATTTAAAAAAGCACAGTTTGTTACCTACGGTGTAGACCCAGCAGAAAATCTATACCCTACTAGTAGTGCCAAACACAATGTTATCTGCGGATACTGGAACGAAGAAACTGCCAACCGCCTTGGTAGAGATTTTGATGTTATTACAACACAAAATGCCTTTGCTCATATTCCCGATCCCGTAAGCTATTTAAAATTAGCTGGAGAATATTTAAAAAGTGACGGGCGCATTTTTATCAGTACCAGTCAGGCAGACATGGTTCTCAACGGCGAGTTTGACACTATCTATCACGAACATATCAGCTACTACAATGCCTACAGTATGAAATGTCTAGCTGAACGTGCTGGCTTATATCTAGTAGATGTAGTTAAAACTCCTATACACGGAACAAGTTACATTTTTGTCTTGGCTAAAAAACAAATTAACCAACATCGTGTGGCTAATATTTTAGCCATGGAACAGGCCGCCGGTTTACATTCAACCGACACTTATACCAATTGGGCATTTGGAGTTAAAGATCTACTAGTTAGATTACGAGATCAAATTGACGAATATCGTGCCTGGGGATATCCTGTAGTTGGCTATGGAGCCGCAGCCAAAGGTATGACGCTACTCAATGCTTCGGGAATACAGCTTGATTGTGTAGTGGATGATAATCCTCTCAAACAGAATTTATACTGCCCGGGTACCAGTATTCCTGTAGTAGGCGCAGATTATATTATGGATATGGATGAAGACCAACCAGCGGTGTTTATTCCCTTAGCCTGGAACTTTTATAGAGAAATTAAACAACGTATCGCTGTATTACGTAGCCACCCTGGTGATGTGTTCCTGCGATACTTTCCAACAATGAAGAGTGAAAATGCTAACAGTTGAAACTCCAATTACTATTTTAGTTAAACGACGTGCCGCCTTAGGCGATGTAGTAATGAGCACTGGTGTTGTTCGCGAACTACATAAAATGCATAACGGTCGTTGTGCTATTACAGTAGAAACAGAATTTCCCTTGGTGTATAAAAACAATCCTTATATTGTTGACCTACGTAATTGGGGTGAATGTAATCCTGCTGACTACAACATTGTCTATAACTTAGATGATGCTTACGAATTAAATCCTGCCAATCATTTTGTCAGCAGTATGTTTGGCCGTGTATTTGGTCCTATGCTAGGAACTATTAATCAACAGCCAGACCTACACGCAGACGAGCAAGATAAACTAACAGTAGACGCAGACTTACAAGAAATAGGGCCTTTCTTCGCTGTCCATATGCGTAATTGGCATTGGGCATTAAAGAACATTGATGTAGATATTTGGTGCGACATCTTTGCCAAGGTATTTGAAAAAACCGCCGATTATAAAATTGTCTGTGTTGGCGGCCCAACAGACATAGCACTAGAACATCCATTGATGGTTGATGCTCGTGCCAAGTATACTCCGCAACAATTAAAGTATCTATTAGATCATGCTCGTTGCTTTGTTGGCATCGATTCGGGCCCGTTTCAAATTGCCGGCGCAAGTAGCACTCACGTTATTGGACTGTTAACACACAATCCTCCAGAATACATTATGCCTATACGTCGTATGGATCCAGGTTGGCACACTACAGCTATACAGGCTGATATTGATTGTGTTGGATGTAATGTTAAACAGCCTCGTCCGGTTAGAGGTATTAATTGTATACACGGAGATTTCCGTTGTAACAAATTATGGGACACCCAACATATCGCTGACGTAATACTAGAACAACTATGAAAACATATAAACATTCGGGTACATTAGGCGACCTAATTTATAGCCTAAGTATTGTAAAGAAAATGGGCGCAGGCCAATTTTCTGTGGCGTTAAACAACATTGAATATTGTGTAAGCCAATATGGTTATCGTCCTGACGAAGTAGATCCAGCACACAGAGGACGTTTTACAGAACAAGATTTTGAATGGCTTAAACCGTTATTAGAACGTCAAAATTATATTACTGAAGCGGTAACCTGGCGTCAAGGCGAACCCGAGCCAGAAGTAGACTTAGATCGTTTTCGTGGCACACTATTTCGTGGCTTCGAAGGCAATTATGTAGAAGCATATCATCGTGCGTTTAATATACCATTTAGTATGACTGATTATGATACGCCGTGGTTAGAAGCCGATCCAGTGGTAGTCAAACCTATAGTGGTAAGTCGTACAGCTCGTTATCTCGATCCTGCGGCCGATGCTAATTGGATTGAAATGGCCAACAAAGGACAAATGGACCAAACAGCTATATTTGTTGGAACTCCTATTGAGCACGATGCTTTTATAAAATTAACTGGAGTAAAAATTCCTTATGTTCCAGTCAAGGACTTTTTGGAATTAGCCAATATAGTAGCTGGTGCTGATATGATCTGTGCTAACCAAAACTTTGTCTATAGTCTAGCTATGGGCTTGGGCAAAGCCGCTGTACTGGAAACTATCAAAATAAAACCCCTACAAAATAATGAGTGCTTCTTTCCAAGAACCAATATTCAATATTTTTAAGGAATAAATAATTTTGCGGGTAGTTGTTGACAATGCCCGTAATCTTGTAGTACAATAAAAAATCATTTTAATCATTTAACAAGGAGATCATAATGAATCTAAAACCGCTATCTGATAGGGTCGTAGTTCGCCGTGTTGACAGTGAATCTGTAACTAAAGGCGGCATTGTTATCCCGGATGCAGCCGCAGAAAAAGCCGATCAAGGCACAGTACTTGCTGTTGGACCTGGTAAACGTAACAAGGAAACAGGAGAGCTAGTTGCTCTTGATGTTGCTGTTAACGACCGAGTATTATTTGGCAAGTTTGCCGGACAGACTGTTAAAGTCGACGGAGAAGAACTATTAATTTTAAAAGAGGATGACATCCTCGCTGTTATTCAAGGAGAATAAAAATGGCTGCAAAAGACGTATACTTTGGTAATGACTCACGTAGCAAAATGGTTGAGGGTGTTAACATCCTGGCCAATGCTGTAAAAGTAACACTAGGCCCTAAGGGTCGTAACGTAGTAATTGAACGCAGTTTTGGTGGTCCAGCAGTGACCAAGGACGGTGTTACAGTTGCTAAAGAAATTGAACTGAAGGACAAACTTCAGAATATGGGCGCACAGATGGTCAAGGAAGTAGCATCCAAGACAGCAGACAATGCTGGTGACGGAACTACTACCGCTACTGTACTTGCTCAGGCAATTGTTAAAGAAGGTATGAAGTATGTTACCGCCGGATTGAATCCAATGGATCTCAAACGTGGTATCGACCGTGCCACCACAGCCGCTGTTGAAGCATTAAGCAGTATCAGCAAACCTTGCGAAACAGCAGATGAAATTGCTCAGGTCGGTACTATTAGTGCCAACGGCGATAACGAAATTGGCAAGATGATTGCTGATGCCATGGAGAAGGTCGGCAAAGAAGGCGTTATCACAGTTGAAGACGGCAAGTCACTACAAAACGAATTAGACGTTGTAGAGGGTATGCAGTTCGATCGTGGTTACCTAAGCCCTTACTTTATCAACAATCAAGACAAGCAAACAGTTGAGTTGGATAATCCATTCATCTTGTTGTTTGACAAAAAGATCACTAACATCCGCGATATGATTCCAGTATTGGAAGCAGTTGCTAAAGCTGGTAAGCCATTGCTTATTGTTGCTGAAGATGTTGAAGGCGAAGCACTTGCTACACTAGTAGTAAACAATATGCGTGGTACCGTTAAGACCTGTGCTATCAAGGCACCAGGATTTGGTGACCGTCGTAAAGCTATGTTAGAAGATATTGCTATCCTAACCGGCGGTAAAGTTGTTGCCGAAGAACTTGGCCTAACACTTGAAAAAGTCACAGCCGAAGATTTAGGTATGGCCGCTCGTGTTGAAGTTAGCAAAGAAAACACTATCATTATTGACGGTGCTGGCGACTCTGTGGCAATTGAAAATCGTGTACGAGCAATTCGCACACAGGTTGAAGAAGCTACTAGCGAATACGATAAAGAAAAACTTCAAGAACGTGTAGCTAAACTAGCAGGCGGTGTTGCTGTTCTACGTGTTGGTGCCGCTACTGAAGTCGAAATGAAAGAAAAGAAAGATCGTATCGACGACGCACTACACGCTACCAAAGCCGCAGTACAAGACGGTATTGTTCCTGGCGGTGGTGTAGCACTAGTTCGTGCTCGCCAAGCTATTGCTAACCTCAAAGGCGACAATGACGATCAACAGGCTGGTATCAACATTGTATTACGTGCTATGGAAGAGCCCTTACGTTGTATCGTTAGCAACGCAGGTGAATCCGCTGACGTGGTACTAGCGGCTGTTACAGCAGGCACTGGCAACTATGGTTACAATGCCGCTAGTGAAAAGTATGTAGATATGCTCGCTGACGGTGTTATTGACCCAACTAAGGTTGCTAAAACAGCCCTAGTAAATGCCGCAAGTGTAGCAGGTTTATTGTTGACTACAGATTGCGCGATCTTCGATTTACCTAAAGATCCAGCAAATCCACAGCCAAATATGCCTAATATGATGTAATTGTAGTAAATACTTGTAACACGGCCCTAACCTCTGCGGATTGATCATCCAAGCACGTTAGGGTTTTTCTTTTGCCCACTTTATCATAAATACAAGTATCCAACGAGGATTTTTAAAATGATATACATTTACGATAATAACGCTAGCGAAGCAATTGAGCTAGCTGGTGGCGGCGTTACTACACAGTACGAACACATTAAAAACAGCTTCGAAGCTAAAGGCTGGGAAATTGAGCATTTTAACATCGACATAAACGAAGATGCTAAAGCTACTGCTGAACACTATAATCTTACAGTATTCCCTGTGCTATTTGAATTAGCCGATAATGAGAACGGAAATTTAGTATTTGAAAAGTTTGCTGAGGGACTAGATCCTATTTTGTTGCTAGGCGATGATACTGTTAAACGTATAACCGACACCTTGGCTGTTTTAAAAGCAACCGATGAGCCAGCTAAAAAAGGTGGCCCGGCTGTGATTCCCGAAAACCCACCTAGCATTCAATAAGTTAGTGTACACTAACATACGGAAACCCGCTTAGGCGGGTTTTTTATTGACCGTTAATTCCCAATATGTTATAGTTACACTATGAAATATTTTGCGTATGGTATGAATACCAACAAAAAACAAATGGCAATCCGTTGCCCCAATGCCCAAAGTTTGGGTCCGGCTAAGTTGCCTGACCACGAATTCCGTTTTAGCATCCACGCTGATGTTATTGCCAACCCTGAATTTGATACCGACGGTGTACTGTGGGAAATCACAGACGAGTGTGAACGTGCTTTAGATGCTCTAGAAGGATTCCCTAATTATTATCTGAAGAAAATGGTTCGTGTATTATACGATGGCGATTATGTAGACGCTATGGTATATTATATGACTGGTGATTTACCTGACGATTATCCTAGCGATGGATATTTAGATATGCTATTTGAAGGATACGCAGAACACGGAGTTGACGACGATCAAATATACGATAGTTTATATCATATAGATAATCTCAGAAAAAGAGAATTAGACGCAAAAGCCCATTATTTTCAATATTACAATTAAGGATTATTATGAAACTCAAGAATATGATTATTGACGAATATGAAACAGCATTTCCTTTTGAGCAAGAATATAATATGTGGATTGAGGGTATGGAACAGGATTATCGGGACGAATGTGAATATCGCGCTAAGTTAGCGATTACTAACCGAACTGTGTTGTATTTTCACAACACCGAAGAATACAGCCCTTACGCTACAGTAAACAGCTGATTTTGGTTGACCCAAAAATACCATAATGCTATAATTATGGTATGGTAAAAAGAAAACGTCGTCAAGATACTAAACACGCCGTATATTGTATCACAAATACAGTAACTGGCGAGCAATACATTGGTATTACCGTTTGTGGTAATCAAATCAGCCGAGCTTTAAAAGTTCGTATTCAAAAGCACGTTCGACGTGCCCTAACTGAAGAAAAAGTGTGGGCTTTATGCCACAGTATTCGCGAGTACGGGGCTGATGCTCACGTTTACGGATTGTTGGAAGTTGTACGTGGGCGCAAACCCGCTCACGCCCGTGAACGCGAACTAATTCGCCAGTATAATCCAGCATTAAACAGCCATTAAAATGGTTGACCCGAAATGCCCAAAATGCTATACTAACAGTATTGTAAATAAGACGGAGCAGATATGAGCCAGAATCATTTAGCAGATTTATCAGTTGAAGAATTACAAGGCTATTTAAGTGATTTCCACAAAGACTTTTTTGGCTTTCGTCCTCGCTATGCTACACCCGAGCAATGGCGCGATCGTGAGTATTTAGAAGCCAGTATCAATGCTATCCACAATCAAATGGATCGTATGAAAGAGACATTTGCTGGTCGTGAAGAACTCCGTGCTAACGGTTGGGTAGTAGAGGAGACTGATCCTGAGTTTGCTGAACAAGCTCGTTGGTTACAACAAGAGCGTGATCGCAAATACGCCGAAATGTTGGCCGAGTTAGATGCTGAATATTACGGTGTGGCATAAAAACAACATCGGGCACTTGACCCGAAATGCCCAAAATGCTATAATCATTGTATTAAGTTAATAAAAGAAGGAGCTAAGTATGTCAAATTTATCTTTTGTTCGTGTTAAGTCTGGCGCATATCGCACTACAGATGTGAGCGGTCAGGTATTCCAATTGGTTGAGCAGTTTAAGCAAACCGCCAAAGGTAACTATGTTACTGTTAAGAATGGTGGAAAATTTCCTGGCTTTCCCGAAGACATTCGTGTTAAAATAGACGCTATGAGCGATTACGAATTTGTGTCAGAACAAGAGTTTGTTGAACAAGGTAATACACCTGTCAAAGAAACTCTAGCAGTAGAAGCCTCTGGCGAATCTGACGAAGAAGTAATTGAGCGTATTCGTCAGCGTTTTGAAATCTTGGACGAGATGGCTACTGCCGCTACTAACGGTGACATCCGTGCTATGATTGTATCCGGCCCTCCTGGTGTTGGTAAGAGCTTTGGTGTTGAGCGCATTGTTGAGAAAGCCTGCTTGTTTGATCAGATCTCAGGCAAGCGTCTACGTGCCGAGGTTGTTAAAGGTTCTGCGTCAGCTCTAGGTTTGTATACTACACTTTACAAATATTCCGATAGTAATTGCGTTCTAGTGTTCGACGACTGTGACTCAATCCTTGTTGACGATGTTGCTTTGAACTTGCTTAAAGGTGCTTTGGACTCAGGTAAGAAACGTAAGATTAGTTGGTTGAGTGATTCTAATATGTTGCGTCGCGAAGGCGTTCCAGATTCGTTTAACTTCAATGGTAGTGTAATCTTTATTACCAACCTTAAGTTTGATCAGATGAAATCGCAGAAATTGCGTGATCACTTAGATGCTTTACAGTCACGTTGTCACTATTTGGATTTGACATTGGATACAATGCGTGATAAAGTGTTGCGTATCAAGCAAATTGCCAAAGATGGCGAATTATTTGCCGAGTATGATTTTGATCAGGTTACACAAGACGAGATCATCGGGTTCTTGGAAGAAAACAAGAACAAGTTCCGTGAAATGAGCTTGCGTATGGCAATTAAGGTAGCAGACTTGCGTAAGAGCTTCCCGCTCAAGTGGAAGGCTATGGCTCAGGTTACTTGTATGAAGACTGCCTAAGAAATTTTTGGGCCGGTGTAAACTAGCCTAAATAACAGTATACTGTAATTCATTTTAGCTCCTGAATTACAGCCGGTATGAGAAGACCGGTTTGGCCCCGAGTAGAAATATTCGGGGATTTTTTTGACTTTAGTTTTTAAAGATTGTATACTAGCGGTATGCCTAATACACTTATTACATATACTCACGTTGAAGATTATATTGAGCTTATTGCTGGCTTTCGTGATGTCAGCGGTAAAAGCAGATACAGTATTTTTCAAATACCCGAAAGTCCCTTAAACCTAGCACGGTATGATGTTAAGGTATTAGAAAGTTTTGGCACACAAAGTAAAGACGGTGTAGCATTTACCGACCGCCAGGCCAAGTTGGCCACAGACTTAGTTATCAAATACGAACGTCAGCTGGCCAAGCTAGGTGTCAGTGTTGCTCCGGTTAAAGAAAATCCTGTATTCAGAATCCCTTTGCGTCAAATTGATCGTACTAGTCGCATATGGGCAGACAATAACAATATCTACATTCGCTTTCCTTACAATATGGAAACAATTGACGCAGTACGTACCGAGTCCAAACAGAGTCTAGGAAAAATTGAGTGGACCCCAGCTGATAAATTATGGCGAGCTGATTTAACAGAATACAATTTAAATTGGGCCTATGCTTTTGCTCAGGCAAATAAATTTGAAATAGATTCTACAGTTACTAGTCTAATGAATCAAATCTTAGAAGTAGAAAAACAATCCTACGCAATTGAACTTAAGGCAGGCGCAGAAACTCTTAGTATTACTAATGCTATGCCTAGCTTAATTGAGTACATCGACACACACTTACAGGGATTTGCCGCCGACAATTTATTAAAATTAGTTGACTATGCTCCTATACTTGGCTACACCTGTGACCGTGTGATAGAAGAAGTAGTAATCGAAGCATATGGTCCTAGGTTTTGGAGTCTGTGTGCTAACAAAGAATTAAAAGTAGATATGACTAGCAATTATAAAGATCAAATTGCTGAACTGGTAAACTATGCTACCGCTACTCAACGTTGGCCCATATATGTATATGAACCTGATATGAGTGATCGGTTGGCTATGTTGTTTATCAGACATTTTAAAAATGATGAAATCGTGGACCTGGATAAAAACCCAGATGGCATTACTGCCAATACTCGTTTGGTACATACAAGAAAGATACCAAAAACTAAAATAAATAGCATACCACTGTTGGTTAGTAGTGCCGGTATGTTATTTGGTGGTGATCGTCAAGTGTGGATTCAGACTGCCGATAAGGTTGTATATTTTAGTAAAGAAGTATACAATAAGACAAACAAAAAAGGTAAAGACGTTTGCTTGCTCAATTAATAATTCGTGACGAAGTCAATGTAAAAATTGAAGGCCTTGAACTTGGTACCAGAAAAAAACTAGTAGATCGTTACAAATACGAAATACCCGGAGCACGTTATACACCAGCAGTTAGGTTAGGACGTTGGGACGGTAAGGTTGCTTTCTGTACACTAGGCGGTGCCACATATATCAATTTATTAGATGATATTATTCCTTTCCTAGACAGCGAAGGCTACGACGTTAGGGTAGAAGATCTACGAGAGTATCGTACTACATTTGACTTTAAGGAATTCCACGAGGATACATTTGCTGATCGAGTGTGGCCTAAAGGACATCCACAGGCCGGACAACCGATCAAGTTCCGTGATTACCAGGTTGAGATTATCAATAACTTTTTAAGTAATCCGCAGAGTATACAGGAAATTGCTACTGGGGCTGGTAAGACTATTATGACAGCGGCCCTAAGCTGTAGTATAGAACCATACGGTCGTAGTATTGTAATTGTGCCTAACAAAAGTCTAGTAACACAGACCGAAGACGACTATCGTAATTTAGGTCTAGACGTAGGTGTGTACTTTGGCGACCGTAAAGAATTTGGCCATACACATACTATTTGTACCTGGCAAAGTCTAAACATTTTAATGAAGAACACACAAAGTGGTGATGCTGGTATTACTATAGGTGAGTTTATTGAAGGTGTTGTATTAGTTATGGTTGACGAAGTACATATGGCCAAAGCCGACGCACTAAAGACTTTGCTAACCGGAGCATTTGGTCACGTGCCTATTCGATGGGGCCTGACAGGAACTATACCCAAAGAAGACTATGCTCGTGTTAGTATTTTAGTCAGTCTAGGGCCAGTAGTAGGAAAATTAGCCGCTAGCGAACTTCAAGAAGCAGGGCACTTAGCTAACTGTCACGTAAATATAGTACAGTTAGCAGATTACGTAGAATACAAAGAATATCAAACAGAATTAAAATATCTAGTCGAAACAGAAGGACGACTAGATTACATATCTAACTTAATTAATCAAATCAAGGACACAGGCAATACACTGGTTTTAGTTGATCGTATTGCCACTGGAAAACTATTAAAAGAACGTTTAGGCGAAGACTCAGTATTTGTAAGCGGGTCCACTAAGGCCAAGGACAGGAAAGAAGAATATGACGAAGTTGCTATCAGTGATGGTAAGATTATTATTGCTACCTATGGTATTGCTAGTGTGGGCATTAATATCCCTAGGATTTTTAATCTTGTGCTTGTTGAGCCTGGCAAATCCTTCGTTAGAGTTATCCAAAGTATTGGACGTGGCATCCGCAAAGCAGAAGATAAGGACTTCGTCCAAATCTGGGACATCACGTCGACCTGTAAGTTCGCAAAACGTCATTTAACTAAGCGCAAGGCTTTTTATAAAGAAGCCAACTACCCATTTACATTAGAAAAGGCCGAATGGCAATGAGAATATTAACCTTAGACAACACAGCATATCCAATGGATCAAATCCCGGATGAAATAGATGAAGTACGCTTCTGTGTACTAGATAATAGTGATCCCAAAGAACCTGATTACTTTTATATTCCCTTGATCTTCTTAGAAAGTTTTAATAGCCCAGCATTGGTATTAAAGATTGGCCCACATACTGTACGTATGCCAGTAGACTGGCAACTACTAATCGGCGAGCCCGACTTTGGCGACTTAGAAGTAGTGCCATTGACTAGTATTAATGATCGTGGCTTTAATGTTTTTACATTTAATCCTTTGACAAGTTTTAAACCTGAATTCTTTCCCGTAGAGATTGTAGACATATATCAAGATGTTAAATGGTATTTTCCTAAGTTAAAACCAGGACAACTATTAGCAATACCCCTTACAGAAGGCAACAAGCCAGTGTGCGCTTATTTTATCAAAGACATTAGTCGCCAAAGTGAGGTTATAGATTATAGCAAGGTCTGGTAATGGGACAATATAAGCCAGGCGCTACATACGTACACGAGTCACCCGACGGTGGCAAGACTATCTATGCTAGAGAAGTAGGCACAACAGATCGTCGCTTAGTCGGCTACAGTCCGGATATGATAGACCATCTTAAGCGTATCGATATTGAAACACGATGGATGGAAATACTTAAACTAGCAGAACATACACCAGCACTACAAGAAGCCGTTGATCGTGTAATGGTTATATACGAACTTAGCAAAACACAAGAGCACGTTATTTGGCATCCAGTATGAAACAGTTATTTGTCTGCGGCGATAGTTGGTTTACAACAGACCCTAAAAATCCAACACAAAGTTTTAGCGGGCAACTAGCCCAACAGTATAATTTAAAATTGACTAGTTTTGCTCGTATGGGCTGTAGCAACTTTGCTATTGCCTTACAAATAGATCAGGCTATTAAACACGCTAAGAATTTTCACGCACCTTACTACACAAATTGTATTTTAATAGGTCCTACTACCCCAGATCGTATCGAATTGCCTATAATAGATGACAGCATTTGGGCCAAGACCCGTGAGTTTTTTAATTGGCGCGGATGGTTTGACTATCAACCCGGGGTGTATATTCGACGTCGCGGGCTGGCCAACATCAAATACAGTAGAAATGACCTAAGCAGTCAACACGAATTTCTTAAAGATCCAACTATCATATCCGAAAGTCTGAACAATTTGGCCTTTGATGAATCAGGCGCACAAGAAGCCTACGGACTTGACGAGGACCGCAAAGATGCGTTAAAATCGTATATGGTAAACCTCTATGATACCTACATTAAACGTCAATACGATAGTTGGATCATCAGCGATGCCATAAGACGTGTACAGGCCGCAGGTATACCATTCTTGGTTTATACTGCCGCACTCTACGATGGTGACTATATAGATGATGTGTCTTGGGTACCACGTGAAAACTTAATCTTGCCCGAAGAATTTAATTACTATAAACTGCCACCTTCAGGAGCAAGTATGAGCCACCTAGACACAACCGAATCACAAATAGCAACCGACTATATTGCTACAAGAATGAAAACACTAGGATTTATACAATGAGCGACCCGTTAAGCATCGGCAACGAAATGACACAGTTTGATCGTAAAAATAGAAACTTTTACGATAGTTTAACTGATGACGAAAAGAAAAAGTTTAGTCCTTACATTATGATTCGTTGGGGTAGTCTAGTTGGCGGTAATGCCGACCTACAGGCCTACTATGTAATGAGTTGTAATGAAAACTTAAATAAACACTTCTTTGACATTAATACTACACAACATAAAAAGCTACAGTGGCTATTGGCCACAACAGTAAGTCCAGGTATGGGTACACACCGACATCAATGGCTAGCCCTGCCTAAGAAAGGCCCTACTGATAAGAGCGGTAAGTTTTTACGTCGACTGTTCCCTACACTCAAAGATGACGATATAGCATTACTGTCTAGTTTAAATACCAAAGACGATCTTAAACAATTGGCCTTGGCACACGGAATGACAGAAAAGGAAATTAAAGAATTACTATGAACGTCTTGTTAAATGGTTGTAGCTTTATGGATAACACCCATTACCGAGATCACTTTAAACAGTTACTTGGTGCTACAGCAGTCGTTAACATTGCCAAGCCCGGCAGTAGTAATCGTAGAATCATACGTACAACAGTAGAGTATCTAGAGAATCGCACAGTAGATTTAGTTGTACTGGGATTGACTTTTTACGATCGACAAGAAAGTCCACTTAAGCCTGAACAAGTTGATCCTTGGGTTAGTTATAATAGTCAAGGTATGCAGGCGCAGTTTGCCAGTGCCGATGACTTTGGCAGTACAGCAGAACATAAGTTAGTCGACGATTATGTTAAGTCGCGCTATAAGTTTGATATAAATCATCACTACTTAGAACAGCTATACTTAGATTTGCGTATGCTGACCGCATATCTAAGAGAAAAGAAAATAAAGTTTTGTGTGTTTAACACCTGCGATCGGCACCATCACGAGGTTGACCTTGGTCCAGAATTTATACCATTTACATTCATTGGCAACGAGTTTTTGGAAAAAAATAACTGTAAGCCATTTGAAAATGATATTGATTTGCCCGCAAACGCTAGACACTACTATGGTGAAGATGTTATACTATTAGTCGCACACATCGTAGAATACATTCAACGGACCAACCAAATTGAGTAACACATTTAAATGTCGTTATTGTGACAAAGCATTTGCCAAGGAATCAACTTTGGCAGTTCATCTTTGCGAACCCAAGCGACGTTGGCAACAAGAACGAGAAGTGGGAGTACAATTAGGCCTTAAGGCCTATTTGAGATTTTATGAAGTAACACAAGGTAGCGCCAGGCTAAAAACCTATGAAGATTTTGTTAGCAGTCCTTATTATAACGCTTTCGTCAAATATGGAAGATACTGTCAATCAATACGGTGTGTTAATTTTACTAATTTTCTTGATTGGCTACTGCGTAACAACAAAAAAATAGATCATTGGTGCAAGGATTCGATGTACACTGAATGGATACACGAATACCTACGCAAAGAAGCAGTACAAGACGCCCTGGAGAGGGCTTTAAAGGAAATGCAAACGTATGCTGACGATCATCCAGAGCTTAGAAATGGTTTTACAGATTATTTTAAATACGGTAATAGTAACCGTGTTTGCTATCATATCAGTACTGGTAGGATTAGTCCTTGGATTGTGTATAACTGTGATTCGGGTGTGGAGTTTCTTGACGGACTTACTGAAGAACAAATCCAAATAATATTGCCCTGGATCGATCCTGATTTTTGGCAACGCAAGTTCAAAGACTATCTTGCCGATACTGAGTGGGTTAAGGATATATTAGAGAAAGCAGGCCTATGAAGTTTAAGTCAGACATTGACATCGACTTTGGTGATCGCACACAGGCCTTACGTTTGCTTGATGGGATACCTGCCAGCATACTACGTGATGAGCGACTAGTTCCGCACAATACTGGCGTGTACTTTACTGATATTCCGGTGGATCCTTTTACTGGTCGTGCTAGTTTAGACTATGAAACAGCAGAAGCACGTGGCTATGCTAAATTAGATTTTTTAAATGTATCATTATATACGCAGATAAAGAATGAAAAACATTTAACAGACCTAATAGCACAAGAACCCGATTGGGCCAGTTTATACGATCGTGATTTCTGCGGCCAACTTATACACATTGGCAATCATTACGATACTCTTATTAAGATGCCTGAAGCAGTCAACAGTATTCCTAGGATGGCCATGTTCTTGGCTATTATTCGTCCAGCCAAGCGACATTTAATTGGGTTACCCTGGAAAGATGTTGCCGCTACTATCTGGGACAAAAACGAAGAAGGCTATCAGTTTAAGAAAAGTCACGCAGTTGCTTACGCACACCTGGTGGCTGTTAATATGAATCTACTGTCCAGCAACCTTGCGGACAAGAGTAATTGACTTACGTTTGCTACGTTTAGTAGCCATTTCTTTTAGGCTCACGTAAGGGCCCATTTTAATTTCTACGTCTTTTGAGTTCATTGTACGTAGGCAATGTTTAAAAACAAACCAATCATTCTTTAAGAATACATTGATTGGTATCAATCTGTTACTTTCCCACCACCAGGTTTCCCCTAGTTCTAAGAATATACGTTTGAGTGCTTCTTCTTTAAGTGCTCCAAAGTCATAAAGTGTAGTTATAACTTCGTCGGAATTTTGTATGATTCCTATGTAATCATTACCACCGTAGGTAATGTAACTAATAAATGGGTATTCGCTGAGTAAGTTCTTGTAGTGGTCTTCCACGGTGTCCTTCGATAAATATATAAAATGATTACTGTCAAAGCATATTTATATCCGAACATAGCCGAGGTCCAAATAATGGACCCAGCCATCTTTAC